TTCACCTCCTTCACTGTATACTATAACAGCTGCCTAACTGGAAGTCAAGTAGTAGTTGGATGCCAGGTATATCCTCTGGCTAATATGCCTAGAATGATATATTCTAGGCTGATCTGACATTCACACGCCATCACAGAACAGAACTATTTTCTCTGGCTAATTACTTCCCCATGAATCTTTTCTCCAGTTCAGTTTTCAGATGTCGAAAGTGCATAATATCTTCGAGCGTGGTTTCTTTTGGTTTCATGAATATGGCTGCTAAGACAGAGCTAGCTTTGAATCCATCAAGTATACCCTCATCCATCACAGTACTCATAGCTATCACAGCCTGCTGATAGGAGACGGAATCTTCAATCTTCGGTTCTATGTATTCCTCACAATCAGGACATTCCATCCCATTCCCATATTTCAGGCAATCGTCTGTGTTTATGTTCTTCTGGCAACACTCATTTCCCATTGTGTACCTCCTTTATATATAGTATATCACTAGCCTATTAGGAAGTCAACCACTAATGACAGCCAAGTATCCCACCAGGCTAATATGACAAATGATCAAATTGGCTATTCAGAACCGGAGAGAAAGTACATAATTGTACAAAAAGTAGGGGTAAAAGTGATCACATTGGCTATTATGACAAGGAAAAAGTGTGCGGGTTGGTAGTTTGCTATCGTTTATATACCAACAGGCTATTAAGACAATACCCTATATAACAAGAACAAACCCCTCCCTATTGGCTTATATGAACGGAACATTCCCCTATGGCTTCTTTGATGAGAATTTACAGGTAATAGGCTAAGATGACAATATAAAAAAAGTAGAGAACACCTCTGTCAAAAGAACAGATCATATTCTCTATTTAGTTTTGGCTCTGGTTATTTGGCTCTGGCTTTTTCTATTTAGCTTTGGGTAGGAATATCCTCTATTTACTTTTTTATCTTATATATGGCTTTGGCTATTTAGTTTTGAACAAGAATATCCTCTATTTGGCTTTTTACTTTGAAAGAGCGATAATCTCAATCATTAATAGTAAGAATACTTGGCAAACTAACAAGTACTTTATGTCTTTTAGGTGTTTGTCTGTATTATTCATTATAACCTAACCTCAGCCCGCAAATTTTTACTTTGTATGGCTATTTAGCTTTCTGTAGCTTCTTCAAAGAGCCATTCTTAGCCCATTTAAAGTTACATAGATAATAGGCATACTTCTCAGGAGACATAGTTGTTCTGTAGTTACAATCATAACCATATAGGCAAAGAAGCATACTTATTCTTGTTTCTTCGTTCCTTCTAAATAGATCATGTTTGAATGTTTGTAGTATCTCTATTGTCATGTAATATGAACCTCCGCCCGCACACTTTTAAAGAGGCGGAAAATGTCCACCATTATTCTTGTTCCTTCTTCGTATAACGGCTCTCTTTATGGGTTGGAAGGTTATACAGCCACCTACGAAACCAAGGACAAACAATAGTATATCCATCTAACCTCCTTGTAGGCTTAAGGTTGGGTAATACCTTTGTGCATAGCTAAGGTTTCATGGTAAGTAAGTATGGCATCAATAACACCCAAAGCTGCTTTACATTCTTCTGTTTGTCCTTTGTCTAAATGTTCTTTGGCTGCATAGACCACGTGTCTAAGTTGAAATAATGTGTTATCTTCCATCTATTAGCTCCTTATATAGTAGGTAATAATGGTAATGTATGAGCCTCAGCCCGCACGATTTTTTCCATAATTGGCTAACCACTCTACTCGTTCTCGTTCTAACTGTTTTTCCTTCTCTCGTTCTGCCTGTTTTTCCTTCTTATGTCGGCTATAGAAATACCAAGGAACAGACCATATAGGAAACGTAAGTATTAAGACAATCAACAATAAAATGTTAACGCCTGCTTCAACACCTTCATCCAAGTTTTCGGCTGTAAGCATTCCAACCTCCTTTTTTTGGTAGAGGCATCTTCTTTTACTACGTCTACTTGCAATTTGTAGTATTTAACCATTTGTACCTCCTTTTAGGCTAATAACTACGATTAGTGTAGTTTATGTGTTGTATCGTTATTTTATCCTCATCAATTCCTTTGGCTTTGGCTACCTTCTTCAAAGCCTTTACTACTTCAGGTATCACTTCAGCATCATCAGTCTCTATTGTGGCTGCTATGCTGATTACATGGGGGTGTGTTACATTACACATGTTATATACATCCTCCGCCGAAAATCTATTTGTTAGTGCCTTTGGTAAGCCTTTCAGGTCTTGTGGAAAATGCTCAGGATAAATCAACCTCAATTTATACCTCCTTCTAGGCTTATTTGATTATTAAGATAAGCATAATAGCTGTCAACTGTATTGATATTATTACAAGAAGCCAGTTAATATCACATAATTGTCTCTTGATTGGCATTTACCTCCCTTATTAGGCTAATGTGCAGTTACTTCACTTGTAATACTTCTAGGCGTTCAGGTAGGGAAGGATACACTAAGCCCACCCAAAAATTCCCTTTCATCTTCTCCATTTCCCTCAAATCGCTGTTATAGTTGTTAATGGCATTTCGCCACTCAGCAATCCTGGCACTCACAGCCTGTCCCTGCTCCATCTTTTCAAGCGAGCCGTCCACCAAGAACCCATCAGTTATGGCAGGGTCACTCAGCAAATCTTCTGTCAACTCAATGGCAGTAATATAATTGGCAGAGTTGGCATCATGAAAGGCCTCTAACTCGGCTACATCTTTCTGTAAGTCAATACTCATGCAAACAGGGACTAGCAGTAGGGTTACTATGGCACCAATAGAAATACCTATGAGAACTTTCCAGCCATCCTTATCATATCCTTTATACCTTTTCAGTTTATAGATGCCGAAAATTAACAGTGCGGCAAATATTACCAATAGAATTACGAATAACATTAGACTACCTCCATTTTTAGTTATTTAATCATTCAACAGCGCATAAGTTATAGCTGCCAGTATGCACAGTAGTATAAGTGCGGCTAGAACTATCCATAGTGGGGAGAGTACAAACACCCAAGCCCACGAAATAACTCCTGCCACTTTCATGACGATGAATGCCACTGTCAGGATGGATGATATACCGGCAGAGACAGCGAGCAGTACATACAGAACTACAGCAATGGCTCCTGAGAATATACCTAATATTGTTTTCATGCTACCTCCATTTTATTTGGTAACGGCTATTGTTATATTATCGTTTTATCAATAGAAGCCTCCCCACATCAAGAGTGCGACACAGATAATTGTACCTACCACAGAGCCAAAAAACTGTCCGCCACCCTCTTTGTCGCATTTACCTGCCGACGTTAGCAGGTTGATGGCTAATATTACCGTATAGATTATTTGTGGTGCGCCCATGTTACCTCCTTTACTAGGCTTATTTGTCAGTTGCTATCCAAACACCCAAGTCCACACAAACTAACTTTAGAACTTTGTTGGCTTCAAGCGTGTCGATATACGCATCGAGGCAATCTTTATCTAGTCCTTGTTTTATAGTATCCTTGGCAAAGTTATGCACCGTTGGATCGGCTAACACATCCTTAATGTGTTTTTTCAGGGTTGGCGATACATAATCAAGATTGCTCATATAAACCTCCAAGGTTTTACACTGTTTATAACTGGGGCTAATTGTTTTGAGTGCTTCAGAACGATATGCCTAGCCTTGACCATTTCTGTCTTTGTCAACCCACCGTTGTGTGACTTCTCAGCCAAGAACGTGCCATAAGGAGCATCAAATCTATTGAAGCCGATACCATTCTTATGGAGGGTTCTGGCTGGTCTTATCTCGTCTGGTGTTTGCCGATGATACAATACATTCAGGCAAAATAGCACGAAGTAGTCACCCTGTTGGGCGTAACCTTTGAACTCCGCTGTATTCATGGCACCTACCTTTTTCTTCTGTGATAGAAAGCCCAGCCACTTATTCCAAAAATGGCTAGAACCAACAACACTACACTAATCGGCATTCCCTTCTCTCCCAGCTTTTTGATTTATAAACCATTAATTCCTATTAGCTTCAGCGTATGCCATCCAAACGTTGTCTGGTAGTGGTTCAAACTTAGCCATATGAAAGACAATATGTTCCTGCCACTCAGCTAAGTAATCTAAGAACTCTGCCACACAACTGAATGTGATACTCTCTCCATTGCGGTTGCGTATAGTTACAGTACCATCGTTGGCTTCATGTATACTTCCCATTACCCCTCCTAATCATCCATGTCTAGCTCATCGCTTATTTCGTAGGCATCACCGATATTGAAGAAAATCCACTGCCAACACTTTCTATATGCTTTGTTCCTTACTTGCTTGATGGGGTCTTTGGCTGCTTCCTCAAACTCCCTTCGTCTTGCGGCGTGATCTATGATAGGTGTTTCACAACTAACTTTTTCACCTTCATATGGAACTTGAATCATTGGCTCTATACCGAGACGAGGTTCATTCCAGTGCTGCCAAGTTTTAGAGGTTTCGGGATGGACAATATCGAAGTGGTGATAGAATAGCTGCCAACTTAACACATAGTGGACATATTCGTGGTAACCACCACAAACATCGCAGGAATCTCTGCCTATACTTCGATACCATCCCTTCTCTTTGGCTATTAGTCTCTTCTTTTCCGCAATCCTGTTCTGAGAAGCAGCCAGCGCAGTCCTAACTGTTTTATTCATAGCCAGAACGCTCCTTTTTCTTTCTTCTACCTTATTTTACCATTAGCCAGACATTAAGTCAAGAGGTAGATTGATGCCACAAAACCACATCGGCTATTATGCGGTGCTGTCTACTTTGGCATCATCTTCAATAACGAATCCAGACTTCTTTAAGGCAACACTCATAAAGTCACCAAAAGTCAACATATGGCTCTTAAATGCATCAATTATTGCTTCAATATCATTCTCATGTTCTTTTAAGAATACGTTAGACGCATCACCATCGACATAAGTGTGTTTTCCTTCTACAACGGAAGTCAACACATCTACAGTAGGCATCACAGAGAACCATCCATTAACATAATCAGCACGTTCCATTCTATAATAATAACGGGTAAACTCTCCAGTAGCTTTGTTTACGTAGCCAGATTGTATACCAAGTTTTGTTTTCAATGAGCTTAATATATATCTACTAAAGTCATCGTAGTCGTGTATATAAGTCTGAGACCTAGATACACCAACCGCCTTTCCATAGAGAGCAGAAAGTAACTTTTGTTTATCTTTATAAGGCAGATTTGAGGCTTCTATTTGTTTTGCTCTGATTAACGCTTGTCTAATTTTTGTTTCATCTAAGACTTTTCTGTAACCTTTAGGAGATTTCATATGAGCGAGTGCGGCATTTTTCAACCATCGAGCATTATCATTGTATGTCCTATTCATAGTCTTTATCATTTCATCAACCACAGTGGGTTGCTTTTCTTCTACTTTACGTTCCTTTTTCTTTTTGTATTCAGCAAGTTGCCGTTCTTTCGTAGCTTGTGCTTCTACCCAATATTTGGGGGTAAATGGTGGAAGTATTGTTGCCGGTCTACCTGCATAATCAAAGCTACCGTAATGATTTCTTCTTGAAGACACCCCACAAAGCCCACTTGGTTCGTAATCAAGATTACCCAACCTTTTGATGCCATCTTTTTTACTCGGTATTGTGTTCTCGAAATAAACTAGCAATTCCTTTCTTAGGGTATTAAGGGTTCTCTCGCTGAGACAAGAAAGCCCTTCTACCAAATGGATTGCTTTTAGTAGTTTTTCTGCCTTTTCATGATCCTCCAGTTGATAGTACCCCATTATGCACCTCTTTTTTTACTTCATTGTGCTACAGAAGCTCAGGATTTCCCTCAGCGCCGTTCGTGTATCTTCATCCGAAATTGCCAAATTCATCTTAGCAAGCATAGCAAGATCGGTGGCAGTTGCTTTATGTTCCTTCAACTTACCAAGCATACCTTCCAAATCGCCGAGTAGCTTCTTGATTTCGCTGTGACCTCTTACAGCCCTCTCCCAGGCTCTTTTAGCCCTCTCAGCCGCAGTTTCAAGCTTTCTTACAGCAAGATCATGAAGTTGCATCTCTATTCGATATGTACCATATGCCTTTTCTTTGTCTTCGATGGTAATGGTAATATCACTTACCGGACGCTCAGGTGTTTCGGCTTTTTTGTCCATGACAACCATTTGTGCCTCAACATAAGCATCATAGAGTTTTTGTGTTCCTGAGATTTCAGTGAGTTTTTCTTTCATTACGTCGAAGCCAGCAGAATCGTGATAGTAGCTATCCTGCTTGTTACGAATGAAATTAACAAGCATAGTAATTTCGCCTTCACGTACGCTCAGCTTATCAAGTACATTTGTTTCCCAATCGTTCAGCACTTGGACGCCGGTTTCACGCTGCCCATCTGTCAGTTTATCGCTCTTGCCCAGACCTTCGATTGTTTTTTGCAATTTGGAGAAGTCAATTTCACTGACTAGGGCTAACGCCGTGGATTTTTCCTTTTTCTCTGCCAAAATATTCCTCCCGTTTTATTTAGACCTTAAATGCAAGTAAGGAGAGGCTATCTTTCAAGTCTCTCCTTACTTATTAGGTTTTTTGAACCTTCACCTCTTGATTAGAGGCGTCTGTTGTTAAGTGTGCTTATTCAGCACTCGGCTTATTCAGTTGTAGGTTTATCTTCTTCGGCGTTAAACGTTAGAGTTTTTCCGTCCCAAACTGGGGGAGTCCACAACACGATATAACCGCCCGATTTGTTTCGGGAGTCTGGAACCGATTTGCCACTCCCATAAGCATCGGGGAGTTCTGACGGAGTGCCATCATCGGAACCAACCATTGCACCTTGCTTTGAGCCAACAACGTTAGTTCGTGGACTGGTGTACTGTCCTCGTCCGGCTTCACCATCAGGAACTTTTGACCCGTCACCCCAGCCGACCTGAGCAACCGAAAGAAGTCTTTCGGGGTTTGCCTTTGTGGCCAGATCAATCACACAGGCTTCTGAAATCTTGGTTGTCTGCATGAGAGTCATAATAATGGGATTGGGGTACTCGGCGGAAATCTCAACAAGGTTATTCAACCGGAATTGCATTTCCTTGATAAGATTTTTTGCATCAGCAGCCTTCATATTATCAATGGTTTCGGTTTTGACGGATAGAAAATAGTTTTCCATTTCCAGCACACCGTTTTGAATTCTGCGTGTAGCATCCCGCCACGCATACTTCCTCTCACTTGTGCCAGGCTGGGTTGAGGATTCTGCACTCACCAGAAGAATTGCCTCCTCCAGCTCAGGTAAATCAATTCCCTGTAAGCCAGCGAAAGCGGTACTCATCGGAACCCTCAGAGCTTCATCTGGGATGGCGTCAATCATTGCGATGTGACCCTTGATAGTGTTTTTATGGACATCTTTACCACCAGCGAGCCTGAGCCATCCTTTTTTCGGTTTGTCTGTAATTACTTGTGCCACTTCGACCTCCTAAAATAAAGATTTGTTAGTGTATAACCATTATCTAACTTGTCGTATAGGCGATCTCCCTTATTTGTTGTGCTTCTTGGCGTCTCCATTTTCCTCTATCCGTTCCTTACATACTAATCTTATCATATGCCCAGTTAAATGTCAATACCCTGTTATTAGGCACAGTTTTACAAAATATTTGTGGCAATGTCAGGGTGCTGTAGGGTATAATATAATGTACCTGTACATTATATAGTTGACATAACGTTATAAAGCTGTGGTCTGGGCATTATTCCTACCCCCCTAGGCTAATCTGCTATACCAAATACCCTTTGGCTAATATGACAGAGTGAAGCTGTGGGGTTGACGATTTTCTAGGCGTTTGCTATACTTAAATTGTAGGGACAGATTTTCAACAGAAAATAACCTGCCTGTATAATCTCAGGCAGAGGAAGTGAAATGACAAAAGCTATATTTATGGTGATTGAAGCAAGGTGTAGAATCTGTGGCATCCCAATCATTTTAGATATAGAACCCCTCACCAGCCTATTTGAACATAAATCCTTTCCTTGGGCTATCTGTGAGGACTGCCAGAACAGGGGTATAAATAGTGAAAAATCACTGAACAGCGCCGAACCCTAGAGATTTTTTAATTAAGGAGATACTATGATTAAAGAAGATGAAAGGTTAAAACTAGCTACTCCAGAAGAGCAAGCCTTGCTGCATTTACAGAGGCGGATAAATGATTTAGAGAATGAGTTTAAAAGTTATATAGGAAATAGAAAAGGGTATTCTGGACACCAATTACCAAAAGATAGTGAAAGCAAGGCACACCTATTTGAAAAACACCTACGACCTATCTACAAACAAGCTATTATTCTTTGTGCTGAAGATATTTGGAGAAAGGATGAGCATGGCGTAGATGTTGATTCAATGACTAAAAAGATACTTGAACTTGCCAGCTTAGAACATGTTCTAGTCAATACTAAGGACATTCACAAACTAAAAAACATGGTAAATTTTGTTGAAGAAAGGCGAAACGATTTAACGATAGAAACAAGTGATGAGTGGGCAGAGCTGCTCCTTCCAACCTTAGAAGGTTCGGAGGAACCAACATTGATTTGTATAGATGGCAATCAATTTTGGAGCCAATCACCTAACACACTTATTTATTTGTTTGAAAAGTTTCCAAACGCCGATTTAGTCATTACTTTCTTAAATTTATATTATGGAAAGAGTGCTAATTCAATACAGAACCAATGGTCTGAGATTTTATCAGTGTTTGGCTTAAATCCACCCACATCAACATTTGAGGATATAAGAGAAGTCTATGAAAAAAAGGTAAAAGAAAGATTTCCTCGCATCAAGATTACATGGCAACAATATTCTAATAACTCGGATGGTAAGTTCTTGATGTTTGCTAGCCTAAAGAATAAAATCTCTAAATCTACGTCTAACAAACATACAGACAAGGAGCAATTAACTAATTTAGTTAAGAAAGTTGGATTGGAGACGGCAGCTGAAATGCTTAATTTAAAACCCTACTATGTTAGAGTACTTAGATATCCTACCACAAGAATGTCTACTGTTGTCAGCGAAAAATTGTGGGCAGTTTGTAATGGGGGTAATCCTGTTAAAGACCTAACCAATTACCAAGTTATTGAACTTATCAATGAGCTAGGAATTAAAAAAACCGCAGATGTTTGTGACATTCAACCTCAATCAATTTATCAGCAACGAAATGGATATCATCCAATAAGCAGAAACGTTAGAAGAAGGTTATCAGCATATAAGGCTCAACTTGATGGATGAAGAAGACAAAGAAAAACTAAACCTAATTCATTATCAGGATCAAATAGATGGTTTAATACTAAGCGTAAAGTTTAATATAGTGCCTGATCCACCAGACGAAGAAGTCATGAAAGAACTAATTAAACTTTGTGATAGTTTAAAGGAGGGAGAAATGGCATACACTAGAAAAGTCACCTTTACAAAAACAGGGCTGTATGGTTGCGGGTTGTACGATGAAGATGATGTTTACACAGTAGAGGAGTTTAAGGAGTTTTGTGGTGCAGGTGCATTCATTGATTATGATGGATTCGGGCACCCTGTTAAAGATGGTTTTGCTGATGCTTGTATTAATATTAAACCATCTAGATTGAGTGCAATTCCTGAAGATGCTACACACATTGTTTGGTATAATCGTTAGGAGGAATAAAATGGGCAAGGAAGAAATAGTACGTATACTCGTTGTTGGTGCAGTGGTTTGTGCTTTAGCTTTTGCCTGCTCAACTTGTATAATAAGTATGGACAACAACGAAACTGAGAAATACTTAGAAGAACTACGCCTTGAACACGAGTGTGAATAATGAAGTCAGATAAATATCACCCAGACGGCAGCAGAAAAATTCCTGATGATATATTTAAGGCACCAGGACCTTTTGCGGCTATAGCTAACGATGAGTTTGACTTTGAAGATGTGTGGGCAGCTATTGTTATAGATATGCTTTGTGCATCTGAACTTCAAGAAGCTGAACTAGAAAATAATATACCGTTTCATGTCTTTTATTAAGGAGGCACATATGAATTGTCCAACATGTGGTTGTAATGGAGAAAAACTACTGAAGGCTCTAAACTATGCTCTAAACTGTCTTGAAGTAATGGCACTGAACATGGATGGGGAAGCTAATGTGCTGGATCGTTGGAGAGAAGTTAGAGAAGCCAGAACAGACCTTGAACGTGAACACTATGGGGAGGAATAAGTTTGAACATAATTCTTGGGTTTTTAGTGCATGAACTTTTACATATGAAGTATAGAAAAATATGCCAAAAGGAGATAAAGACATGGGTTCTATGAAAAGACTAGCCGAAGATATAATGGAAGACCTAGATGCCATAGTTAAGAAGCACAAAATGACACCGATTGAGTTAATATCAGTGTTTGAGCTGTGGCAAGAGCATAACGAAGATGGGTGGGAAATGAAACTACAATGGACTAATAAAACTTGTCCATGCAAATCTCCTGGCGGAATATGTGAGTATCCTCTAAACGGGCTTCCTTCTCACAGATTATGTAGGTTTGATACCTGCCCTGATGAAAGTAAAAAACTAATAGAGAAATAAGGAGGCAGAGCATGAACAAGAGAGATTCTGCTGGTGTATTTGTTTGCCTAGTAATCATCATTCTTCTAATTACTTAGGAGGTAGAATATGCCAACTACTGGTAAATATTCACTGAAGGATTATAAATGTACTCGGTGTGGAAGGATAGAAAAACACGGCACAAATCACTGGGGTGAAATCTATCCTAGATGTAGTGGCTGTTCTTTGAAACATCCCCTTGACCCTAATGTTGTGTGGGAATGCCTTGAACAGATGCCTGAAGGATACACTAAACCTGAACAGTGGCAAAAGGTAAGGCTTGGTGACATTAGTTAGTTGTATAACACCAAAACCTAGAAGGGCATTCATAACACTTATCTAACACCGGTTGCAAATTCCTATGTTTATAACACCACTCAAAAGTATCAGTGTTATTACAAACATCACAGTGCCATTTACCATATCTACCTAGGTTATAAGCTTCACGCCATAATACATTTTTGTATTCAGCATACGGCATCACATTACCACAAGTTAGACACACTACCTTCAAGTCTTCACTAAGACGATCAACCATTCAACTTGTCCAACACGCAAATCTTTGTCTACACTTCCCACACTTACCTCTTGCCGCTTGTTCGTGCCTAATTGTCATACACCTAACTATACTTCTACATTTACACTTGTCGCAGGCAGTAATTCCCGCACTTGTAGACGTGGATGATAGTTCCCATACGTCTACATAATGAAATCGTGACTCTCCACAGTCTGCACAAACATAACTCGTAGGGTATAAATTATCCATTTTAATTTGTCCAGCACCTGTACCTTTCGTTACACAAATCACATTTACCCCTTGCCATTTGTTCGTCTTTAATTAAGTGGCACCACTCTAAATTTTGGCTACCACAAGAAGGGCAAGAATAATCGTTTTTGTGATAAGTTAGATACTCTCTATATGTTAGATGTTCTCCGCACACAGAGCAAGCCACTGACCACAAATCTAGATAGTTTATTGCCATTTCTAAAAATATTTTGCCTTTTTAAGCAAATCTCCCCATAAAATACTACTGTTTTGAAGCTAAACCACAACCAGAAATAGGAAAATAATAGGTATTAAATGGCTATTTTTTACCCTTTTTTTCCTCTTTTTTGACACTTTTTACCCATTTAATTCCAATTAAATTCATCAAAAAATACTTCATAAGCTACAGTACCACGTACCAGTTTAGGTGTTGATATGTCTATATATCCAATGCCATTCTCCTCGCAAAACTTTTTAACTATGTCTGACTTGGTTGTTCTGGGTTTCCTCCATTCCATCTCCATAATTTTCTCCTTAATCTTTCTTTCCAAGAATATTTAATGGCTACTATATGTATGAATCTCCATGTTCCAATTTTGAATATGTCCTCATTTTCTACGGCATATTCAATAGTATCTACCTTTCTCCAATACCATTCAAAGTGTTCAAAGTCTTCGGTTAGCCTAGTGTCCTTTATTTTGACAGCACCACTCTTTATTAACTGTTTAGCGTAGGCTCTAGAATAACCTATTGATTCCATAACATCTACCATATTCAAGGTTAAAAAGTCACTGTAATAAAAATCACAGTGATGATAGAACTGCATAAAACCGTATCCTTTGGGTGCTTTTTGTTGTGCCATTATTTTACATTTACTCCGTGAGTAGTACATATAAACTTATGTTGGCAGGAGTTACATTTAGTGTTACACAAAATAATAGAAGTGGTTTGTACATAAAGAATCATACGATCACAAGCAACAGTGGGTTCTAATGCAGTAATGTTAGTTCCATCAAACTCACGTGGAGTCATCACACATTATAATGCTTAAAAAGAAGCTCATCAATATCGCGTAGACTTGCCGTGGCTCTATCACTATATATCAATACAACAATATCGCCTTCTTTAAATTTAGACACCCATCTTTACTCCCATTGTCATACATCTAAACCTGTGCTGGCATTCTTTGCAGTTGGGTACACATTTAAGTAAAGTTGATTTTGTATACGTGTATGCTTCCCAATCTTCTTTACCAGCTCGAACTAACTTATAACTGAAAATCTTAAAAACTTTAGCTTTAGTTCCTATATATTGTTCCGTATCTTTTGAATCATATACGTTAATAGTAGTTATGACAACAGTATCGCCAACTTTTAATTCACTCATCTATTTTTACTCCATGTGTAATACAAATAAACCTGTTATGGCACTCCTTACAAACCTTTTCGCAAAGGATTACAGATGTTTTTAAAACAACAAAACTTCGCAGAGCTATAGCAACATCATGTTTTGCATCTGTTCTGAAAATCTTATCAATCCAACCTCGACGATGATGGCCGTAGATGCTTTTATTCATTATAATAAGATAGCTACCAAGGTCACGAATAACAACATAGTGTCCGGCTAAACTAATACTCTTGTATCTACCGATTTTTCTTTCTGTAAACATGTCGTAATGCAGCAAAATTACAGTGTCTTTCTCCTTTATCTCTGTCATTTCTTCCTGTTCTTCCTTTTAACAGCCTCTATCATCTCGTCTACTGTAGTTGCGACACTTATTTTAGCTTTCTTAACAGCATCTTCAAATGACATACCTTCTATCTCTTTGAAGTGGGTATAATAACACCCCCACGCTTCTTTCTGACCGTCAAACCCACCAGAGAATACAGACTCGTAGTGTGCCTTGCACAGAGGTAACCTACCTAAAGGCTGTAGGTTCTCAATTACTTCTTCTTCACAGTAAATACATTTTTTCATGACGTACAACACCTAAATCTTTCTTCGCAAGTTTCACAAGCTTTTAAATGCCCAAACATTAGTCTTTTTATAACAAAATCAAGACACTCACTACAATTTTCACCTATGTTTTCACAGAAGTCATCCATATTATCTGCAAATGATGGACAAGGCATTGCTTGTGCTAGACTATCCCTTTCCATAATAGAATAAACAATTTCTAAACATTTCATTATTCAGTCCAACATTGAAAACGACGCTTACAGTTCTCACATAAATTTAAAGAATTATCAATTTCAAAATCATTCTTCCATCTAATAACATAATATTCCTTTCCGGTTACGTTTGCTCTAAAGCTATTAATTACATAACTTTTATCGGTTCGGTGAGCAACAATTTTTCCATAAAGGCAACTAAAATAGGGATGTTTGAGCTTAACAATAGTTTCATTTTCTACCGCAGCAGACAAAATTGATTCTTCAATAAATCTCTTAAGATCACTTGGGTGTATATTATACCCATCACTCTCTATAGAAGAAATGAGTGGTGAATATCTTTTCTTGTTAGGTTTTGGTGATATTATATCAGCGTGCCATCCACCTATATAATACATCCACTCTTGCCCATTAATGTGTAACTTTCTATACTTCATTTAGCTTGTCCAACATTGAAATCTAAAGTAGCATACGGCACAAAGGTCTGGTGGGTCGTCTTTTTCTGGATATATTTTCTCCAATTCTTTGTAGTATACTTCATAAGATGGATAGGAACCTTTAGCCATTGCATTACAATATACTCCACACTCTTTAAAAATGGGACATGTTTTACAAGTATTTAGGTTACTTGGTTTTGTTGTGTTTATTGTGTTTAACCAATAGTAACAATATATATTAACAGCACACTTATCAATTATAAATTTCAAACAAGGGTTATTCTTTCCTTCAGATAATAGTTTTTGGTTTCGTCGCTCTATACGAGCCATTATCTCGTCTTGATTCATGATGTTACACACTTAAATCTAAAGTAACAAACAGCGCACAAGTCCGTCGGATCATCTTTCTCTGGATAGTTTTCTTCTAAAACAGTATAAAACTTTAATGAACCTTCTTCATCAGTGACATGATCTTCACAATACATATCACATGCATACTTAATGGGGCACCTAATACATCTAACCTCACCATTATTTACTGCAACAAAATACTCACAAAACACAAAATCATACGTGTTTGCTACGTTAGTCATCATGTCTACACAATGGTTGTGGGTATTAGTAGCCATACATTTTTGGTTGTTTCGTTCTATACGAATCATAATTTCTTCTTGACTCATGGTGTTGGTGCCTATCAAATAATTCATATACCACTCCCTCTAATGTAATGATATCATATGCCCACCGAGTTGTCAACTGATATGCCGCTGAGAGTGCAGTTAGGCTCGTCCGAGTGGGTCATTGACATTTCGTCAGGCATATGATATTATAGTAGTGTAAAGGTCAATCTGAAGGAGCATATTCTTAATGAAGAAAAAAAGTACGATTAAAGTAGGCTTTCATTGTGATGGTTTTTACAGTGCATGTGAAAATAGAGGATTTCGTGACTCAGCAGACGTTAAAAAGAGAGCTTTCTGTGAGTCTGGTGGGCAATATACAGATAGAACCATGTGTAGGCATTGCGTAGAACTAAAAAGTAGGTTCCGTAATAAACCACAAAAAAGGATTTGGAACTCCAAGAAAAAGTAGGGGTAAAAATGAAAATAACTAAGAAAACTATTGTAAATGGAATAACTCGTCAACTATTAAGATTTGTTGTTGGGACAATTATCGTTTTGGTTTTATTGTGTATTATTGTTTCTTTTTTAGATTAAGGAGATATACATAGTTATGCTGGAAGAAGCTTCAACAGAAATACTAAATAATATACACACCAACGAGATAACCTTAAGAGCTAAAACTAGAAAAGTATTTAATGAAGCAAACAGTATATATGCAAAAGCTAGGGAAACTTATACTTCCCACTATCGTATAGATACTACAGCAAATGGTGGCAAGGAGTTTAAAAAACTGTTAAAGGTGTCAGGATGGTTGTACAAAAGGGGAGATGTTACTTTTAACGAGTATTTAAAATTACAAAGCAAAGTAGACGACGTAGTGAATACCAAAAATAACTTAACAAACCTGTTTACTGTTTTGGAGTTTTACTATGTGAGAGGGAATGTACTATGCTAAAACATATCATTACAACAAAGTGTGACAGGGAATGTCCGTATTGTATTACAAAAAACGTTCCTGCTGGGTGTACTACAGACTTTAAATTGCTTAAGGAAACTTATAAAAGGCTGACAAAACAGGGACACAAACAAATAATGTTAACAGGTGGAGAACCTACACTCGCCGAAGACTTTCAAACACTAGCATTTTGTGCTAAGATGTGGTTTGATAAAATACATATAACAACACAGAATGAGTCAATGCTGGATTGGGTGGCAATGTACATGGACTCGGTAAATTTCTCCATACACGATAGAGGTATAATACCAAAAGCTCCTTCCAGTAATGCACCAATTTATGCGGCAGTTATGGTGTCTTCATATTATGCTGACCTACCAAATGAACTGAACAAGTTAGGTTACAGTGGGCTAACAATAAATGAAGACTACCGAGGTACAGAAGATTTTGAAAGACCTATTCCCCAAATAGAAAACTTTTCAATAAGAATAAATAAGAGAGGATATTGTATTACTGATGAAACAATTATCCTCCCTAGTTTAGAAGTTATAACAGACTTTAGACCTTATCTGTAGGAGAAAAAAAATGAATGTTAACTACATCGGTCAAGGATTAGCCACAGTCGGAGTGTGCGCGCTAGTTGGATTTCTAATTCATACTACTGGTACAGATGCGTGGGCTTGGTTACTCTTGGTGCTTTTGATAGTTTGGTAAGTAGGAGGAAAAATGTTTAGATGTGCTGATTGTGGAAACGTGTCAAAACCTAGGGAAGCTCGTAACTTGGTGGTTACTAAAACTAGGAAAAAAGAGTATCCATACAGACCAAAAGCTTTTAAGTTTTGGCAGAATGGTAAAGAAGAAAGAAGGGATGATTCTGGTGGAACCGGAGTTGAGATCGTTGCTGAAAAAGCAATTTGTAAATCTTGTTTAGAGGCATATTGACATGGATAGAGACTATCTCGAAAAAAGATTAGCTAAAATTTGGAGAGAAGTCATCCTTTTAATGATGAAACGATTTGTTACCTACGATGAAAAAAAGAAAAATGAATTGAATGATAAAATAAATAAGCTACGAGAAGAAGCTAATAGAATAATGGAAACTTTGGATATGGCGGAAGTGTCATTACCCAGCGTAAAAACTGAACCAAAGTACATCAGGAGACGATGGTTGTTTCTTGCTTATGTAGTTTGTTGTATTCTTGTCTTTACGATGCATCCAATATTCGCTATTCCAGCATTTATTTTTCTAGCTTATGAGATTAAATCCATGTACAAAAAGTTACCATTTTAGGAGAAATTAAGTGGAAGAAGAAAAAGTAATTACAAGTGTCAGAGGTTCTACTAAAAATGAAGGCAAAGCAAGTCTAATCAAAAGAGGTTATGATGTAAATTGCCCTGTGTGTGCGAAAAAGTTTAACGACAGTTCCACACAAAAAAGGGTTACTTGCCCAAACTGTAGACACAGCTGGCGAGTTAATTTCAGTGGAAAACCTGAATGGGGGAAATAATGGAAAATAAAGATTTACTACAAGATACGCTAGACAGAATGAGGTCTATGTTGGCTAAATTAGATGCATTATTGAAGGACAAAAAATGAGTTGGTTGTCTTTTAAAGAGTTACAAATTGTTGGAAAAGTAAATGATAGGGTTATAATTACTGCAAGTAATTATTCCACAACCTGCCCTTGTCCTATTTGCAAATCACTTTCAGAACATGTTACCAAACTAATAATTGAGTCTTTTGAGATTGGTCTAAATGAGTTAATGGTGCATCTTAAGGTTAATAAGCTAGAAGGAAACCCTACTTTTGACGAAAATTACATTTCGTTATCGTTGGACGCCGCTCGTTGTTGCGAGGCAGATATAAAGTTTCTTATTTGTAATAACTATTGTGGTTGTTGTAAAGCAAGGTTTCTTTGTAAAACAACAAGTGACTTTTTTTGGACGGGGGAAGAATAAAATGAGTAACATGAGAGCAGACAGGGATAGGCGGGCAGACGATCAAGAAAGAGACTTAGTAAAACGAGCCAGAGATAATGGGTGTATCTCTAATAGAGTTGATGCTGAGATAGATGTTGAGATATTTTCAGAAGGGCATATACAAGTAATAGATTGTAAACAGACTGATGATTCAGTTTTTTATGTAGCAAAAACAGACATAGAGAAAGGATTGGACTATACACAGCGGCTGAGAAATTGGTATGCAGGTGTGGAAGTCACATTCCTAGTGGAAATGTTCTTTCCTAAGTATAAAAATAAAAACAAACAACTGTTGGAAATTACGGAAGAAAATCGTGGGATTAGTATTAAGGTATTAAAAACAAAAGAAGGTATGCTTGCTGTAAGGGCAGATAAAACTCACGGTAAAGGTGTTGGAACCGTAGAAGAATTAAGGAAAGAGCTAGAAAAGGTGGATTGAGATGGAATGTCCTTATTGTGAAATGGAAAATTTTGTTCCAGAGGTAGTTTTTACCCATACAGAATATTATGGTGGTGGTATAAAATACTTTAGATGCCTACACTGTGAGCGTGTTGTTCAGGTAGTTTGTCAAAGAACTGTTCGCCTTAGCGAACCACGTAAAACAGACCACGAAAGTGACTGGGGATAGTTGGAGGTGAGTAATGACTAAATAGTAAGTTAAAAACTACTAATAAAATCTAAAAAGGAGAAAAGAAGAAACAATGGCTGAAAAAACACAAAAAGACAACAGCATGAAAGGGGCATTCATCGATTCCCTGAAAAGAACCAACAAAGAAATCAAGTCAGATCGCGCAGAGGCAATTGGTGAAGATGCTCAAATCATGTACAGGCGCACAGTCGAGGACTTGGAAGTTGATTTGAAAAGGTTGAAAAGAAATCGAGAAAACATGCTTGACATGAGCCCCGCCAATACTATGAGCTTGATGGTAGCTCAGGACTTCGATTCCAGAAAGTTTGTCGAAGATGATATTCAACTGGGCATCGAAATCAGAAATACCGAGATCAAGCTCGAAATCGCCCAAGAACAGTACGAATTTCTGTTCGGTGTTAGCTAAATTTAATTCAGAAAGGAGAAATTATTTATGGGACATGGAACTTATTCATTCAACAGTCGGTCAGTCAGAGCGTCTACTATGGGATATAGTACAAAATCAACCCAAGAGCTTTTTCCACAACGTGATATAAATAGTGCTATGAGTCCTGATGGGGTCACTCTGCGTGAGGCTAGGGACTCAGACGACCATCCAGACTCATTTCCTATTGTTCTTGCGTTGGATGAAACTGGTTCAATGGGATCAATTCCTCACTTCTTGGTAAAAGAAGGCTTACCAAATATGATGGACAAAATCATCAAAAGTGGTGTGAACAGTCCTCAAATTCTTTTTCTGGGTATCGGAGATCATAAATGTGATAGGTCGCCGTTACAGGTAGGACAGTTTGAATCTTCGGATGACCTATTGGATAAGTGGCTTACTGATCTGTACCTTGAAGGTGGTGGTGGTGGAAATGCTGGTGAGAGTTACCATCTGGCATGGTTCTTTGCTGGTAGATACACCTTTACGGACAGCCTGGAGAAACGCGGGAAGAAGGGCGTGCTCATCACTATTGGTGACGAACCTACTTTAAAGAGCATTTCGTCAAGCTCACTAAAATCTATTATGGGTGATGGTGAGTATTCCGACGTATCTGCTGCCGAGCTGTTGGATAGTGCTAGGGAGAAATATCACGTATTTCATCTGCACATGCTCCAAGGGCACAACGGTAACCGGCAAGACGTAAAGGACGGCTGGAAAGAATTAATGGGGGATGATGCAATCTTTGTACAGCGTCGGGAAGATGTTGCAGATATTATAGCCGACATTGTTTCAAATGTAGCATTATCGACCAGCAACCAAACAACCAAAGTCAAAGCAACCACAGAGGAAATGCTCTAGTGAATACAGCAGTCGTTGGGCTTGGGTTCGGAGATGAGGGCAAGGGTGTAGTAACAGATTATCTCTGTTCTCTAAGCCCGCGTTCTGCTGTGCTAAGATTTTCTGGCGGACATCAAGCAGCACATACCGTATTTTATAACGGCACAAACCACGTATTCTCAAACTTTGGTTCAGGCACACTACGAGGATGTGAGACATATTGGAGTGAATTTTGTACATTTGAACCTAGAGGGTTTTGTAACGAACTTAACATTCTAAGAAAAAAAGGTATTTCACCTATACTACATATACATAATAATTGTATGGTGACTACACCCTACGATATAATAGCTAATTGGTTATCATCTGAGAGAGCACACGGCACAACCGGAGTAGGTATTTGGAAGACGATAGAGAGAAATAATAATAACTTTCATCTATCAGCCACACAAATACTTACACAAAATGAGAAAACAACGAAAGCACACATAAAAGAAGTAGCTAATTACTACAGTAATCTTCAACATGAAAATTTATCTGATATGCTAGAAGAATTTTACGATGCAGTTAAGCAAATTCAGAATGATGACAGTATACAACTGTTTTATAACTACCCACACGCAAATTCTATGGTGTTTGAAGGAAGTCAAGGATTGCTTTTGGATAAAGACATAGGATTCTGGCCTTATGTAACACCATCAAAGACTAATATGGAAAATGTATTTAAGTTGGGATATTCTCCAAGTGATGTATTTCTAGTTACTAGAGCATATCAAACTCGTCATGGCACTGGGCCTATGACAAACGAGGATAAACCTTTCCTCACACGTCAGGTTGAAGCTGCCACACAGGACAACGTATTTCAGGGAAAACTTCGTAAAACTATGCTTGATTTGGACTTACTAGAAAAAGGGGTAAGGCTAGGAATTGACCCTGCGTGTGGACAGCGTGGAATAAAAAAGAATTTAGTAATCACATGCTTAGATCAAATAGATGAGTATACTCTTACACACAACGAGACGGTACTGTCGTTTGATGGGGTTGGTGAGTTCATTAGTTATATTGGGGAAACTTTGGGAATAACGGGTGAGTTGTATGGTAATTACAGTCCTTATTCTGATACGGTTAGTAAAGTGTTGGAGGTTATAGGATGCCAGACATAGTAATACATGACAGAATTAAAATAGGATTTGCGAATAGCGGTAGTAGGCTTGTTGTTGATGAGGATGGAAATGTTACTTTAATCCAAGACAATGGGAAAAATTCAGAAGAAGAAACTTTCAAAATAGTATTAAAAGGAACTATTATAATATGATTCCTAGGTTACATACGGACTCTTTTGACTGGATTACTTGGAGAGGTGGTCGTTTAGCCGACTTAGGTATTCCTTGTAGAGAAGAGGCATTAATAACCAGTGCTGAAATACTAAAGAAGCATATTGTGGGTTATTTAGAGGGAGAAAGATTAACCTGTCGCCCGAAAGCAGGACACACTGCAATTATGTTGTTGAAAAACGATGAATTTTTCTGGTTCCATTTACGCAACATAGAATTTCAACGTATATTTAAGGAGGTATTATGAAATTAGAAGAAATAGGATTCTACACACTGTCGGATGCCAGAGTTAAGCAGGTAGCTTCAACTTCACCTATGTGGAGGGGTGAAATACTTATAACCGACAAATGTAATTTTAAGTGTCCATACTGTCAAGGAATAAGAAAAGATTGTGCTGGTGTTTTAACTTTGGATGAGGTAAAAAACATAATTGACTACTGGAGAATGACTGGGTTAAAACATATTAGATTTTCTGGTGGTGAACCTACCCTCCACGAAAATTTAATAGATATGGTAGCTTATGCAAAAGTCAAAGGAGTTGAAAGAATCGCCATATCCACCAACGGGTCTAATGATATTGAAGTTTACAAACAGCTTACTTCTGTCGGTGTTAACGATATGTCAATATCGTTAGATGCCTGCTGTTCTTCTTTTGGTGAACAAATGTGTGGTGGAATTACAGGAATGTGGGAAAAGGTAGTAGATAATATTAAAGAATTATCTAAGTTAACTTACGTATCACTTGGTATGGTATTCACAAAGGACACGATCAGAGATGCCGTTGAAACTATTGAGTTTGGACATTCTCTAGGGGTGTCAGACATAAGAATTATTTCCGCATCACAAGAAGATCAGCTAATCGAAGGTTTAGGTGGGTTAGCTGATACATTAAAAGAACATCCAATTTTGAATTACAGAATCAACAACTACCTAAACGGCAGAAATGTGAGAGGTATAAGACCTACTGATGCAAACAGGTGTGGGTTGGTTGTAGACGACAGTGCCATAGCTGGTAACTATCACTTTCCTTGCATCATATACTTGCGAGAAAAAGGAGAACCTATAGGAAAGGTTAGTGCTAATATGAGGCAGGAAAGAATGGAATGGTCATTAACTCACGACATTCAAAAAGACCCTATTTGTAGAGAACAGTGTTTGGACGTGTGTATAGATTACAACAACAAATACAGGGAGTATCATGATTAACCCTATAGGAATGATAAAAGAACTGCACTATTTGGCATATCATGACTCATTGACAGGATTATTTAATCGAAATTACCTGTATAACAAGTTGTGTATTAAAAAGTTCCAGTACGTTTACTTTGTTGATATAAACGGGTTGAGAAAAATTAACAAGTTAGGGCATAGTTATGGTGATAGTTATATAAAAAATTGTGTAACTGACATAGTAGGTAAGATGCTTGTGGATGATTGCCTAGTAAGATATGCTGGTGATGAGTTCTTGCTGTTTTCAACGACAGACAATCTTATTGAAACTAATGATATGTATACTGTGGGGTTGGCTCCGATAGAGAGCGACCTTTACACATCGATTAACGAAGCTGACAAAGTAATGCTAGAGCAAAAAGCCGGTGGTTATAGAAGATATATTTATTAGAGTTTTCCTTGGTCATTTAGTTGGTGACTTTCTATTGCAAAGTCGTGCAATGGCTCTAGGAAAATCAGAGAAAGGATGGAATGGACACAAATGGTGTACGTTCCATTGCGTGGTTTACACGTTGGCAGTGTGTCTCTTTGCGTGGACTGCTAATCCTTTATTTATAGTACTTGTTTTTCTTAGCCATTGGCCAATAGATAGATGGTCATTGACTTCATATTGGCTTAAATTAATCAGGAGTAGAAATTTAGTTGGTGCATATCTATCTGAAGAAAAGTTTAGAGAGTTTGACATAGCATTTTCAGCTATTGTTTACACGGTTGCTGATAATACTTTGCATTTAGTAGCTCTTTGGGCTATTGTTAACTATATTTAGTAGGGGGAATAATGAACAAAATTCAACGACTCATTGATGAAGGTGTTGCTTATTCTGTAGCTGAGGCGCAGGGTATACTCGGAGCAGATAAATACGAAGAAGCCCTAAATTATAGGGTAATAAACAGATATCGGCAGTATGCTGATAAATATTTCCTTCGTTCTAACCAGATATTAAAAGCTGAAGGGCTTAATCCTTGGGTTAACATGCAAATTTTCATAAGAAAAGGACCTGGAATTGTTGGTGGCGTATGGGAAGCGTTGGAGAAGGTAACAAGCAACGCAAATGTTACTTCCGATTGGAGAGTATATTCCAAGAATGATGGTGACAGGTATGAGGCTGAAGAAACTATAATAAACATCATAGCTCCAATTCAAGAGATAATGGAGCTAGAAACATTATATCTAGGAATTATATCTTATGGAACCTCTGTAATTAACGGAAAGGCTCTTGACCTTAAAAGAATCAGAGAAAACGTTGAAAAAGTGGTTGAGCTTGCTTATCCTAGACTTGTTTTCTATTTTGGTGCTAGACATTGGCACTGGGAAATGGATTACGAAATATCTAAAATTGCTATGAAAGCTGGTTGTTCTGATTGTTCTACAGACAACGGAGCAAAGAAGTTTGGAAAAGAAGGTATAGGAACCATACCACACGCACTTGAAAATATCTATGCGTATTATTATGGAGTTGAAAATGCTGTTGTTGAGTCTACAAAGGCATTTGATAGGTACATGTCACCAGAAATTCCAAGGATAGCTTTAATTGATTACGCAAATAAAGAAATTACTGATACAATAACACTGATAAGGGAAATGGGGTCTGGCTTGTATGGTGTGAGAGTAGACACGTGTGGTGAAAACTTCATGCAAGGTGCAACCGCCAAAAGAAGTGTTTCTATTGACGGAGTTCATGGGGTAGTAAAAGCAATACAAAACCAATCAGGCGCACCGGAAGCTAAAGTAATTCTTAGTAGCGGATTTGGTAATCCAGATAAAGTACAAATGTTTAACAAAGCTGAAGATTTTTTAGGAATACAGCTATACGATTCTATAGGTGCTGGATTTATGTATGATACAATTACTGCTACAGCAGATATAATTGCGGTTGGAGATTCTCCTGATGATGTAGATTACATTGCAGGAAATCCTAATAGTAACAATATAATTCATAAAGTAGGTAGACCACCAAAAGTAAACAGAAATATAAGGAGAGTAGTATGAAATCAGCACTCTTAGTGGTAGATATGATTAATGACTTTGTGGAAGAAAATGGAGCACTTTATGTTAAAGGAGCGAGTGATTTAATTCCGAACATTGAAAAAGCAATGAAAGTTTCAAGCAATTTTACCATATTCTGTAACGATTGTCACGATGAAAACGATCCAGAGTTTGAACAATTTCCTAAACATGGTATATGGGATACGTGGGGTTCTAACCTTTCTAAACAATTTGAGCTTGTGTTTCCCCCAATGATTTTGAGTAAGAATACTTTTTCAGCCTTCTCTAACGAACTGTTGCATCCTCTGTTAAATGGTATGAAAGTTGATAGAGTTTATGTTTGTGGAGTCGTAACTGAAATATGTGTATTTAAAACTGTGATTGATTCTATAAAGCATGGATTCAAAACATATGTTATTGTAGATGGAATCACTGGTCTTAATGCAGAAAAAGGTGACGCCGATGTTTCTTTAATGTTAATGGGAAACGCAGGAGCAATACCTATAGTAGCTTCTGATATAAAAGTTTAAATAATAAGGAGTGAAAAGTTATGAGAATTAACAGATATCTAGTAATAGGCTCAGCGGCAGCAGTTATTGTATTTATATGTATGTTAATAGCTTTTATTGGTTGTAATGATTGTGACTATCCGCCTGGTCATCACGACGAAACATATGATTACTTATATAGAATAAAAGTAAACGGCAGTAAGTATTACACAGATACCGAACCGGAACAAATCAGTAAACTAACTAGCGACAGTGCTGGTACATATAAGTTGTATAATGTAAGACAAGGTGCCGGTTGCTGTAGTGCTACGTATTCAGAGGAAATTACCATTGATTATACAGACAATATAATTATAATTAAAAGATATGGGGAGTATGATTATGGAAGTAATTAAGAAAGTATACGGAAAAGTGATTGGACAAATGTGTTTTCGTTCTTTTGCTTTGGGTGCTGTGTCTTGGGCTATAGCATATGAAATAACGAGGTGTATTGGTTTAGTACCATAGGAAGGAACAATGAAACTAAGAACAGGGCAGTGTGTAAAAGTTACAGAAATTAAATATCTTACCTACAATGCACTTGCTGATACACGCACCAAAGAAAAGTTTGCGTGGGCTATAGGAAGATTAGGTAGGATTAAAACCTCTCTACGTAACGATTGGTACGAAGTAAATGTAGAAAAAGAAGGATATCCATCGCCAATCAACATAAACTTAAGTTCAGAAGAATTTGAGGTTATGGAAGAAGATTGTAATAGTTGCAAAATAAGATTCAAATGTTGGACTGAATAATGAAATACGAAATTGGTAGTTGTGTAAAAATAGTACAAATAAAATATAAAGATTATGATACTTTAGTTGACGATGAAACAATAAAAAGGTACTTACATTTCGTAGGTAAGGTGGGCAAAATTACTGACCATCTTAGATTGAACTGGTTTCAGATATCTTTTGTGGAACCAATTAAAGTAAACGAGTATATACACAACATGCTACGGGTTCATCCAGAAGAAATAAGACTAACATCAAAAGAAGATTGTAATAATTGTTCAATTCGTTATAAATGTTGGACTGAAAAGTAGGAGGTAAGATAATGGAAGATAAACGACCAGAAGAGTGGTTTGAGGTTAAGTATTCTTATGTTGACTTCTTAGAAATGCGAAATATTGATGAACCTTGCCCTGTGTGTAATGGGTTCGGTTGCAGAGCGTACGCCAACACAACCCAGTGGAAAGGTGGTATTGGAGGACAAATGATAACAAACGGTGTCTGTGACTATTGTTGGGGGTCAGGTGACAGATACAGGCATGGTGCTAACTTAAATGAGTTAATGAACCAACCAAAAGGAGGTAAATAATGAGCAGAGCCTTAGTTACTGCGGTGTATTATGAAGTAAAGTATGTTGTTGACAAACTGTTAACAAAAGATCAAACTGAAAGAGTGTTGAATCTGTATTGCGTATCAGAAGTTAAGACTGTAGCATTTAGTACATATATTACTTTTAAACTTGATACTTCTTTAACCACCAAGCCAGAATATTGGAAGGTTGGTGGTTTAACAGGTGTTCGAAATGACATAGAGTCTATAGTAAATGAAAAACAGGAGGATAATAATGGATAAAGATGTAGTAGTAAAGTTCACAGAGGGTAACATAGTGACAGCCGTCTGTCATTATAAAGGTTCAGATGTGTGTGATGAGTGTAAGCTTCGCTTTGATTGTTATCTACATGAAAATCTAATAATTGAGGCAGCAACACTAGGATTCAAAAAGGATAAGGTAATCACTGAACCACTTACTGAGCTGACAGAAAGGTATTTAAGAGCACAGAATGGGCAGAAAGAAGAGGGTGATGATGATATGGTTGTTACTGTCAGCCAGAGAAGGTATCTTACAGATGAAGATGAATGATGGAGTGGATTAAGCGATTATTCTGTGGCCCTAAGTGTCCACAATGTAAAGAAAGGCAAGCGTTGCTAATACAAGAGGGGTTATTTCCAGCATATTATGAGTGCTTTAATTGTTTTACTAAGTGGTTCGTTCTTACAGGTGAACGATTTTATTGGACGTTTGGAGGAAAATAGTGTTAACATTCAAAGGTAAATATAGTACCGCCATAGTAATGATTGACGAGATAGACGAAACCACCGAAGAACAAATACGTACTTTCATCAATCATCCAGCCTTTGCGGGAACCTATATCGTAATCATGCCAGACTGTCATGCTGGTAAGGGTGCTGTGATAGGGTTTACTTCTACTTTGAATGACTACATAATTCCAAATGTTGTTGGGGTAGACATCGGTTGTGGTATGTTAGGTTATAAACTTAATGTATCAGAAATAGATTTTGCAAAGTTAGATAAATTCATTAGGAAACAAATTCCAAGCGGTTTTAACATAAGACCTAGAACCCACAAACTTGTAGGAAATAATAAACCGTTGGTGGGTGAGATTACGGAGATAGTAGAAAAACTTGATTTAGTTCCAAGCAGAGTCTTTGATTCCCTTGGAAGCCTTGGTGGTGGAAATCATTTCATTGAGGTAGATAAAACAGAAGAAGGTGATTTGTGGTTGGTAGTTCATTCAGGTTCCAGAAACTTTGGGTTACAAATAGCTAACTATCACCAAAAGATAGCAAAGAATAATTTGGTAGACAGAGACGTTAAAGATATGCTACGAGTCTTAAACTTGACAGAAGTAATAAAGGATGCTGAATTTCTTGAAAACTATGAGGCTGAAGAATATTTGGAAGACATGAAGGTGGCACAGAAGTATGCTATCCTTAATAGAAAGATAATGATGCACGTTATGATTGAAGATTTCTTTGGGTTGAAATACGATGCTGGTAGAACGCTAGAAACAGTACATAACTATATAGACTTCTCTGCCGGTGTAGTAAGAAAAGGAGCTATATCAGCCCAGGAAGGTGAGCAACTTATTATACCTTTCAACATGCAAGATGGTATCATCATAGGAACTGGAAAAGGTAATAGCGATTGGAACTACTCTGCTCCACACGGGGCTGGACGTATTTTATCAAGGACACAGGCAAAGAAACAACTTTCAGTGGACGATTTTAAAGAATCAATGAAAGGTGTTTGGACTTCTTGTGTATCAGAAAATACTCTTGATGAAGCTCCTATGGCATACAAAGACACGCAAGTAATCCTTAATGCTATAAAAGATACTGTTGACATAAATTTCTGGATGAAACCAACGTACAACTTTAAAGCAGATGAGGTAAAAAAATTCAAGAAATGACTGATGACGAAGAAATTCCCAGAAAATACAGAGTAATTTTAGCAGTAATTTTTGTTTATGTGATAATGGCTCCTGCTTCTCTGTTTGCATTCTTGGGAATAATAAAATTAATACTTGGTTAAAATGAAAGAAAACTGTCGAGTTATCGTAAAGGACAACTGCCCAATCAGCGAAGAATACGAATCAACAGAATATTTTGTTGGTCTTAGGGGTAAAAAAGGAACCGTAAGAAGAGCTTATTATGAGGTAGACACAGACTTTGGAGCCATGCATTCGGTTACTATAGACGAACATAAGTTATCTACAGACTTATATTCTCAAGAATTACAACCTTTATCAGAAGAAAATGATTGTAATAACTGCAAAATAAGATTTCAATGTTGGACAGAGTAATGAGGGGTACAAAAGTAGTAGTTTGTCCAAAATGTAAAATACAATATTACTACAAGTGTTGGATTGCTCTTGAAAAAAGACCGCAACCAACGTATAATGGAGATAAGTTCCACATAGTTACTTGCCCTAATTGTAATTTTATGGAAAAGGTTAAAAAAGGAAGCCTTGATTTAGAGTGGGAGTGGGGTACGATACTGCACCCAGTAGAAGAACAAGACTGTAATGAGTGTGTAGATAGGTTTAAGTGTTGGACAGAATAATGGAATATAAAGTTGGAGATGTCGTTCGATTAAACTTTCTTCATGATAGCTATAAATACGCATATAAAATAGTTGAGGTTAATCATAGTAGAGAACATCCATACAAAATAGAACGAATACTAACCAATAGAATTTCAGATTTTAACTGGAGTGGTAATGAGTTAGAACCATGCGCTAGTTGCGACAAATGTGAACTTAGATTCAAATGTTGGACAGAGTAATGAAAATATGGGGTATGCTCACTGATGAACAAATAGACGAGGGATATAGTATTGAAGTTAAAGGTGAGGTTTACTTTTTGTATAAGTGCGGAGAAGAAATTCACAGATGGGCAGAAACAATTACTAAACCTGATGTACAAGATGCAATAGAATCATTTGGTGGTAACTATGAGTAAAGGGGAAAATTAATGCGAAGAAGATTTCCTTCAGATAATGCATTGATACAGTACTTCAAAGATGGAGGCACTTTTGGTTATACTAGAAGTATGAGTATAGAAGAAGATAAGCTGTACTCATATTCTAAATGTATTGCTGTTAGGTTGAGAGGTGGTTCTTTCATAGTTAGTAATAAGTCATCTACTATGGGTGGTGGTTGTCATTCCATGAGCACCAGCCAACACATCCATAAAGTTTATGATAAGTTGGATAATGTAATATTAGTTGATGGTTGGGCATCAGTTGACGGAGTAGTAGTAAACTACGAAAAAGCACAAGGAACACATAAAACTGTTTGGGGTGTTGTGAAAGCTTTTAGTTCGTGGAAGAGTTATTCTTCTCATAATAGCAGATACTTTGACGAAAATAACACTTTAATCATAAACTCTACTGGATTTTCCGATACACAACCAGCCAAACTGTTGCTAGGTAGTGATAATACTATACTTGTAGAAAAATATAACATTCGTAATTGTGCAATGAAATCAATAAATCTAACTTACCCTGACGTACCTTATTACAAAGCATATAACAAACAGGATGCATACGTACATATGGGTGCTTTTGAGTACTGTGTGAGGTGCCCAAGAAGATTCAGGTGTATTACTGGTGACACACACTACATAAACTCAGGTAGTGTTTATTATTTAAATCCAATCTTACACGAAAGAGATGATTTAAAAGACGTTCTTCGTTATTGTAAGTCATTTCTTAACCCACACGGTTGGAAGGAGGAATTACGTGGAACTACTGATACAATTTAGATGTATGGATTGTGGTACAATCTATGAAGTAGAGATGGATTCTTTTATGGCTGAGTCATTCTCAGATATAAAAGATGAGTTCGGTGAGCTTGAGGGCATCTGCCCACTGTGCGAAAAAGTGAATGGAAAGCACAGTAGAGAAAAAGTAGAAATTTCATTTTCAGAGTTAGAAAATGGTTGGGAAAGAGAGTAGAGCTATTTTAGTCCATATCTCTGACTACTTGTATGATGATGTGAGAGTAAAAGAGTGGAGGCATTTTAGGTGTCCTAGATATCAAATCCTTTGTGACGATTGTAAATTAAAATTTCAATGTGCAACTACACCAGATAAAGAGACACTTTCTGTGGATGTTCCTGAACTACAAAAAGATGATACACACCTAGAACATAGGCTTTGGAGTTGGTGTAAAATAAAGAAATGAGTAAACAGAAATTTAAAGTTGGTGATAGGGTTGTAGTGAACAGAAAATACCTTAATCCTAATCATAACAATTATATGATTGGTTGCAAAGAAATCACACACACCAAAAACTGTAAAGGGGAAAACAGAATTACGTATTTTGTTCTAGGTGTTTGGTTTTTCAGTTATCACCTTGATATGTGGACAGAAGATTCGTGTAGTTTTTGTCTTAAACGCTTTAAGTGTTGGACAAATTAAATGAAAAGAAAGTTTAAACCAGGCAACATGGTTGTGTTCAGAGCAAAATATCCTAGCACTGAAAGCATGTATTATTTTGTTGGGTGTGCCAAAGTTACTGATGTATGGAAAAACCTCGACGGAAGGGCTGTTTATTCGTTAGAGAGTGTATCAGGACTTCACAGATTTACGATTGGTTATTATAGTTATGAATTAGATGAAGCACCAAAGGATAAATGTAATATCTGTGAAGTTAGATTCAAATGTTGGACAAGCTAAATGAAAAGAAAATTTAACTTAGGAGATATGGCTCTCATAAGTCCTAAGTATATTAGGTATATTATTGATTGGAAATATTTCGAAGGATGTAGAAAGGTTACAAGAATTAAGACAAAGGAGTCTGGATATACGAAGTATAGTATAGAAGTCATAGAACACGCTATTCACCGCGAATACTATAGTTGGGAACTGAATAAACCAACAAAAGAAGATTGTAATAAGTGTAAAGAAAGATTTAAATGTTGGACTAGTTAAATGGAAAGAAAATTTAAAGCTGGAGATAAGGTTAAAATATTTGATATAGGTGTTCTACCTTATACATATGATTATATTGTAGGGCAAGTTGGTATAGTATCTGGGACAGGAAATGTTCTAGGGGTATCAGAGGTACTTGTTGGAGGTTTGAGCCTACATGCAGGATTTAACGAAGATTCAAAGGGTATGATAGCTGGAGGTTGGGATATTTCTAGTGGTACTTTTTTATATATAAAGGAAGAAGGGTTAGAACTTTGCACTGAGAAGTGTGAAACTTGTAACTTTAGATTTCGTTGTTGGACTAGTTAAATGTCAGATGAATATATAAATTTTAGTTGTAGAGCCGAGTATCGTATTCCTATGAGTAATACTAGATGTTACTTAGTGAATGAGTGTATTAGAGAGGAAAGAGAAGCTTGTGGTGCAGTGTGGGCAGAGTATGATTTTTTGGAAGATAAAATTAATAGACTTTGGATGTATAACCCAAATGTTCAAACACGTATACTACAGCAATATAAAAGATACTGTAAAGAATTAGAAAAGGATAATTGTGATGAATGTAAATTACGTTATCTTTGTTGGACTACCTGATGAGTAAATTAAAAGTAGGAGACAAAGTTCGTTTAAAATATGCTTCTAATTTTTGGCAATATAAAGTAAGAACGATAACTAAAATTCTTAACGAGTTAGATGAACCATACTTTCTCAACCATTCGTTTATAGGGTGGGCAGAAGAAGAATTGGTACTGTGTAAAGACTGTGATCAATGTGAAGAAAGATTTCGTTGTTGGACAAATTAAATGGATATGAGAAAAGAAGAAAAGTTTGCTATACTTTGTACATTTGCATATGGTGGTTATTTTTTTTATATAATAAATACTCCACTTAGCCATGTAATGATACGTAGAGTTGAACATAATTACTCGAACGTTGCAAAATTTGAAAACAGTAGCTATCCACGCGAACAAATTGATCGTACATGGGAAAAGTTTGTAGAGTGGCGTGATAATGGTAAACAAAACATACCAATACAATGTAAAGGTTGTGAAAATATATTTAAATGTTTAACTTTCTACGGACAAGGAATTTCTCTGGCACTAAATAGAGATATTCCATTTAGTATTAAAGAATCTGTAGTAGGAGAAGATAGTGAGTGGTTACTTAAATAAAATAGCAGATGATTTTAATAAGGCTGGGTATGAGATATACGAGGTTGGTGGTATGGTAAGAGATTCTATTTTAGGTAGACCTTCCAACGACATTGACCTATGTACAGACGCAGTACCAGAAGAAACTATTAGGTTATTAAAACCATTTGGTTCTGTCTATACTATAGGCAGGAAGTTTGGTACTGTGGGAGTGTTGTTGGCTGATGAAACAAAAGTAGAAGTAACAACCTACAGAACAGAAACCTATAGCAAAGACTCTAGGAAACCAGAAACTGTTTTCGAAAAGAGCTTGATTAAGGATTTATGTAGGAGGGACTTCACCATAAACGCCATAGCACGTGACATAAAAACTGGTGAATTGATTGATCCTCGTAATGGAAAGAGAGACATAGGAAATAAAATTATAAGATGTACTCAACACAGAGATACGACATTTAGTGACGATCCTCTTAGAATGATGCGTGCTGTGAGGTTTGAGGCACAACTTCCTGGTTTCAGTTTTGTAGAAAAAATAGATAACCCAGAAAGGTTAGAGATTGTGTCAATGGAAAGAATCAGGGAAGAATTAGATAAAATAATGAAAACTGACGAACCACACAGAGGAATTAGGAGGTTATGTTCTTTAGGGCTTATGAAGTATATAATACCTGAGTTGTTAGAATTGAAAACGATACCCCACGGAAAGCATCATTTCAAAGACCCATTTGATCATACAATGTTAGTTTTACAAAAAGGGGCTGTTGTTTCAAACGAATTATCATTTAGATATGCTTGTTTATTTCATGATATTGCTAAACCAGACACCATAAGTATGGATGAAACTGGGGTGCATTTCAATAACCATAACATTGTAGGTGCAGGTAAAGCAAAAACAATCATGAAACGGCTCAGGTTCGACAAAAAGACTATTACAACCGTCAGAACTTTGGTTAACCATCATATGGAACCTTTACACTCACAAAAACTATTAGAAGACGCAACTGATAAGCGTAAAGATTATTTGGTGGGTAGAATGGTGCGTAGGATTGGAAGGGAAAACATATATGACTTAATCAATTTGGTTAGGTGTGATATTCGTTCATCCAAAAATCCAAAGCTTGATTTCTTAGATATCTTAGAAGAGGCAGTAAATAATCACTTTATTGTGGTTCCAGTTGTTAAGTCTCCTTTAAGCGGTAATGAAATTATGGACTATTTAAACATAAAACCTAGCCAAGAGGTTGGTAGATTAAAGAGTATCTTAGTTCAAAAGGTAATTGACGGGGAGCTAGGGTTTGATGATAAGGAAGCTGCCAAGAAACTTATCAAGGAATTGTGATGATAGACAAAGACCTACCAGCGTATGAACACTTCCTTATATGGTCAGAAAAGTATAAAATGGCACTCCACTACCGATGTAATACTTGTGGAACAGTTTGTACATACGAATGGGTAGATAACGTTAAGCAAGATAGAACACCATGCCCTGTTTGCAAAGATTCACAGATTCCAACTTCTTCTCTTTGGGTAACAGCCTGTACTTTAGATGAGGAATTTCCAGTAGATGTTTGTGAGAAATGTGAACTTAGGTTTGTTTGTTGGACAGGATGATGAAGCATAAAAACAGGTGTATAAGAATCACGCAAATTAAATATAGTACTCCATTTTGCTTGGCTGATGACAATGTCAAGAAGCATTTCTCACACTGCGTAGGAAGAAAGGGAAAGATAGTTGGTGGGACAGATGATTGGGTAAACATCGAGTTCTTAGACACCGGTGGTAAATTTCACTTTCATCCAGACGAGATTGAGTTATTTCCTTGTGAAGAATGTGAAAAAAGATTTAAATGCTGGACAACTTAAATGAAACAACCTAAAGATGGGCAACGGGTAATTATTACACAGATTAAATACGGTTCTGTGGATATTCTTGCCAACGACAGTACAAAAACTAACCATGCTGATTTCGTGGGAAAAGTAGGAATAATACATCGGGAAGCTGGTGATAAAGATTGGTATTTGGTACAACTACCGTCTGGAAGTTGGAACCGCTTTCATCCAGAAGAATTTGTGTTATGTACAGAGAAGTGTAATGAGTGCAAAGCTAGATTTGTTTGTTGGACAGGGTGATGAAAAAAATAAAGGTGGGAGATAGGGTTAGACTTAAAAAGATACACAAGGGGTATCTTCCAGCCAACCTTGATGTAGAGTTTGCGTGGGAACGATGTTATATCGTATCTGAGGTATTTTTTAGACCATTAATAGGTTCTAAAACAGGGAACTATGTAACACTTATAAAGTTTAAAAGTTACAACACCGGTGCGAGCAAAGCCAATCATTTTTCTCACACTAAAAAGACTTGTGAAAAGTGTAAATATAGATTTAAATGCTGGACTGAATGATGAATAGAAAATTTAAAATTGGAGATTTTTCTACAGTAAATAGAGTCGGATGCTACCCAAATGAGTTGGGGCGTATTGTACGGATTACAAGAAGCTGGAATGACAATATTCTATATGAAGTAAAAATATGTGCTAGAGTTAAGAATGGTTTTATTTATGATAAAAAACTACATCCTGCAAGAAGGTTGTGTAAAGTAGACAACCCACCAAAATGTGAAGAATGTGAAAAAAGATTTAAATGCTGGACTACGTGATGCTAAAAGAAGGTGATAAAGTATTTATAACAGGTATGGATGATTGGTGTGATTGTGTAGACTGCGTGGAAACATACTGGCAAGATGTACACAACAAACAAGCAACTGTAGTAATGTCGGTAATAAACGCACCAACTCTTGTCTTTACTACAAGCGATGGTATTAGATTTAGCATTAAAGACGTAACTTATGACGTTTGTGAGAAATGCGATGAATGCAAACATCGTTTCATATGTTGGACTAGTTGAATGATAAAAAAAAGAATTAAAAAAGGAAGCTGTGTAATAGTAACACAAATACTGTATGGTTCATATGGAGTAAAAGCGTCTGACAGAATACTCCAAGACTACGCTCAATACGTAGGAAAAGTGGCAACAGTTGAGGCATCAGATGTTGAAAAAGATGGTTTTTCAATTAAACATACACTAAAATTCAAATCTTTCGACGAAATAGTAGGAGGATTTTTTGTAGAGGAGCTTGAGGAGCTGGAAAAACCATGTGAAGAGTGCCCTGCAAGATTTCAATGTTGGACTAGTTAAATGTTTTACGAGTTGGATGAAATAGTAGATTCACTTGGTAAAACTAAATACTCGTCATGCTTAGTTATAAAGTATTGGTATTCTATAGTAGATTACAAAGAATATGTATTAGTCAAAAGAGGTTGCGAGGAATGTGAAGAACGTTTTAAATGTTTTACATCGAACACAAACATTCCACCACGAACAACACTAATGTCTAGAAATAGATTTAGTTTATATAATACTTGGGTAATAGAAAGGGAGGATTAAATGAAACATATACCTAGAATACAAAAGGACTCTATTAAAAAGCTTAACTTGGAAATGAAAGAAGCTCAAGAGAGTGACCTTGTTAGCTGGTTAACAAACCAACTAGACACAATGAAAAATGAGAATCCAAAACTATACGAATACTTTACAATTCGTGCTCAAAGGTTCTCAGAGTCAACTATAGGTAGGCCAGATACTAATTTCATGGCAACATTTGCTTCTGAAATGTTGTTCATGTTGACTCTAATAGACCTATCATTAGATAAGCAAAAAAAGCTAGACAAAACGAATAAAAACTTGGAAACATTTATAAATGATATCGAAGGGCTGGACGAGTTCTGATGAATGGGTTTGGTAAGGCAATTGATAAAGTTGAAGCTTTTATCAACGCAGCAGAACAGAACAAAAACCTATGGACAATGTTAGAGGACATAGAAAAAATTCCTTGGTATAAACCTGTAGCTGAAAACCTGAAAGATTATGTTAGAAGAAAAGGCAGGTTATCAGACAAGCAAAAAAGCTATGTAACTTCCATGTATTTAGATTATTGTGTGATAACAGACAACGAAATAGAAAAGCAACGGGAAGCTAGAAAGTTGCTTTGGCGGATGCGAACAATGGAGTCAGACGCGTTTACGTTTAAGACGTGGAATAGAAGGTTTATATCTAGTTTGTGGGCACAGCATAAACCTTACACATTTGCACAGCTAGATACACTAAACAAAATTGCTACAAAATATAAACTAAGACTTTCTAGAGTTCCAGAAGTTGCTGATGAAGCATTTGATGGTTGGAACGTAGATTATCTTAAACAGAGGGAAGCAGAGAATGGAACCGTACATAAAGATTGAACGTACAGTAATAGAGTTAAAGTATAACCCACAATATGGAGATAAAAGAATATGTATTTGTGGACATACTTACTACAGACACTTTGACACATACGAAGATATGTTAGCAGTTGGGTGCAAATATTGTATGTGTCGTGAGTTTAAGGAGGCAGAGCATGAAACGCAGTTAGGCTCGGATAGATTAGAGTAAAGCTCAATAGGCTATCCGTTGACATATACTCAGGCATATGATATTATAAGGGTGTTGAGGTCAAACTAAAATTAATTGGAGGTCGAATAGTGGACAATATTCCGGTAATGACTCAGATCATAAAAAAGTGCATCGAAGTAAAAAGGACGCCCCTGTTGTGGGGTAAACATGGTATTGGTAAATCTGATATCATAAGAGACATTGGAGAACAGTTGGGATTCGATAAGGTAATTGACTTGCGGCTGGGGCAGTTGGAAGTTGGTGACCTTATTGGGATGCCGGACAGAGAGTATTACTGTCCATCATGTAAAACTTCATTTGGAACAAAAGGTGATTTAATCTTTTGTCCTGTGTGTGAGGATGAAGGCAGAGGAAAGGTAGCAATCGCAGGCAGAACAATCTTTCTACCTCCAGATTGGTTACCACAAAACGGAGAAAAGTATTTACTATTCTTCGACGAATTTAATAGAGGAAGGTTGGATGTTCAGCAGGCAGCTTTCCAAATTGTGTTGGATAGAAAAATCCATCGTCACGTAATTCCTGACAATTGTGCAATTATTTGTGCTTGTAATCCTTCTGGTGGAAATTACAATGTTGAGGAATTGGATGAGGCTTTGATCGATAGGTTCATCAACATTAAGTTTTCTCTGAGGGCTGATGAATGGTTGAAGTGGGCTACTGATCATAATATTAATGAAAATATTGTGGACTTTATTATGACAGACAATACCGCCCTCGGTGCTGATCCTATTGAAATTCCTGTTGAAATTAAACCTTCTCCACGCTCTTATGAGTTCCTTAGCAACGTAATTACAGGACTCGACAGGAACTATTGGTCAGCAACTGCGGCAATGATTGTTGGAGAAACCACCGCTTTACAGTTTATGGCAAGCCTTAAAACAGACCTTGATAAACCTGTTAGAGCAAAAGACATATTCGACAAATTCAACGATAAGAAAGACCCTTCAAAAGCTACTCCAACAAGAAGGAAAGTTATTGCTCAATGCAGAAAAACAGAAGGACAAACAAGGTTTGATTTGCTTGACCAAACTATAAAAGAAATTGTGCGTGACTTGAAAGATGACCAAAGCAAAAAATACAATGAAAGTCAGCTTAACAATCTCGGCGATTTCCTTTTGTTGATTCCTAAAGACTTGGCATTTACTGCAATAAAAGACCTTTCCTTGATGAACGACGTAAACATGAGACTTCTATTGATTAGAACTGACCTATTCGACCTCATCAAAGGGGCTAGGGGAACTGACAAAGACGGTTAATTCCCCAAAACAAGCTGGTGGTGTGTGTTAGCGAGGCATGCGCCACCAGCTTATCAATAAAGGAGAGAGAATAATGGCAGAGAAAAAACAAGACACAAGCTATCTTGATAAGGTAGATGTTACTTCTCCAATTATAACTGATGCTTGCATTGACCAAGAAATTATTCAGTTAGTATTGCTACATAAGTATTTTTATTCACACTTTTTACAGCAGTTTAGACGGCACATCATTAAAAAAGGTGACCCGTTGTGGGATAAAGTACCAACACTTGGTGTAAACATCACAGATGATTTACGTCCAAATTTATTTGTAAATGAGGCTTGGTATGGTAGTTTAACACCAGATGAGAAGCTAGCCGTGCTAGAGCATGAGGTTCTTCACATACTAAATAAACACTTAATAAGAAAAGAAGGCAGAGAACCTTATCTGTGGAATCTTGCTAGCGATGTTGCTATTAATCAATACATAAAAGGATTACCAAACGAGGGGCTTTGCCCTGATTGTAATATACTAGTCAGGCGCACAAGTGACGGTAAGTTACCAACACGTTGTAATGTATGTAACAGAGAGCTTGACCCTAAAAAAGATAAATGGGAAGCACTAGACTATCAAACTTTCAAGTTACTAAAAGATAAGAAATTACCTAAAGAAGAACCAACAGAATGTTATTATGACCTTATGAATGAAAACTTACCAAAAGAAACTATCCAACTTGGCATAAAAATGACTAAGGAAAAAACAAAAGGATGTAAGGAGTGTGGTGGGTTTGGTAACTCAAACGATCCGCAACCAAGCGAAGAGCCACAAGACGGTGAGGGAAGTGGAGGACAGGGTGAAGAAGAATCCGATAAGCACGGTTGTGGGCAGTTAGAAATAGATGGCGTAAAAGTTCCTATGACTATGGACCCACATGAAATTTGGGAAACTGGTTCTGATAATCAGGAAATGGCTCATGAAAAGATTAAAGAAATGGTTAGGTCTGCTCTTGATGAATCAAACCAAAGACAACAAGGGCATCTTCCAGACTTCTTAAGAGGTTTGATTGATTCGTGTATTGCTCATAAGATTCTTAACTGGAAATCAGAACTTCGTAGGTTCGTTGGTTATGAGGAATTTGCGAAGATGGAATCTACCAGAAAGAAAACCAACAGACGATATGGTGTGTATCAGCCTGGAACTAGGGTAGTAAGGAAAGCACACATTGCTGTAATTGTAGATAGTTCTGGTTCTGTTTCTAATGACGAATTTGCTAAATTCTTTAAAGAAATAGAGTTTATGAAGAAGGCTGGTGTTGGTATCACTATTATTGAATGTGATGCTGATGTCCAATCTGTTTATGAGTATAAGAAACGACCAACTATCGAAAGAATTGGATATGGTGGCACAGACTTTAGACCACCTTTCAAGTTACTTGTTGATAAGAAGTATACACAAGGAAGGCATGGAAACAACAAAACGTTTGAACTAAGAAAAAGTGTTGACTGCATCATTTACTTGACAGACGGTTATGGTAGTTTTCCTACGTTTGTTCCAAAACCTACTATTTGGGTTATGACTCCTAACTACCAAGACCCAAAGAATCCAGCTCTTGGTAAGGTTATAGTAATGAAAGACTAATGAAAATCTTTAAAGTAAAAACATTTGGTAGTGGTATATCTATTAGGTGTAGTGCCGAAGATTGTGGTAATTGCAACATTAGGTTTAGGTGTTGGACAACTAACTACTTGGACTATACCGAAGCATATTACTACTTTGAAATTGATAAATCTAGGCTACCGGCTGAGGATTGGGCAGTAAAAAAATTGAACCTTGGAAATAAATATGACACAAGAGGTTATTTCGCAGTAGTAAAAATACTTGAACTGTATTTGTTTGGTAGGGTAGTAAACAAATTCAAATCTGTGAGTAGTTAAGTATGGGAAAATCTATACCAATTCGAAAAGAATGCTTAGATAATAAGTTTATGTGTAATAGTTGTTCTGTGAGATACCTTTGTTACACAAACAGCTTACCTAGTAGAAAGTGCAGTGACTTAGAATATGCTTTTGACTATAACAACACACCTTTTGAGTATGAAGATATTCTAGCTATTTGGGCAGCTGTTTATGGAGCAAATGACGGTTCCGACTGGTTTTGGGTAGTACAATTATCTGGAAATAAATATTCATTAGTACGTGGTGGTTGTGACTATACAGGTTGGGACTGACAGAGTTGGGTTAGTTGCGAGTTCGCAACATCAACAGAAGAGGCAGCTAAGTTGTCACCTATTAAAGACGACGGCAGACCTATACAAGACACTTTGTTGAAACAAATAAAAGGTGAAATTCCTTATGGGACTGTTTAATGGAATTACCAAAAATAGGTACTAGACTTATAGTGGTAAGCAACGAAGGAAGATGGTTGCCTAAAGGTGAGGTTGTAATATTTGATGGTACGTCTTACTCAGGTAACTGGATGATTATTACACCAGATGGTAGACGTTCGGGTGGGTGGTTGCCAGGAAGATTTAAAGTATGCCCAGCTAATACCTGTGATACATGTAAACAACGATATAGGTGTTGGACTACTTAGGAGGAAAACACTATGGATTTAAATGATATTTCAACAGAAGAATTAGAAGAAGAAGTCGAGAAAAGAAAGCGAGATGCCATACCAAAACCATTAAGTGTGATAGGTCTAACCGCTTTGACACGAATATGTAACGAATATATCAATGGATTAGCAGGTGGTTACCAAATTAAAGACGGTGAACATTACATCTTTGAAACAGCAATAGAAGCTGTATACGGTAAAGATGTGTGGGATTGGGTTAATTCACAAGACTGTATGTTGTAGGAAAATAAAAATGAAAAAGATAATAAACCTAATTAAAAACCTGTTAAACAGTAAACCAAAACAATCAAAGTATAATAACGTAGAAAAGAACGTGATGGATACGATAAAAGAATATGATAAAGGGCATCGTTAGTATGAGTAAAACACACGTAAAAGCATTTTTTAAGTTGTTTCTGGGTGTAGTAATAGTTCAATTACTGCTGGCACTGCTTTTTGTACCGTTCTGGAATATGTCTGTAGCTGAAACATTTACCTTTGCTAACAGTATAGAATATATTCAGGCACTTGGTGCGCTAGGAATATTTTGGTGCTTTTTACTTGTTACTCTAGTAATTAAATCGTTCGTAAGTTTGGTAACAGGTGCTATTGCTACTGTTCACATTACTAAAGCGTGGGAAACTGCCAAAGAAGAAGCTAGAAAAAAGATGGAAGAAAATATGGAAAAACTGGGCAAACATTTCCCTGATGATAATGATGAATAAAAACGGATCGGGGTTAGGCGTGGAAAGTAAGTTTTTATGTTGTTACACTGAAGGAAACCCTTTGGAACTTGAATTTAAGTTTATTATAAAATTAGTTTACCGTGGTGTTTTCCAAAAGTATATACTTTACAAACGTGAAAACTTTCTTAATTACTTTGGTGATAAACGAAATCCATTCGAAAAAGATACGTACACGCATTTAGATTTAATGTACGAAAAGTTTTATATGGCAGGTTATACAGTAGATAAAAATTGTGATGATTGTAACTACAGGTTCTTCTGTTTTACTGATGAACCTATTTCGATAACTATCGACGCATCAGGGAAAAATTGGATACTTTTATGAAAAAGAAGTATTATCCTATAGTAACATTTCCAAGTAAATCCAGTAGTAAGGTTTATACTGTCTCAATGGATAATGATGGAGGATTAAGTTGTGATTGTCCTGCTTGGGTATTTAAAAAAGCTGGAGAAAGAATTTGTAGGCATATAAAAGAAGTCACAGCACAAGGTTTTGGTACAGTAGAAGGAAAGTTTGTTGTGTTAGTAGATTCATTGTCAAACAAAGAACCTATCTTCTGTAAAAAATATCCAAGGCAGTGTGATACTTGTAGTTTAAGATTTCCATGTTATACAGCTAATACACCTGAGTTTTCTATTAAAGAATTGAGAAAAGAAGGTATTGTTAAGTGAATTGGAATGATCAAACAAAGGAACAAAAACGGTATGCGTTAAATAAATTAGCGGCTGATGGTTCTGCTTTAGAACGAGGATATAAAGTTTGTATAGTAAACCAATCTGACCTTTCACATGAAGATTATACACACAAAATATTTTGTGTAACTGGTTTTCGACCCATAAACGAGTCTTTATGCACAGATGATTCACTGGTTGTAGAATTACAAAGCGAAAAAATGGGAGGACTTAGTTGTTACGCTTGGCGTCTTCACATTATGGAAGATGAAGAAAGTTGTAATAATTGTCCAGCTAGGTTTAAATGTTGGACAGGATAATGAATTATTATGAGAAAGTTTTTTGAAAGAGTAGCTGACCACATACTGGTTTTTGCCTTTGGAATGGTATTAGGAGCAGCTGTGGCATGTACGACGTGCTTCTCTTTGTTTCTACTCACCAACGAAACAAAAGAAGGTTATGCTAATGGATATGAAGATTGCAAAACAAGTATCATAGAGGCTATAGATTGCTTACCCAAATATAATTTAGAGGTGAATAATGATTAGGTTACGAACAAAAAAATCCAAAGGAACAACAGTGAAAGTAGTGGAAGAAATAGTAGAGAAAGTAGAAGTTCCACTCAAAGAAAAAATATCAATTGAAAAACTGGAAAATTTGTACATTACTAAGAATGTGAGAAGTTTGGAGTTATCAACTAAAGACATTACCGAACATGCTCGCACCTCATTAAAAATAATGCAGGCAATTGAGAGTGTTGGACTTGATCCAATTGAAATAAATTCAAAATGGTACACTTATGCAATAACAGGAGATTGGCTTAGTGAAAGTATAATGGCTCCAAATCAACTTATACGCTTTCAATATGCTTACCCTATTCCAAAATTTGTTCAAGAAAACATGCAAAAAGTTCTTAAAGTCGTTGGATTACCGAACAAAGACAGAACTACAAAACACTGCTCTGCTTATATATATTCTGCTTCTCCTGTGTTAGGGTATTCACCAGATATCGACAGACGACCCGCCACAATATTAGCTGATCCGATAATGGCAGTTCATGTTTATGTACTTGGTAACTCCTACACCTACGAAGTGGGAACGTGGGATTTATCCATTGACTTAGATAATCTACCAGAATAAAAAAAAAAGGAGAACAACAATGAAAATTCGTAAAGGTTTTGTCAGTAATAGTAGTAGCACAAGTTTCTGTATCTTTGGAGCCTGTGTCAAGGAAGGTTGGGGAGAAAGTTTAGTAACTTTGAGTGCTGAGGAAATTGAAGATAGGTTACAAAATACTACCTTAAGATATGCAACTGGTGAGTCAGATGAAATTTATGTTGGGTTAAATTGGCATGATATGGACGACAACGAAACCAAACAAGACTTCATGCGACGAATAAGAAAGCTAATCTTGGACGCATTTCCAGAAATAACTGACCAAGAATCCTTAAAAGTATATATGGAAGTGCAGGGGTGGTATGACGGATGAAAATAAGAAATGGTTTTGTGTCTAACAGTTCTACAGCTAGCTTTATTGTTTTAATAAAACCTAAAAGAATTAAAGATGTAGAGTTTGTTTTGCGGTATGCAACAGGTGAGTATCCTGTATGTAAAACTGTGTCTAAAAGAAAGAAAGAATTAAATAAAGAAATAAGTAAGCTGGACGAAGATATACTTTACGTTAAGGAAAAATACAAGGAACTAGATTCGCTTTATAGTGAGAATGCTTTTGATTTTCATGAGTTGTGCCATGACATATCAAACATAAATAATTATAGAAAATCTATATTCGCTATTAGGACAATGAGAGAGCATCCATCAAAAATTAAGCTAAAAAGAACTTTCTACCACGACAAACTCAAAAATGTAATTGAAAACATTAAGGAAGCAAAGGTTGATTGCCAAAATGAGTTGAAAAGTCTAACTGGTAATGAAACTTGGAGTATTGTTAGTTTTCAAGATGATGCCAATTTCGGTAGAATGCAAGGAATGGTAGACGAGTTAGTTAAAGATGGAGACGCTATAATTATTTTGGAGGAAAGAACATGAAAACTAGAACAGGGTTTGTATCAAACAGTTCCAGTAGCTCTTTCGTAGTTTTATTTCCAAAAGTTCCAAAAACTGTTGAAGATGTTAAGAAGATGGTTTTTTCGAAAGATGAATCATTCTACCCTCGTCCATCTGGTTCAGACTTAAAAACGTGGAGAATAAACAAAGAATATTGGGAAGTTGAGGAAGTTGCCAAAACAATATTCAGTGATATACAAGAGCAGGAAGTAAATAATAAAGAAGCCATGCTTAATGAGGTGGATGGTGGTGTAAATCCAGATGATTTTAGGTCTGGTGTAGCAACCACTTATGAGAGAGGAGACGGAACTTCTTACACAATAAATGAGATAGATTGGAAAGCGTATTATAAAGCTGAACACAAACAAAGCAAGAGAATATTAGAGGCATTTTTAAAGAATAATACAGAAACGGCAGGTTATGTGTTTGAGTATTCAGACAACGATAGTGGTTATTCCAGTGCATTAGAACACGATGGTTTGTTTGAAAATCTTCCACACATCAAAACCAGTAAACACTAAAAAGGAGAAAGTAAATGAAAGTAAGGCAGGGATTCGTAAGCAATAGTTCAAGTAGCTCGTTCATAGTGTTGGTAAAAGATGAAACCATGTCGGCAGAAGAGCGAAGAGAAAAAAACATAGCAATATACAGAGAAGAATATGGAGAAGACTTCGACGAAGTTGCAGAGGATGGTTACATAAACAAGTGGTTAGCTGGGTACGAGAAAGAACACCAATATATTCTTCTAAAACAAAGTGTTGAGTATGGCGGAGAAGACTCGGTGACCGCTATAGTAACTGCTTTGTTAGATAAGCTAGGAGTTGCTACAGAAAATATAACGTTTGCGTGGGATGAGTAACATGAAAATTAGAACAGGTTTTGTATCAAACAGTAGCAGTAGTAGTTTTGTTCTAACAAAAATGAATTTGTCACAACAACAACTTCAAAAAATTAGTGAGAAGATACGTTTATTTGAAGGTGCGAGTAGTGATATGTACATTTATAATGGAAAAAGATTTTTTCACGGTGAGATGTCAATGCATGACATCGAAGCATTTGAAAATTTTCTTGTGAATCAACTAGGGGTTAGTGAGGAAGATTTCGAATTTAATCAGTAGGAGAACGAAATGAAAATAAGACAAGGATTTGTGTCCAATAGTTCTAGTTCGTCTTTTATAGTTCTGAAAGAGAACTTGAATAATTGGCAGCTTAAACAACTGTATGAACATATGTCTGTTGGGAAAACATTGGGAGTGTATATTCCTTATAGACCAATAGATAAACCATTCACAGATGACGATAGAATGTATGAAGGTATGGACGCTTGGAGCATAAATGAAGAAGTTAAAGACGACGGTAATACTTACATAACAGGATATACTTCTATGAATAATTTTCCAATGGAGGATTTCTTAAAGAAAATTGGTGTTAAGGGTGTACTTTGGGATTACTAAAAAAGGAGTAAAATAATGAAAATAAGAAAAGGTTTTGTGAGTAATAGTAGCTCAACTTCGTTCTGTGTTTATGGTGATATTATCGAAGAAAGTGAATTAAAAGATATCTTTTCAAAACTTGTAGATACGTGGAGTGATGAGGATGATTTGTATGCAATTTGTGAAGATTTGGAACTTGTGTTTCAAGACACGGGAATAGAAGTTATAGCCGGAGAAGACTGTCTAGTGATTGGTAGAGGTTATGACACGCTACGCGACAACGAAACTGGGGCAGAATTCAAAACCTCCGTAGAGACAGCTTTAAAGGCAAAGCTTGGAGATGAAGCTGTAGGTAAAATGCACCTCAGTTATAACGAGGGAGAAATTTATAGTTAAAGGAGTAAGTCGTGGGAACAAAAACAGTTAAGTCACCAGAGTATAATTATATCTTTAATGACGAAACAGGGTTCTTTTTAAGGTGGGGAAAGTCTCTAGAGGACGACCCACTTTACTCACCATACGGCCCAGAGATACTAGATATAGAAATATCAACAATTTGCTCTCATGGGTGTTCGTTCTGTTATAAAACAAACAAGAGTGAAGGAATTAATATGACTTATGAAACCTTTACTAGTATGTTTGAAAAGTTCCCAAGTAACTTGACTCAGATTGCCTTTGGAATTGGGGATATTGACGGGAATCCAGACTTATATGATATTATGGATTATTGCAACCTAAAAAAAGTAATCCCCAACATTACTATCAACGGTACTAGGATGACTCCTGGGCATTATGACTCTCTATCACAGTTGTGTGGAGCAGTAGCAGTAAGTCTCTATGATTATGACACCTGTTATAACGCTGTTAAGGAATTGACAGATCGAGGAATGAAACAAGTAAACATTCACTGTCTCTTGGCTGTTGAGACTTTGGAAAAATGTTACCAAGTACTTAAAGATGTAAAAACTGATGAAAGACTGAGTGGTCTTAACGCTGTAGTGTTTTTAATTTTGAAACCAAAAGGAGAAAGAAACCACTTCACACAAGTAAAAGATAAAGAAGAATTTAAACGTCTTATTGATTTTGCTTTAAAGGCCGAAGTTGGTTTTGGATTTGATTCATGTACTGCTTCAAGTTTTCTAGAGGCAGTTAGCACAGAACCTAACTATGATACGTATAATTTGTTGTCTGAACCATGTGAATCTACTTTATTTTCATACTACATTAACGTTGAAGGTAAAGGATTTCCTTGCAGTTTCACCGAATCAGTTTCACCGTACAACGGTATTGACATCTTGAAAGTGGAAGACTTTATGCTTGAGGTGTGGAACCATGAAGAAACTTTATCTTTTAGAAATAAAGTATTAAGCAATCTTGATTGTAGAGGATGCAGAATGTGTCCTCAATATGATTTACAAATGGTATAAACAAGAGGAGATTTGTTGTGAAAGCAGTTGTAAGAGAAGGTGTCGCACAAGGTAGCTACAGAGGTGGTGCTTACTATAACTATGATATGGTAAGAATACAGGGCAAAACTATCGAAGTATCTACAATCAAAAACAGTGAATATGATTATATAACTATACCAAACGGAACTGACGAGCGTAGTTGGAGTTGGTTGAGAGAATGGCTTGTAATCAACTCTGCCGGAGAGGTGCGAGAGGCAAGAGTAAGGTTACTAAAAGCTTTTGATGATGTTGATGTTAATACACCTGTTGTACTAGACATTTATACAGCTTTGAGGCTTGGTGTAGGTAAAGATCAAATGGTTGGGTTCAGTGTTGAAAGGGAAGGTAGGATTGCTTACGCCAGTAAACCTGAACACTTGTACGACATTACAAAAAGACAACGAAGCTCACTACAGAGATATATACGTAGACAATTGAAATTTGGCACATCTCGTATCAAAGATCATGAGTTGGATTTACTTTGTCGTCAAGTTGTAAAAGTGTGTTATGACGGACAATTTACACTATTAAAAGGTGTTGCTATAGCAGATGCATACGAACGTCACGCTGGGTGCGACTCATGTATGACAGGTGATAGAACTTTAGTAGAAATGTACGCTATTAATAGTAATATTGAACTGGCTCTGTATCAATTCAACGGACGAGAAGCAAGGGCACTGTTGTGGACTTGTGATGACGGTATGAAAGTTCTTGATCGTATATATCCAAATGATGGTGGTCATATTGAAATTATGAAGGCGTGGGCAGCGGAGAATGGGTGGATATACAGAGTTAGTAACTCATTACCTGAAGACGATACTATAGAGTTATCAGATCGTAGTTTAAGGTATATAACTGTTAAACCTACACAAAATATACCATATTTGGATACTTTTTACCACGGAGAAGGAGTCAACGGTGGTATGATGGTATTGTCAAATGACGAAGATCATGGTCATTTTGTAGGTGACGGAGAGGGTGGATATACATGTGAGTTTTGTGGCGCATATGTTAACCCAGATGATTGTTTTTGTGATAATGATGACTATATATGTGATTCTTGTCAAGATGAGTATTATGTACTATGTGACAGATGTGATGAGTATGTTAATATTGAGAGTAGCCGAGCTACTGTAGAGGTAGATAATGAGATAATATGTCGTGACTGTCGCTCTGAATTAGATATAGTAGAGTGCTATCACTGTGGTTCTTTCACGCTCGATTATGTTGAAGTAGACAATAAGTATAATTATTGTGAATGTTGTGCTGATATTTATGCTGATGAGTGTGATAAGTGTGGTAACCTTACAACTAATATAAAGGTTACTAATGATGATAGTTCTATCTGTCCTGATTGTTGGGACGAAAAGGCATACATATGTGATGGGTGTGGTAGTTTATTCGACGTAGATAATACAGAAGGAGGTTACTGTGTGGAATGTCAGTCAACCAGAAAAGAAACCATATAAAAAAAACTTACCAGAGGTTATGAGGGCAACGTCTTTAAAAAACCTATCGTGGTACTGTCATGCAGACATACCAACGTTGTTTAACGCTACAGGTGGAAACCATAACGACGAGTATGCGTTCAAAGATAACGGAAGTAAGATTCTAGCTGTTGCTCATTGTGACGTATCAAGAATCATAGAAAAGCAACGTCATTTTAGCGTAGCCAAACTTACAACTGATACACTTATATACTCAACTTATTTAGATGATAGATTAGGTGTATACACAATACTTGAAGTGTTACCAAGGCTTGGTATTAATGTTGATGTTTTATTGACCACAGACGAGGAAATAGCTAAGTCTACAGCTACGTTGTTTACACCTAAAAAAGAATACAATTGGATGGTAGAGTTTGATAGAAGGGGTGATGATGCCGTAACGTATCAATACGATTGGGAAGATATTATAGGAGATTATTTCCAAGTTGGTACTGGCACATTCTCTGATTTGAATGATTTAGACCATGTTGGTGTATGTGGAGTAAACGTTGGAGTAGGTTACCAAGATGAACATTCACCTTTTTGCTATATGTCAGTTGCGGAATATAGGCACCAACTAGCAAGGTTTGTGTCGTTCTGGGATTACGAAAAAGATAATAGGTACGAACACTTTGAACAAGCCAGTCCAACTTTGTTAAATGATATCCCTTCAGTTGATATAACAGACGATGGGTGTGTTACGTGTCCTAGGTGTGCATCTCACTTTAATGTTGCAGACCTATACGAATGGCATAAATGGTTGTGTTGTCCTATGTGTGGTGAAGATATTGTAGAAACGAAAGAACACCTAGGCAACAGGGTTATAGATGATTGGGATGAGATATGGGAGCTCTGAAATGCACGAAATATATACTCTTACTACTATCAGAAATAAAGCTTGGGACACTGACACACGATGTGTTGGATGGTTCCCAAACTACGAAGATGCCGAATCAACAATAATTAGGTCTGGTGAACTATTGAATGAAGCTGGTTATTATGAATATGCTGTCATAGAATGTATTAAGGCAGGTATCTACCAATACGACGATAACCCAGCTTGGTTTGCTTATAACTATAACCTTGAAACTTATGGAAAAATAGAAAGACCAGAAGACTTTGAACATGTTTGCGGGTTTGGAATAGGATGAAAAACCATAAAGTGCTGTGTACCTACACTAAGGATGGTAGTTATTACTACATGCTCTGGGATGAGGACGAACGTCGATTAAAGAAGTATTCACACGATAGGTATCCTTTGGATATGGTTGATAGTCTATTCAACAACACTCTTTATTATACGTATAGCCAACTAGAGTATATGAATATTCGTTACACAGAATGGATAAACGGTGGAGAAGATTTAGAACCAGAAAATTGTGACGCTTGTAAGTATAGATTCATATGTTGGACTGAGGAATGAGGGTATTAAACCAAACTAAATATTCAAGGTTCGTATGTTACTACGACGACTGTAATAGTTGTAAAATAAGATATAAGTGTTGGACTGGGGATATCACCGCATACGGCACCCTATATTACAAAATAAAAATAGAAGCATATGCTTTCTTTAGAGAAAAGTACGGTGCTGAAATAGACGACTATGCTATTAGCGAAGCTTTTGAAGGTAAAAAAAGTAACCTTTTGAGCTTTTTTATTACAGGAGACCTTGATAGTACTGTTATTGCTTGTGAAGTGTTTCACAGCAAAGAATGGAAAAGTTTTAGAGAAGGAGAATAATATGGCAACACTAATCTTAGCAGTAGCATCTACATCAATATTAATTACTTTGTTAATTACTGTTCCATCGTTGATTTGGTTATTTACTAGACCAGCCACGGAGTTAAAAGTACCTAGAAAAATAGAGGCTTGTCCAGAGTGTGGAAAGGATATTTCAATTATTGGTACTTTGGATAAAAAAAGTAACACTATAAAAAACGAAAAAAAGTGCGGTTTTATAAAAAATTAATTGAGCCTCACTCCAGCACGATGGTGAGATAAATGTATAGAAAGATTGATAGAATACCTCCCAAAACATTTCCAAAAGACGATTGTGATACATGCTTAATTCGTTTTAAATGTCATTCTTCTGCTGTAGATGAAGCTGGTTGTCGATTATCAGCAGAAGAGGCAGCAGATAGAATCTTCAAAACTATAGATGAAAATGGTGCTTACTGGAATAATATTGTCTCAAGTATTTTGAGAGTAGTAGCTGAAGATTGTGGGTATGATGTTGCTAATCATGTAATAGATTTATGTGGATTAGAAAGTTTGGGTTGGTGTCATGAAAGTGGATTGTAGTGTAAAACTTAATGCTAATTATCCAGTTGAGTATACTGTAGATGGAGATGAATTGCTTCCTAGTGATACGAAAATTATTGAGCAAAGCGCAGGTAAAGTGTACAAAATATTAAATATAAAAGAGGATAATCCAGACGAGCAGTTTGGAATAATCTACGAGGTTGGACAACTTAATGAAATTCCCGTAGTTTTCGCATACAGACTAGAAATAGACCCAGCCTATATGAACGTATGCAACATTTGTGAAGAAAGGTTTAAATGTTTCTGTGAATAAGACGAAGGAAGGTACATTCTAATATAGAGTGATTAGGCTTGGACTTGACAAATTCATAGGCGTATGCTATTCTTAGAGTATGACTAAGGGTCTACTCGGTAGGTTGATATATGAGTATTACGAAGTTTATAGAGATACACGATTACAGCACCCTTAACAAATATATGGCAGCTTTCTCACTAAAACATATGGGACTGCTAATTATCGTGTCAAGGGCGGGACTTGGAAAATCATACCTAGTAGAACAGAATCTCGAAGTAGAGGCACCGTTGTTACTAAACTCACACGTAACCCCACTTCGATTCTACCAACTGTTATATGAAAGAACCCAAGAAGAAAAAGATTGTTTACTAATTATTGACGAAGCAGAAATGATGTTTCAAAACCCAAAATTAAAAACAATGCTGAAAATAACCTGCGATACACGCGATGAAAAGATAATTAAATACGATTCTACTTCTCCGTTGTTAGCAGGAGTTCCTAAAGAATTTTCCACAGAGGTAAAAACTGTTCTTTTACTTAACACATTAAACCCATCAGACGAGCACATAAAAGCCATAATGTCAAGAGGACATTTAGTTTATTTTAATCCTCCAGATGTAGAAATATTAAATTACTTAAAAGGGTGGGGAGAAGATAAGGAAGTTATAAAGTTTATTGGTGACTTTGCTTCACACTCAAAATCTCTCAACCTAAGAACTTATGTTAAAGCCGTAGAATCTAAGAAAGCTGGGTTAAATTGGGAACAAGAGGTAATAAACGAACTTGATCTAGATAATCGTTTTCTTGTTATAAGAAGTTTAATAAAAAATTACAAGACAGACAAAGAGCGAATAATTGGTTGGACTAAGATTACCAGAGAATCACGTGCTAACTACTTTCGTTGGAAAAAACTATACGACAACAAAAACAAGAGAGGTAATTAATGGGTTATAGAGGAAGAGGAAGAAAGATTAGGAACCACGCCAGAGAAGGTGTAGGAGATTCCTATTGGTATAAGAATGCGATTAACGATTTTATGAACGATATAAAGCATGAAAAGGCCTATTCTACTAGCTACGGACTTAAAGTTCATTGGGAGTCTCCAACACGGTTGGTGTATAACGGAAATCCCATTCTTGTAAAAGACGAAGCTGGGCAAATATTCATAACCAACAAAATTACACATCTTGGTGGAGTAAGTAATGATATTCCTAGAACATACTCCGACGCTATAGAAATGGTTTGGAGAGAATTAGTAACAAAAGGAATAGATTATAAGGTAGTAAATGGTTGGGCATCTCTGAACAATGAGGTTGTTGATCCACCACCAACTCACAAAACGGTTGGCGGATTGATCAGAAGTTTTGGTAAATATACAACTGACCAACTAAATGAAAAATATTGTTGGTGTGGAACACCTCCAGAATATATTATTGAAACACCATTAAATTTACTGTGGAGAGCTAAAAGACCTATTAGTTATCTAAAAAAGGTTGATGGTAATTTAACTATGGCAGCTAGGTATCACAACATATATAAGTGCGAAGACAAAGATACTTATATGTGTGATGTGTGTCCTGCTAAGTTTCAATGTCTTACACAAACTGAAACCTACAAAGGAGAAATCTTTTATATTAATGTCGATGCTTTTGTAGACTTAGAAATATTTAAGCTATACCCAGCAATGAAAAATAGCTTGCCATGTAGTGTACTGCAAAGTTTTTCTAAGTTGGGAGACTTATCCTTGACCGTTGCTGAAAGAGAAGCTACAGCAGAGGGAACTGATGAGTAAAGCAACAGCCGCACTTTGTGATAAGTGTCCTCTAAATACAGAAGATGACACTGCTCTAAAGAATATTTTTGTTCCTAGTGAAATACACGACAAGTCTAGCATTATTCTTTTAGTTGAAGCCCCTGGATACTACGAGGCTAAGGCTGGAATTCCATTGGTTGGACAGGCAGGTAATGACTTAATGGATGTAATTTATAACTTAGAGCTTAATCGTTCAGACTTCAACTTAGTAAACAGTGTAAGTTGTAGACCAACAGCCATGAAGAACGAAAGAGTTATAAATAGAACACCGACGGACAAAGAAATCTATTGTTGCAATCAAAGATTGCTAGGTGAAATAAATAATATAGCTCCAGTGTCAATTGTTGCGATGGGTAAAGTACCTTACATTGCTTTAGGAGGAAGTAAGGAAGCTAAAGTAAAAGACATAGCAGGAACTACTTTTGATTTACAAGGTAATTATAAAGTGTTTGTTACTTACCATCCGGCAGCTATAGGTTATAACAAAAAAACACAGCTTGGAGAAATGATAAAGAAAAATATCTATGACCAAATCTTAGCAGCAACTCTATTAAAACCAAAAGTAAAACAGTTTAGATTGCTATGAAAAAAGAGTTTAACGTTGGTGACAAGGTTTGTATGTTCCCTAACGAAATGTCAGCTGCTGGTAAAAAGGTAGGAGTAGGTGTAGTAATAGACACTAAGTCATACCGAGCCGATTACCCATACGAAGTAAGAGGTACTGGTTTTGTTTGGTCATCAGAAGAATTAAACCTTTGTTTAGGAAATTGTGATACTTGCAAAGCTAGATTTGTTTGTTGGACGAGCTAAATGAAAAAGAAAAAATCAGTAAAAGATATAAAAAAGCAAAAGAAAACAAGAACCAAACGAAGAAGAAAGAATCGGTTAGGTGGAAAACGATGACAGACGAAACCATTGCTGAGAAAACTAGAATACTTACGTGTCAACTGGAATACAAAAATACTAAGTATTCTAAACCTTGTTTAACATGTAATGATAGGTTCAAATGCCATACAATGGTTGCGAAAGAGTTTGTAATGACAGAAATGTACTCAGGGTGGAAAGATCATTATATTGTAGCAGAAACTAAAGAAGAAGCACAGAACTGGTTCGATAAATTAGGATTTGAGTTGTTTGAAGAATATGGTGAATATAATCGTTTGGGTGACGAGTACGGTGAAAATACAGAGTGGAAAGAAATAGATTATAGATAAAAGGAGGTAGACATGTTCAACAGAGGAGTAGAAAGTAGGGTAGGTAAGACAGCAGCCAAAATAGATAAGGTTTTGAGTGGATTCAACAAAATCGTATCTGACTTGGAAACAGCACAGGAAAAGTTCGCTGAAGCAGTAGATGAAGCAAATGTAGAAATTGCTAGGCTCAGCAATGTTGTTGCAGCGGCTGAAGATGGGATCAAAAGGACTGAAAAAGTCAAAAATAACATCAAAAAACTGGTAAGTTAAAGGAGCATATAATGGTAGTTCAAACAGAGTGGATACGTACGCCTAAAGAGTTGAGAGAGGATGGGTACAACGTATTGTTCTATAACATATCTGGTTTCATCAAAGTTTGTCTTATTAGGAAAGAAGGACAGAACTTGGCTCGCGGTATAGCTATCTGTTCTTATTTTGACAAATATGATAAACTTGAGGGTGCTAAACAGGCATTCAATAGAGCAGTAGCTGCGTTGGATACTGGTATTGGTAGTGAACCAATTAATACTTTCGGGAGAAAAGGTAAACTCAAAAAGCGACTTTCTTTAGCAAATGACTTTTTCTTTTGGAAGTCTGAACCTAATCCATACCTAAAAACTGCACACGAACAAGAGCTGGTTGAGAGACGGTTATGGCGAATAGAAAAGCGGTTGCAAGCAAAAAAGAAATAAGAAAGCCCACAGTTGGACAAACTCTTATAGTAATTGAAGGTAAGGCGGGTATACCTACCGGAGAACTGGCTCATTTTCGTGATTCTTACAAGCACAACGGTGTAACTCTCTGGGTTGTAGACGGTATAAAAAACGGAACTTCTTTCTTTTCTTGGAGATTTGTCATTTGTGAAAAACCTTGTGAAACTTGTAAAGAAAGATTTAGGTGTTGGACAGCATGAAAATAAAAAAGTATTTTACATTGAAGCTGTTCTGGACGTTCATTTTCATTTATGTAATACATAATGGTTGTGACTTTGTCTGGTTCACAGTGGGTAGATGGACAGATATACATGTAGCCATAGTAATTGCTGGTATAATTTTATGGTCGTTTGTAGCTGCTTTGGTATTGGAAAAATGGCATCATTAAAACTAACAACACCTTCTGGAAAATTGCTGTGGTGGCAAGTAGTGTTTGGTATCATTGGATTATGCTTATATTTTAAAGTTTGGAAATTTTGGGGAGTAAAAGAAAGAATAAACTTAACAATTTCTATGAGAAAATCTATAGGTATAATACATAAAGACGAAAAATTAACTAAGGCAAAAGCTGTCGGGTTTGGATACTTTGTAATCACAGGAAGAATATTTAATTTACTAAGGTATAGATAAAACGAAACCAATTGATGTAGTAATAATAACTGCGAGTTGTAAACAATGAGAAAGAGAACTAGAAAAACTAGAGTAACTCTTACAGAAGCGGAAAGAAAACAAAGAGATTTTCATAACACCGCATGGTTAGATGATCACTGGGGTATGCAAGGAACAGTGATGTTTTACCTTGGTAAGTATTGGGGGGTCAAAATAAAGGAAGATGGTGTATGTGTGCCTACCTTCTGGACAGAGGAAGCATGGGAGAAAAGAAAAACAGACATAGCTGAAGGTAAAAAGAAAAAGGAAAAAGAATCCACCCCCAAAAGAAGAAAAAAAGTAAAAACTACTAAGAAGGCAAAGAAGAATGCAAGTTAGTATAAGAGCATATGGGTGGTTTTGTATTGCTTGTGACTGCCCAAAACCTGTAGAGAAAGTAAGAGTAGTCAAGGCACCAAATAAAGAATTTATAGGTGTAATTTGTAATGATTGTTCTACAGAACTACACGATTGTTTCTTATATAAAAAGGGTGTAGAGTGCGATAGCTGTAAAGACAGATTCCATTGCTTCACAATGTCAGGAGCTACTGTACCTAAACCTTTGGAAAATGTTAAAAGCCATGAAATACAAAGTATTGCTCCTATAAAAACCGACAATAAAAGCATGGGGATTAAATCGTACACAGGACATTATCACTATAAATTAGACCAATCTTATTGTGCTTATCCATATAGAGACGACTGTAATCACAGTTGGATGAGAGCCAATTACAGTGGAACCTCTTATACACGGTGTGAATATATGGAATATGCTATTAAAGAAGAAAAGTGGTATTGTTTGTATGGAGAAACAGTAAGGGGCAACAGATAGGTGTGGTTATCAGAAGGTTAATCTGTTGTTTTAGGTGTAACAATATAGTCCCAAAAGCATCTTATTGTATACACTGTGGGGTTATGTTAATAAATAGACAAGAGAGGTTAGAAAATGGAAAACATGAGTAATAAATGTTACGAGTGTCAATATAGGAGAGACCTGCCAGGATCAGCACACTCAAAATGTGTTCATCCTAATCTTCCTAAAGTAGTGGCAGACAACCCTATGATGGAAATGTTTTCTATTTTAGGTGGAGTAGGTAGAACATTGGTTACTGGTGGTAAAGAGATAGATTTAAAAACAGCCTTACCAGCAGTTTCTGAGTTTCTAATGGATTCAGACGAGACCTCAATAAAAGTAAAGGGACACGAACATGGAATTAAAAATGGTTGGTTCATGTTCCCATATAACTTTGACCCAACGTGGTTATTAGAGTGTGATGGTTTTGAGGGGTGTGAATCTTGTGAACATAGATTTATTTGTGCAACCGAGTCTCCTAAAAAATGTTATAAACAGAAAGGTATTACACCTAATGATGCACATTAAAGATATTGGTTATGAGGATGGATGGAAAGAAAGACGTATATCACGTGAATCAGAAGAAGAAAGATTCATGAGGAAATGTAAAGAAATTTCCACCAACACAGAAAAGTGTGATAAATGTGAGTTTCGTTATAAGTGTTATACGCTAGAACATAAAGAAACAACTTTATTTGGTGAGGATTTAGGTGCTAAATATCAAAAAATACGTCACGTAAAGAAATAAGTTGGAGAAAAAAAATGAGAACTTTAATATCGGTGAACACGGTTGGTGGGAAAGAGCTTCTATCAAAGAGAAGTAAGCCAGTAAAGAAAGTAACTAAGGAAATAAGAAGCATAGTCGAAGACATGGTAAGAATCCGTGATGAAAGTCATGGAGAAGGTATAGCCGCTCCACAGGTAGGAGAATTGAAACGTATAATCGCATTGCGGTTAGGCTCGCGGGAAGTCATAGTAATAAATCCACGAATCGAAAGAAGGGATGCAGACACAGATGTAATTGAAGGTTGCTTAAGTGTTCCTTATTATTATTACACAGTAAGAAGACCTAATAGGTGTGCATTGATTGGAACTGACTTAGAGGGCAATGAAATAAGAATACAATGTTATAATTCATTTCGCGCATCATTAGCTTGTCATGAAGTAGACCACTTAGACGGTATAACAATAGATAGAATAGGAATACAAGCACACGAAAAAGAACAAAAAGAGGAATCAAAACTTGCTTGGGCAGAATAGTATGATTGATCGTACCGGTTATGGTTTAGAGGACTTAAACACAGAAAGGTTTGAGAAAAGTAAAAACCAACTTGATTTTTACTACCAAAAACTATCGTCTGGTGACAACTTTGTAGTTGTGGACAACGAAGGTGTAGACGTACCTAGTGGTACAGCTGGTAGTATACTATATTTTAAGGGGAACGAGAATTGGGTTTGTGAGGTTAGATTGAATGAAGCTTCTGGACGCAAAGAAAGAGGTTTATTTTCTTGGCGCCTAGCTAAGTGTACAAAAGATTGTAATGCTTGTAATGCAAAGTTCTGGTGCTGGACAAACTGATGAAATTAGAGAAGGCTGAAAAAGTATTCATAACAGGAAAAACAGAAGATTGGTGTGATTGTGAGTCTTGCCAAGCACTTTTTGAGGAAGAAGTAATAAATAGACAAGCTATTGTAGCACACAGTAGAAAGTCTTTCATACTTAAGTTGTTGTCTGGTCGTAGTGTACATATTAATTCCGTAACATATATACAGTGCAAAACACAACCCTGCGACAAGTGTGAATTTAGGTATAAATGCTGGACTAGTTAAAAGGAAGTTCAGGCATAAAAATAGCTCGGTGAAAGCCGAGCTATTGTTTTATCTATGGCGATGAGTCTCAAAGTCTCACCCATTCCCAAAAATGCATGTGACAACAGTGGGTCTAAGCCTAGTGAGTTGCAAGGGTAATAGGATTCGAACCTATAATCTTCTCGGTCAAAGCGAGATGCATTAGCCAGTTATGCTATACCCTTATTTGGTTTTCTTCTCATATCTACACCACAGCGGAATAATTAAATATCTAAAAAGTACAACTCCCAAGTATTGTCTTGTATTTCTACCCAACTGAAACTATCTTCAAAGTCACCACTATCTGCCAGTAACCCATCAAATTCAGTAGGACAGTGCGAGTGATTAACACATATTTTACTATTATGTTTTTTTGCATATTCTCTTGCTCTAAGGTGCATTATACCTACGTTCGTACTCCAATCACCTACATAATCATGTTTCTTATCAGAAAGTGTTTTTCCTTTGAACGGTCTGTTAGTATGAAGATTGTATAGGAATACTAAAGAGTTAGGAAAACGATCAGCCCACCAGAACAGGAAGTTTCCTATGACTTTATAGAATCCTCCCCATATAAGGTCAAACTCCCATCCATGTCTGAACATCAGATTTCCATCATCATATTTCTTACACAGTTGTGTTCCTGGTAAATATTCTTGTTTTGCGTTAGAATCATGATTTACGGCAACCCACACAGTTGTTAAACCAAGTAAGTTTCTTTGTTTACATGTTTCTTTCAACCGCAACCAAGTCTTAGATTTAAGTATGTTCTTCCACTTAGCCTTCCAAGGGTCTCCTATATCTCCGTTTAGTACGAGAACATCCGGTTTCTTCTGGTCTACTTTATCTAAGAACTTTGAGATTGGTATGAATCTTTCATCTTTATCGTCTATATGAAAGTCACCACAAACAAGATAGTATTTATTCACTCTCTCACCTCTTTCCTACTATTATAAACTCCTGTAAATCTCTTGGAGACACATACCACATCCCAATTTTGTAATCAGCATAATCAACTTCTTTCTTCTGTAAATAAAATTTTACATTATCATCAGTCCTATACTCTATATAATATGCACGATTACTATCAATTCTCCAACGCTGATCAACTGGTATATGTAAAGCATTTTTAATTATTTGATTATTAGATATCTCTACATAATCACCACGCCCACCATGAACTATTCTTTTAAACCCAATTGTTACCTGTACATCGGTGTTTGTGGTTAACCAAAAGTTGCCACCGTTATGTGCATAGTTGTTCATTGCTTTCCTACTAAAGTCTTATTACTTCACTAACACCATGTCCACAACAGGCACTCGCTATTCCTTTCAGAGTACCAAGACAGGCATCTTGTCCTTTGTAAGGAAATCTATTACACTTCTTACACGGTCTTGAATCATCATAAAGTTGATGGGTATCCTCATACAACCACTTATCACCTTCATACACAATAACCCATCCTCTAGAGTATGATCGTATCATTATTCCTCTCCTAAACGCTTATTCCAAAGTCTAATTGCCTCATATTTATTATCATCACTTACGCACGGTGTAACATCACACACATCGCTTCTACATTCAACATAGAAAGTTGCAAATCCTTCATATCCACTACCAGCCCATACAGTAGGTAATTCTCCACAGAACGGACATGGTTTCAAGTCATCCATTACCTTTCCTCCCCTAATTGCTTAATCAGTGCTTGCCAACCCTCGCTTCGTTTATGCCCCTCAATAAGACCATCAGCTATTATTTTGTTGTTTACCTTGACAATATATTTATAGTTCGAAATTTCAGCTAGCTCACTAATATTCCACATGTGAATTATTAACATATCTACTTCCCACCATTATCCACCGTTAACTTCCAACCTTCTTCTTTCATATCTTTTACTACGGTTTTCTCCATATTTACAAACCAGTTGCTTAGGTGGTTGCTTTCATGCTTTTGCTTCTTCGCTATCACTCCCAACATGCGTGAGCCATCAGGTCGTTTGAGGGCTAGGATGGCACTGATATCACCATCTCTTGAACATTCCACAAGTATACATGTGCGGTTGTAATTCGGACTTCTAGGGTTTTCTCTGTCAGTCTTAAATGTCCTACTCCCACACTTTAAACAGAGAACATCCCTTATCGCCTCCTTTACTTCTTCATATTCGCTCATCTTTCACCACCTTATAAATTGTATCTGCGAGGGTATCAAAATAGTTTTTATCACCATAAATAAAAACACCTTCACACAGATTAAAAACTTTTAACCTTTGACTGACAGTAAGCTTAGGCCACATCCACTCAAACAGTATATTCATATCTTGAGGTGGGAGTTGCATCAAAACCTCACCGTCAGGAGTGTTGTACGATATTACCTTGCACGGTCCCATATGAGAACTCCATTCCCACCCCGCCCACTCGCATAGCTCTTGCCATTGCCCATCTTCCATCAGATACCTCCTGTTATGAAATTGCACCCCTAAACCAATAGAGGTGCAATCGTCTACCTATCATTCTTGATATAATGCCTTACGACACATATTGTTGTTATAAATATTACAACTGACACCACAAGTATACTAGCTAATACTACCATTCGTCTCCTCTGTTGTTACCGCTAAAGCTTCAACACCGTATAGTGCAACTAGCTTTATCTTTTCATCCGAAAGTTTACCAGTACCTTTTTTAAATCCCCATTTAGCTCTTAACCTCCCATTTTTCTTAATTTCTTCTTTAATATACCTTAATTCTGTTAAGACAAGCTTCCCTGCCCAACCAGGAATTAATAATCTTTTAGCATAAAACTCAGTAAGATGTTTGTCTTTACCTTTACTCACAGCAGACCAACTCCCCTATATAGTTTGGAGGATTGTTTCGATTATTACGTCTATCAACAGCTCGTTGTTGCGGAGTTTTGGCTGGTGGAGGTGGATGCTTTTTAATATGACACTCTGGACACAAAACTTGTATATTATCTCTGTCATCATGACCACCATCCTCAAGGTGAACTATATGATGACATTGCAATTCCTCAACCTCACTACACTCTTCACACTTACCAACCTCTGAACGTATCTCTTGTAGTTTTTTACTCCTCTCAATACCAGCTAATTCTAATATAACACGTTCACGATTAGTAAGTAGCTCTTTTGGGCCAAATCTATTCATCCTCTACTTCCTTTACAAGTTGGTTCCAATCTTCTTCTCTCAGCGATAACTCTTGAGTACGACAATCTCTAAACAAGCTATACTCGTTTCCTGACATACACGGGTACAAAGCGTTAACTACTTTTTTAAGTTGCGCTTTGGCTACAACATCAAACAGTCCTATAGCGTCTACTTCCCAATGTGGGTTCTTGTCTAATGCCTCAGTCCACACTTTTTCTGTCTCTTCCTTAGTTAATAAATAAGATACTTCTTTATCCATTTTACCATCCTATTCGATTTTCGTTCTTCAAACATATAACAGTCACCGAACGAGTTTTGATTCATACAGGAATAAATACACCTACCACAATCTTTCATCAAATACTCTCCCATTTATCATCAAGCCACCGCTTACCAAACTTTTCTTCCATTACAAACGCTAACCAAAGTTTCTCACCTGAATCGAATACATTTGTTGGAACACAAACATAAGCCTCATCACAGTACTGCTCATTCATCCACGCAACGAAACACAAGAAAGCTGCTTCGATGTAGAAGGAAGAATACACTATCTCATCCTGTAATGCATAATATTGTCCAATAATTTCCTGTAGTTGGTCTTGCCGTGGAAGCCAAATATGGTACGCATCGTCCGGTATTACTTGTGCAAAACAACTTCCATTAACTATAGTTTTACAACTGCACACTGGACAACCTGTATAATCAAGGTTTGTTACTTCAAGGCATTTCGTGCATCCGTGGAAATTTCTACTCTCGATTACATACTTCTCTTGTACCTCAGCACAGTTGCACATCTTAATATAAGTTTTTGAATTATCCATTACTTATCTCCATTCTACTTTTACACCAAAAACCTTAGACATTAACCAGTATCTAACCCTGTTTCTTTTACTCCTTTCTATGTGATAACAAAACTTTAAAGTACCAAAATTATCACCAAAAGAAACTTCAATATTGTGATTTTCTAAATTAACCGACAGTGATCCCCAGTGATCATCTTGCTCACAAATATTTTCTACTTGTGTGAAGCACCTAAACCTATCTATACACGTATCACACTTGTTCTTTTTTTTTCTCCAAGGCTTTCTCATAATCCCGCTTCTTTAACTTTGCGAACTGCTTCCTCTTCTGTTAGTTTTCCTTTCTCAACATCTCGAATCAAAGGATAGAGAACCCAGTGAATATCGACACACACAGCTAATAAGTCGTTTATCTCGTCATACAACTCCTTAATGTTAGTAGACTCAGGTCGATCTGGATGCCAATTAAAGTAACCAAACCGTCTAGCTTTGCCAAGAGCTTTGAACACTTCCCCTACTTCTTCCAATAACTTGTCCTGAAGTCCACCTATATTCTTATAATCTTTATGACTCATAATCTACTCCATTTCTTTTGCGGAAGGTGAGAGATTCGAACTCCCAAGGCTTTTATACCTGCTGTTTTCAAGACAGTTTACTTCACCAATAGCAGACCTTCCATCTTAACTCGTCCAACAGACAAATCTTGCAATACAATCTTCACAATCAGGACACGGTAGTTTATCTATCTTTTCATGAAAATGCCTTAGCACTTCATACTTTATACCATTCTTCACTTCTTCATGAGTTTCGTAACAATTGTTACAATCCCAGCATTCGTGTATCCAAGAGTCATAATCAACTATATCCCAAGAATTTAATTCGTTGTGTCTGTCTTTAGAAGTATAAACCCAACCCCAACACACCCAAACTGAACCACAATAGTCGCATGTTCTTAAATTATTCATAATATAACATATCCAAGCTGTCAGTCCAGCACGGAAACTTATATTTACATTCGTCACAATTATAAGGTACTATTTCCCACGGATACATCCACACACTAAAGAAGAATGATGGATTGCTGGTTGTAATACTTACCAAATACAATTCACCTCTTGGTGCTTTAGTTTCAGCTGTTACGATTCTTACATCAAACTCTCTACTTGTAAATGTACCCTGCCAAGTCTCGTCCAAATGAACTCCATTTGGTAAACAGACCTTGTCGTCAACTTCAAACTTCATTTTGAGCCCCCAGTAGGAATCGAACCCACAACCTATCGCTTACAAGGCGATTGCTCTTCCAGTTGAGCTATGGAGGCGTAGTTTACTTTCCTCTTATAGCAAGTATGAACAAAACTAACCACGCTGTTGCGTTTATGCATGTTGCCACTATTGATGCCACCAATCCCATACTACCAAATACACCAGCCAAACAAAACAAGCACAATGCTGTCATACCTGAACTAAACTTACTTACATAAATACCCTGCAAAGCCATTTTAATTTGTGGGATTAGCATAAATCCCAAAGACATTATCAAGACAGTAGTTACATAGTCCTGCCAAATCATCACTTACCCTTCTTTTTCTTATTCCTTTTAGTAACGGCGTTTTTATACATTTCTCCTAAACCACCACCGTGCCTAGGTATATTCTCTTTTTTAGTTTTTTGTTTCCTGTCTCTTCTTTGCCACTTGTATTCGCTTGACATTATGTTATCTCGTTTATAGATTCTATATTCGCTATGGTTATACCATTTATAGTGTCTGCGTGAACTAGTTGTATACCGTTCCTATAATGGTCAGCTAACGGATTACCAACATCACCACCAGCCCAAGGATATGGTAGAAAGCAAGGTACTGGTGATTGATCATATGTTACCTCTAACGCAAACTTGGCTTTAGCAAGTACCGAAACAGAAGTACTCCATGCTACTGGTGGTTCCTGCCTTTGTGGATCACTATAAGTACTAACTTGAGATGTGAATCCAAACCCAAGAGTTGTGAACCCAGACGTGTCAACCCAATCTGCTGCATATTGATTTCCAGTAAGCCTGTACCACTTATTTGTTGTTATTTCGTCTAAATGACAGGCTCCTATACTTAGTAGATGATCATCACCTACAAACTGCATTGCGTTTCCGAAATTAAAAGAACCATCCAACCAACTTGGTAAGAATATACCCAAGTCACACTCATATACCCCTAAGTAAAGATTTGGTAATGGTAAGGTTAACGTTTCAAAATTAAAAAGAAACCTAACATTTGTAATTGTAACTGAGCCTATAGTGCTTGTGTCAAAGCAGCAAACACTCCTTCTAACTCCAGTATACATCCCTGTTCTTTTAACTCCACCATATGTTGTGGCTCCTACCTCAACATAAGATTCCTCGTATTCATTAGTTGACCAAGTGTTGTGGTCAAACGATGTCCAAATATCGTAAGAATCTGTCATGTTCCCTGAACCACACTTTGCTGGATCATCTCCTGATACTGGATAATTCCAACTACCCGCTGTAAATATTCCCATATTGTTCTCCTATGTTATATCCGTATCAGTCCAATCACCAGGTGTAAACGCCGCAGAAACACCATCAGCCTCATAACTCTCATTACTATCACCAAAATCTCTACAAAAAGTTCCATCAGGTATCCAAAGAAGGTGGTCTTTATCTGCTGTTAATGATGGGTGACCAATTTCTATAGAGCAATCTCCAGTAAATATCGGGGTTATCGGTACTTGTGTTTCTTTATAAAATCCTTCTCCTTGTACCCCTTCCCACAACTCAATATCGTTTAAACTTGCTCCGCTCACAAGTTTTATCGGACGATCATACACAAATCTAAGGTGTGTATTTATAGCTGGTGCTGTGGTTACACCACGACCAACAGTCCAACTTGTAAGATGCGGAGGATCAAAATATACGTCACGATGGTACATTTGAACCTCTCCAAATGTTACATAGGGTTCAAATCTAATCCATTTTCCACTACTAGTCCACGGATCACCATAAGCTGGATACTCTATTACTTCTCTTATTCCTAAAACTAAATAAATGGTCTCTGTGTAAGATTGGCTATTAAAGATTGAAAGACCAGCAGAGTTTACGTTAAAAGTAACGTGGTTGTCGTCCACATAAGAGTCTAAGTCTATATAAGTATCACAGATTAACGTTGCGTTCTGGTTTATTGTCTTAAAGTCTGCCTCACTATGATTAATCCCAGTAACAGTGTATAATCCTAAACTACAACCAGAGAGCCAAGAATAAGCACTATCTTTTTCACCATATACTTCCACTGCTAAACTTTGCAGTTCGTTAACACCATATCTTTCTGGATAACAAGAACCGTATCCGTATCTGTCAACTCCCCAAATAGTATGGTAACAACGAGAATACTTACTATCAGCCTCAGTAGATAATTCAACCGCTCCAGCGTAATGATAAAAAGATTGATAAGAGTCATGCCAATCTCCGCCCCAAGTGAACCAATAATAACCCCACTCGGTCTCTTCCCAGTTTCCATCTGCTTGAACTAGTTGTAATAGCGTCAATGGTGATGGGTGTGGGGAAAGAGACGTATCAAAAGCAGTCTCCGCACTAAGCACAATATTACTAGGAGAAGCATTACTTCCGGCCCATCTTTCTGTCCACATTAATGTTCACCTCCAGACTCTGTCCAACAACGAAATCTTTCTTCACACTTTTTACATCTTATTTGGTTACACCCAATACCTTTGCTTCTAACAAAGTCATAATACTCGTCACACGCACCACGTTCCCTACACATTTCCCTTCTCCATTTGTTCAAAGGAATCCAATCACACCAAGCAGTATCATAATACGTACATTTTCGTTGTATACAAAAATTATCTCTCTTTTGTTCGTCATTCATGTCGGAGCAAAAGGATTTGAACCTTTGACTTCTGCGCCCCAAACGCAGTGCTCTACCAAACTGAGCTATACTCCGTCGTACCAATTAAGTTGTTTAGCAGTTCTCCTTCTGTGACAATTAGCACACAGAACTCTACACTTATTTAGTTCCCTGCTTATCTTACCCCAAGAATAATTATTTTTTACCATATTGGAAACAGTATCAAATTTATCTATGCTTGCTCTGTGGTCAAAATCTAAGACTACAAAATCACTCTCACCACAATCCTCACATGGGTGAGTTAAACAATACTCTCTTAGTTTTAGATATTTTGTAAGTCTCCTAATCTTAGCGTTTTTATTTTTTGCTTTTTTAATTTTTTCTTTATTTTTATGATAGTAATTTCTATCATACACTTGTTTGCATGATCTACAGTATGGACTATGTTTTAATCTATTGTTTTTACCGCACTTGTAACATTCCATTTAATCAGTCCAACATCTAAATCTTTCTTTACATTTTTCGCATTTCATTCTGAAGCAAACAGCTTTTGCTGCTGGTGGTAAGTCTCTTACAGTGTCAAGTAAAGTCTTCACTAAAACAATACAGACAATAATAAATAGTAAATCCATCTGCTGTTATTTACTTATTGATTTTTTTCTACATAATCTTGATAACTGTCGTCCAACTCAATAGCTGTTTTTGCAGCAACAATTAGGGACGCAGCAAGCACTAGTGCTTCCTCAATTGTCAAATCAAAGCTTCCTTCTCTAACATATCCATGAGTAGCTCTATTCAAATCAATAGGATTTTCATACAGCATTACTCTAGTTCCTTCTAGAATCACTAAAACATCAGGGCCTTCCCCCCAAGTACATTCAGCTCTCATTATATGCTCTCACTTTTCTGACCCACTCTAACCATAAGCTGTCTTCTTTTTTCTCAGCAGTGTTTCTTATGGTCATTATTTCTTCTCGTATGCTCTTTCCTAAGTCCCAACACTTTTCACAACAAAAGTTTGGGTAATCACACGTAAATCTTGGGTTATCTAGGTTACAATCATAGTCAAAAAGTACAGCACAAAACGTACAAACATCAACCTTACCACACATGACACACTCTTTAACGCTTACTCCTGTGTTGTTGCTGCGTCCACAAACATCACACACAGTTTCTGTTATTGTTATACTCTCTACTTTTTCTGTTCTCATTTTAGTTACTCTATGTTATCAACTAAACCCATAAATAAAGCTTGATCCGCACTCAAAAAATTAGGATGGTCTGTTTTCATTAAATTATACCAATAGTCAGCCTTGTGATATTGTTCCTCGTCTGAAGTATTTTTTTCTGCATACACCTGAGCCGATTGAGTTGTTAACCCTTTCATGTACTCCATATATTCTTCGCTCCCCTTCATGTCTGTCTCCTGTGCAGAACGCATACCGTGAACCATTAACCAAGAATGTTCACTAACTACTCTTTCATCGCACGTTTGAAGAATATCTAACATCATACTCATTGCGTGTCCATATACTTTACCAACCACTCTAACACCTTTTGATTGAGCATATCTAATAGAAGCTACTATACCCAAGCCTGACTCCACATCTCCGCCAGGAGAATTCATTACTATAGTAATGTCATTACATGCAACATCTACTTTGTTCGCTAATAGTAGAATATCTTGTGTTGCTATGGTTGCCATTACTGAGTCTACGTGTCCGGTTAGTACTATTATTCCTTGGTCACGAAGAAGTTTTCTCTCTTTGTCTTTTTCCTCAAATATCATTTACGATCTCCTACAAATTAATACTAAACACACCACCCACAACAACCAAATGAGACTTTCTCTGCTACTTTCTCAGCAATTTCATTATATTCGTTTATAGTTATACCATATTTGGTTAACACATCTTCGCTAGTTGGTTTAATGTCTGCCCGCATGTCACCACAAGCATAATCTTCAGCAAGATGAGGAGCGTGATCATACTGGTCTACAAAGTCATCCATGTCTGCATTAATGTTATTTATACTAAATTTACGCAATGCACAAAGAGCACTATAACTTTCTATCTTCAATTTCATCTTGATCTCCTATTCAGTATAACATTCAAACCTTACTTTACAATTATTACATTCTGACATATCGAATTTTTTATTGTTTGTACACCAAATCCACGCACCGACGTTGTTCTTACATTTTGGACATGTGGTACAATACTTATCTACCCAAAACACATCTAAATAATCTTCATACGACAAAGGAAAACCACACTTTGGACAAGTTGCAAAAGCATATTTTTCCAACTTTTCCCTATCCATGTAGTGCTAGGGGGAGTCGAACCCACCGTTAGTAGGTTGAAAGCCTACTGTCATAACCGTTAGACCATAGCACCTAGTTGTGGTAGCGGTAGGACTCGAACCCACGTAGCCCGTCGGGCGTCTGATCTACAGTCAGATGCAATTGCCACTCTGCCACACTACCTTTTTGTACCAACGGATGGACTCGAACCATCACTAATCCAATTTTAAGTCGGACGCCTCTGCCAATTGGGCTACGCTGGCTTATGTTGGTGTCAGTGGAAGGAGTCGAACCTTCAACATTTCGGGTTTGAGCCGAACACCTCTACCAATTGGGTTACACTGACTCGTCTAATTCATCATCATCTTCCGACATAATGCAATGCCCTGGACAATCTTCGGGGTTTTTCCCCATCCACTTTTCCACTGCTAGTATTCTATCTTCTCCAAAAACGGTAAAGTTATATAATCCTGCAATCATAAGGAGATTTCCTAATCCTTTACCTTCTCCTCGTCTTTCTTCGTCTACTAATTCAAATAAGAGGTCTTCTGGAATTACTAACATATTACCACTTAACGCACCTCTCAACCACAACACCTCTGCCTTATCAGTCAAATAAAGATCACTATTGTCGTAATCTTTTTCTATATATCTTTCGTCAATTGGTAACTCTCCTTCTTTATAAAACGTTTGATCGCTATATATCTGCTTCCTCAGTTCGTCAAGAAAATCATCCATTGAAAACCTCCTAAATTTATGCACACCCATAAGGATTCGAACCCCAAGTTGGTGGGCTGGAGCCACCCGTGTTACCGTTACACTATGGATGCATATTTATGTTTTATTTCTCCACTCATCATCAAAATAATCCATCAATTCGGAAATTGTTGCTGTACTAACATCACTCAACGAGGTAGGTAAATTATTGGCGGTCATAATTTTAACCCACTTGTCGTGCCCTTTTTGTGCTGCTGCTTTTGTATCATACATTTCAACTATTACCCAATCACCATCACTATACCTTGGATGTTTTACTCCAGTTTCGTAAGGTTGTCTAGAGTCTGTTACTTTACACGTGTCTACTACTAAGTCTCCATCTTTGTAATTGTCCACCACTCTTTGCTCATAAGTACCCACCATATCAAAATAGTCAAACATCCTTCCCTCCCAAATTTATTTCCGCGCCGTGTAGGGGTATCGATCCCCTGCTCCCACCTTGACAGGATGGCGTTCTACCTTTAAACTAACACGACTTTCTTAGAATAAACGTTTCACCTAGCTACTGCGTTTACTCTCATTCTTACAAATTATACTTCTCCAAAAATTCAATAAGCTTTGGTACATCTTCGTCTCTTAAAATAAAGTCTCCTACTTGTCCATCACGCCCGCGCAGTGCACTCCAAGCTTGTTTTATCCTCCACTTTAAGTCTGCCTTACCAGCTAAATACATATTAAAATAAATGTGTGACCTTTCTCTACCGTCTCGTTCTTTACCATCGTATATCTCTACTTCTACATCCATTGAATGTTCTTGTGCCATACAATCACAAGGGAACCTCACAACGTCATAATCATTACTACAGTAAATTTGTTCCATCTTTCTCCTTTATGTATTTCTTTAACAAATCAAGTTACAGCGTACTCCACAAGAATGCGTATTTCATCGGTTGTAAACTCACAACCTAGTGTACAAGTGTTATCTTCATTCTCTATTATTTCATTTATTTCCACTGTAACTACTCCTTTTACTTAATATGACTAAACATAATCCCACGATTTAGTCCAACACTCAAATCTTTCTTTACAAAAGTTACATTTCCTATCGTCTACTAACCTTCTTCTACACTGCCTAAAGTAAGCATCATTACCAAAAATTTGTGCTTTCATTTCTTCCCACATTTCTAATGTGAGTGCATCATCTGTTGGGCCTAGCTTTTCCCCATACACCTTTTCAAAGATTTCTTTGGTTACTACTTCTCTATCCATTCATCAATCCTTGAGGTAGTGGAGAGAATCGAACTCCCTTGCCTTGGGTTGCAACCAAGTACCTAGCCAGTCGGACACACTACCTAATCCCACAAATGTTGGTAATACTTACCAAACAGCTCTACTCCGGTTTGAATTCTAAGTTCAACAGCTTTTAAACCTTCACTATCTACGTCTATGCCTGTAGACACTAATCTATTCCCTTCTGTTACCATATCACCAACAACTGTGTAAAACTCATCCTCCCAATCTCTATCTCTGATGTGGTTGAAGCACCAAATCATTTCATTCAAGGCTTCTATCCAACCTTCAAAAGTTCCAAAATCGCTAGGATACCCATGTGTTGTATCTCTTAACTGCTCCAACATAGGAACTATTATTTCAGCCAAAGTAGCGTCCATGCTCCATGTGTCTTCTGGACTCAGCTCTACTACTATGTCTCTTACACCACCTTCGTCTGGATACTCTCCCATTTCTACTTTCATTTTATTTTCCACCTATCATTTCAGGATTTTCACAAACATTACCGATTATTGTGATAGCAAACCCAGCTCTAATACTGTCAGAAACCCACGCTAGGTTAAATCCACAACTTTCATCCCACCATTTGACAACGTGTTCATACTTATAACCTTCTCTTTGTAATATGTCACCGTTGTATATTTCTACTCCATTTCTATCTTTAAGACCGGTGTACTCTCCAACTGTTTCAGGGTCTACGGGAACAGCACCCTTATAATGGTCATAAATGTACGTTACAGGGCCTTCTTCTTCTGATGTTGTAAAATATCCACCATATACCCACTTACCTGTTTTTAGGCACTTACCCCTGAATTTAATTTCTTTCATATCTATCCTTTGTGGACTCGGTACGACTCGAACGTACAACTTACTGCTTATGAGGCAGTTGCTCTAACCCTTGAACTACGAGTCCTTAATTTCTGAAACATTAAGTAATTCTATTCCGACTATACCACCGTCTTCATCAATATCTATTATAATGTCTTCAGTTATCTCTGTAGTCCTAGCTATTTCTTTGTCCGATACATAGACATAAGCCGCTTCTGCTAATTTATCATATACTATTTTCATTCTTTTGTCCAACATTTGAATCTAAGTTCACATTTACTACATTTGGTTTCATCTCGTTCTTTGTATTTACTACAATAAAAAGGACAACGAGACTGATTAGTGGAATAAATGTTTTTATCTAGCTCATAACAATACCCCAACCAGCGTGATATATACGACGAAATTTTTCTAGGTGCTGGGTCTAGTTTTCTACAATCACCACATTGATTCCATATTTTTTCAACCATGTAGACGTAGAGAGACTCGAACTCCCAACTCCCAGTTTAAAAGACTGGTACTCTACCCAGTTGAGTTATACGTCCTTAATTTCTTTATTTAGTCCAGCATTTGAATCTTTTTATACAAGTATCGCAACCATTAAGATTACTGTCAAGAATTGTACGACAAATACTTATAAAGCGGTCATCCATTTCTGCTTTTTGTTTATAATACAAAGCTAAATACTGAAGTTTTTCTTCTTTAGTCATTTTGTTCCTCGTACTAGCGGGAAGAGTCGAACTTCCAACACCTTGCTTCTAAGGCAAGTGCCTCTACCAATTGGGCTACGCTAGCTCGCTTCTTACCTTCATTAAAATTCTACCTAGTTTATTCTTTCCTTTTCCTTTACGCCTTACACGTTTTTCTCCAATGTATACGTAGCGAGGTGGAGGAGATACACCCCAAAACGTGTCTTTCCACCAGTTCCCTTCGTATAACCTTGCGTTACCTGTTTCCAGTAACCTTTCCTTTAAATAGGAATGATTAGTAAACTTTTGAGTAACTAAATCAGACATAACCAATAACTTAATTTCTTCCCAATCTGATCTTAACAAAACAGTTTTACCAACCTTCTTTGCTTTAGAAGCAGACTCGCAATTAAGTATCTTTTCTCTTTCTTCCAAATCCAAAGTTTTGGCTGCTTGGTATGCATGTTCTACTGATGGATAGTTTACTCCATCTAACGTAACAACTGTTGACCAAAAATTAGATAAAAATCTATGTTTTCCTACAAACTCTGTGATATCTTCCATTTATAAAGTCTCTCCATTAACTAGTGGTAAATACTTGGCTGCATCTTCAATGTCTACTACTGGTCTGAGTAACACGTCAATTGTATAAGAATCAAACTTGAGTGAGTAACCTCTTACACATTTTTTATCGTGCCACATAACTCTGTGTATTTTAGCATCTACTTTAACTGGGTTATTATTTTTATCATATATACTATATACAGCTTGCATAATTCTCCTTTCTTTCTGCATCCTCGGAGAGACTCGAACTCTCAGCCTTTGGTTTCGAAGACCACTGCTCTAAATCCATTGAGCTACGAGGATTCCTATGTCTATTTTCTACGTACTTGTTTACTGCTATGTGGTTTTTGTGAACCTTTACCGTGACTGTAGGAACGTCCAGCTTTATTCTTTCTTGCCATCCAAGCACTACGAGAACGAACTTCGCTTCCATTTTTACAGTAAGGACAACCACATTTCGTGTTGAACATGTGTCACCTCCTAGTGCGCCATCATGTTCCACCTCCTAAAAATTTAATATCCACTTTACCTTCTCCTAAAGAACCAATATAGGAACCCTAGTAGTGAGAGTAGTAAAGCACCAATTCCAATTACTTTTTTCATTTTACATATCTTCAACTTGTTCTACTCTCCATGAGTTACCACACTCAGGACAGATAACTTGGTCAGACGCTAACAATAATAAAGCACACTGGTGAAGACAATCATGATGATTATAGTCCTCAATACAATCATGAAATTCACCGCACCGACATTTTTCTTCCATCTTAACTCCCCCATCGACTTTGAGACTCCACCAAAATTCTTCCTTCTATGATAAAATCTTCCAAGTCATTTTCCACTAACCATTCCTTAATCCGAAGCATTCTTTGTTTTCTGTCAGTTTCTTCAACAAGAATAGCATCCCCCGAATCAACGTGTTTCTTTCCAAGTGCCAAGAACTCGTCCCTAACTGTGCTTAAATAGTTAAAGTTCATCTCACACCACTTAGCTTTCTCCCCTTTGTCCCATCTCTCTTTTATTCTCTCGATATTCCAATCAAGTGGTGGTAAAAGAATGACAAACTTCTTTGGTTGTGGAGTATTTGATTTCTTATAAAGGTCTTTTGTCATCTTTACGATATTCTTATACTCTTTCTTTGATAACCAACCTAACTTTTCAAACGCTGACATATAAACAAGGTCATCAAAGCAACATCTGTCTCCAATAACGACAGAACTATCCGATTGAGTTTGAACGTATGCTAGATTTTCTCTATGTTCAACGCAATGAAGACCCATTCTCCATACCTGCCTAGTTACTTCATCATCTATGCTTTCCATATGAGCAATTTGCTCATTTACTTTGTGTGGGTCATATGCTTTCAAATCCTCAATTAGTGTAGACTTCCCAACACCATGAGGGCCACACAAATACAAAACCCTGTTGTTATCTTCAGTATTAAATATGTACGGGTCTGGTGGAAACATTACCGGTGTCATATGAACTTCCTCACTTTGTTAAAGTTTATTTGCACTTTCTTGTTTCGGCTTGTATCCTCCCTGATACTCACCTTAATAGTTGGTGTTAAGTAATTCGCAACTATTTCTGCACTTAAGTTATTACCGTTTTTCAAATTTAAATCTTTGAGATTTATAACCAGTGCTTCATCGCTAGTAAAACATTCGTAACGATGAGTACAATCGCTACAAACTTCTTCAGCATTTTTAGCTCCATGACAGTAAAATTCTTTTCTCCAGTTGTCAGTACGACTAGTGTCTTTTACGAGGATTGTTTTCAATTTCTCCCTTCCTTTCATGACAATCTAATATTGTACCTGTATAACATGTAAAACGATTAGGACACACTTCACAACTTTCTATTCTAAGTAAACTTTCAGAAGGATAAGTTAGAGTAGTGCGATATGAGTTTAAAGGATAAACATAATAATTGTTATAATTTTTTTCTCCGATTATAAGCCCCATATCCCCAGCGTGTGAGCTTTGATACCCATGTGTATCTATAATCATTACTACATCATTCTTTTTTAATTCCATCTCTACGCGCCCCTGGAGGGACTCGAACCCCCGACGGTCTGCTTAGAAGGCAGATGCTCTGAATCCAACTGAGCTACAGGAGCACAATGCAGACTAAGTGGGCAGAAAAGTTAACTTAGCAGTTACCCTTTCCTCCACCTTTTCTAGGCCCAATTCCAGGGCCGCTTCTGTTTCCTCCTCCTCTTCCTCTTCCATCTCTCGGACCTCTTGAACCTTTCGTAGGCCCTGTTCCATCTCTTCCTGGCATCTTAGTTCCTCCTGTAAAAAATAGATAATGGATAATTCCAATATCTTTCAACACAAATTAATCTACACTTGGTTATTACTGTCTACTAACATTTGTATACAATATCTACATAAAACTAAGACAGGTAATTTATCATTTGTATAATTATAATATTTTATCGCGTGTACATAACACACGTCTTTTCCGCACACCATGCAAATTTCTTTCCCTTCAAACTGATCATCCTCACAATCATCACAAATCACTTTTTCTTTTGTAATAAACTTCTTCATTAAACCCCTGATGTTATGCACTTAAACCTGTGTTCGCAAAAACCGCATTTAGGATATGTACCAGCTGGTTGTTTGTATCTTTCTCTATGAATAACACACAAGATTCGCATCTTATTACGACAATTAGTACAATGCACTAATACTGCGTAACCGCTGGTATCTCTACAAAACCTATTTCTAGTAATTATGTTGCAATTTAAACATTGAAACAACGCACTATCATACGACCAATTAAATTCGTTATATTTCATTTAAACTTTTGCGGAAGCAACAGGATTCGAACCTGTGAGGCTTTTACACCTAGTTAGTTAGCAACCAACCTCCTTAAACCACTCGGACATACTTCCAATGTGGAGCAGGAGAGATTTGAACTCTCTTTTCCAGTGTGCAAGACTGGTGTTTTCCCAAGTAAACTACAACCCCTAATTACACCTTTAACAAACTAAAAAACGGTATTATAATAGCGTTTGGTAAAGCTGCCTTCATATTATTTACTCCTGCTGGATTCATACTGTGCAAAAATATTGCTGGTGGTTGTTTGTTAGGATGTCGTTCCAACCACTTTGCTACTTCGTAACCTGACTTTTCATCTGATGGACAAAACGCTTCACCACCAAGGTCATGATCTAACCATAAACTGTCCCACACTCCCTCGGTAAGTTTAAGGATACAATCATCCACCGTTTCCACACAAACTATTTTTTCTTCGCTGAACTTTCTTTTAAAGTAAGTGTGCCTAGTTGTATCATCATCTAAAACAAGAATTCTTTCCATGATTACCTCTGTAGGAACGGTAGGAATCGAACCTACAACTTCCGGTATGTAACACCGAAGCTCTACCACTGAGCTACCGAGGCTTATCTTTCTTTAGTATTTCTAAATCTTCTGGTCTACAAGCTGCTGAAGTATCACCATTTCCAAAGTTAACAAATACATACCAGTCATTCTTACTAGTTACTACTCCATGTTCAACATCTTTGAATGAACTTGCATGCTGTGGAATATACATAACCCTATCTCCAGCATCAAAACCTTCTGTTTCCATAATATCATCCTCTGGCACCTACGGTTGGATTCGAACCAACATGTCACCGGTTAACAGCCGGACGCTTTACCCATTAGCTACATAGGTATTATCCACTAGACCCCTCCACTATATATAATATCATACGCCTAGCATTTTGTCAAGCACTTTTCATCGTCAATTTTTAGTGCCTATTGGGGTGAAATAGCGGAATCGAACCGCTGCCTCCTGGGCCACAACCAAACGTTCTACCATTAAACTAATAACACCACGACAAAAAAGGCTAGTACTTTGTTTGAACCTCAGTGACAAAGACTAGCCGTTTTAACTACTCATAACTGTTTGTCACTACTCTTCTTCTTGTTTCTCAACCTCTCGCATTTTAAACGTATCTTCCCAGCTAGGTCTCTTGTTTGGAGCAAATGGTCTTTTGAGAGGTTTTCCCCATTGATCTACTTGAGGTCTACTGTCCGGTTTCTTTTCTTCAATCTGTTTCTCTTCAGGGGTTTCTTCCACCATTACTTAACCTCCAAAAACTTGCTAGTAAGGTCTTCTTTGGTATACATATTACTTATGCTTATATTCTTTAAGAGGGCACCATGTTCTTCTAAGAACTTACTAACTCCGTGCTCTGTGTTAAGATGTTGTTTTATGCTTGTTCCACTTCTTCTGTTCCAAGTACCATCAGGATTAAGAACCAACCCCCACTCTGCATTAATTTCAAACATTATAACCCCCTATAAACATCCCCATGAAGGAGCTTTTTCCTGTCTTCATAAGGTGCTGCCTTTCTTCTATAATACTCATTTTCCACACAATTAATAACCCCTACAACACGATTAATAGTAAAATAATTAATGTCATCATAAGTTAATTCTAGTAATCTTGTAATAGTATAATTCAAAGCTCCATCAACTTTCCCATCGTCAAACGTCTTTAATTGCTTAACCAGTTCATCGATTTGATCATCAATCTCTGCCCTATCTTCTCGCTTTATATACGGCATCCTTATTCTCCTTTTTCCTCTGCTTCAACCTTTTTTGGTATATCTTTCTTCTACGTTTAATTGACGGTTTCTCGTAAAACTCTCTTACTTTTAATTCTCGTAGTATACCAGAATTATGCACAGCACGATTAAACCTACTCAACATAGAATCGAACCCAGTCATCCTGCATTCAGCTTCTCTTCTTCTTTCTGTATCAGTCAATTTTACTTCCGTCATCTTCTACTGTTATTAATTTCCACTCGAAATTGCCAGCTTTAATTGCCTTCTTAATGCTGTTCTGACGAGCAGTCGTCTTACTCTTTCCTTTCTTTATTTCAACAATTACCACTCTTTCAACTCTATTTTTAGACAACCCATCAAATACCACAAAGTCAATCGGACTACCTAAGAACCTAGCGTCGCTAGGGTCAAACTCCCAACCAGGAAGATGTGGTACTAATTGTTCATAAACCTTACCTTCAATGGTGGCTCTACTCCTCTTAATTGCGTCCTGTCTAGCAAACTCTACTTTATCTTTCCAACGATGTTCTCTAACCAGTAGTAACACTAGCAAAAATAAAATTACGCAAACTCCAACTATCCCAAACATTAATTCAATCATTACTTGTTTTTTAACCTCTCTATCCTAGGAAGAAACCAGCGTGTTTCCCAATAGTTGGTTAATTCACCAAAAGACTTAGAAGGTAAAGGAAGTAATGTATTATCCTTTTCGCATAAAAACTCTTGATAGTTATAAGATAGGGGGATTACATACACCCCACGCAAGTTTTCCATCCTCTGTGCCTTTGCATGTTTACCAAGTTTCTGAAATGTCTTTACAACTCCGTACCTATCTTTTACTGTACCGTCCTCGTTGTAATAAATTTCAGAATGTTTACCATGTGTCTTCTTATATTCTTCTCTAACCTTATCCTTCACACTTAGTGGGACAAGTACGGAAGAATAACCCTTTGTCGTGCCTAAGTATTTAAACCCTTCTAATCTGTTATAAATACTCGACTTCCCGTACAAAGAAGTTACTGTATATAGTGCTAACTTGTGACCATACTTTTTCTCAAAATAAACCTGTACTTCTTCACTTTTTACAGACAACGCTGCAAGTTTACCGGTTAAATAGTTATTTAGTGGTGGAGTAGCAATACAATGTTGAACGTTCATTAGATAGTTTATTTTTTTATGCGTCCATTTATTCTCTTTCGTCCACCCTATATGTTTATCTCTAATCGGTATTGTCAAATCAGAAGAAAGACCTACGATTCCTAATACAAATCCAGTTTCCTTATCCCTTATTAGGTAGTGAAATCTTCTTCCTACTTCTCCGCTAAGTGGGGCTGTTGACGTTATAACCCTTCCGTACCACCACAAATCTTGTAGGTTTCCTGTATCACAAAAATCTATATAAGGTTGTATAGAACCTAAAGCAGGTACATTCATCTGCACTGTTTCCCAAACAGGTTTAATCTTTTGTAATCTGTCACTGTGTTTTACTAAATACTCTTCTTTGACTTCAGTTAATTTCTCTTTCAACTCATCTTTAGTAAATTCACTCATTCTTTTCTAAATCACTAGCATATCCAACTTTTATATCCGGTTTCCTTTTTCTCCCAGTAATTCCTCTCTCCTCAGTAATATAAAATCCCGCACCTTTGTAGTGGCTGTGCCACATAGATACAGTCTTATCTGCTTCACGTCCACATTTAGGACATTTATAAGTAGGTTTAGGTTCAAATTCCTTCTGACGGACTTCAAACTTACTTCCACAAGTACAACGATACTCGTATATCGGCATAATTATGTTCCTTCGGATAAACAACGTCCACTAAACAGCTCGCTCACGTCGTAAATTGGTATTGTGTCCTTAAACTCTACACCGTCATCCAGTATTACATTATATATTTCCCAATAAATAGGGTCTACTGAAACGTCTGTAGTATCAATCCAGTTTGTTTCTTTTAGATTCTCTGAACCACAAAATGGACACGAACTTGTACTTGTTTTTATTACGGACACTAAATGCCCTCTTTCACAAAACTTAGCTATCATTTGTCACATCCTTTCTTTTGTAGTAGGAAGTGGACTCGAACCACTGAATCACGAGCTTATCAGACCCGTCGCTTAACCAACTTGCGTATCCTACATCGATATTACACTACCCCACTGCTCTGCCATACCTTTTGCTATCCCTAGGAACGTCTTACTTCTCATCTTCGCCCTTTCAGGAGATGGTGCCATCCTCCACACTCTTTGTTCTCTGCCATCAACTATGTTGGTAGGTTGTAATAGTGGAAGATTTTTTAACCACAAACATGTGGCTTTTGTTTCACCGTGACCAAACTGCCAAGGTTGTATAATTTGATTTGGTTTTCTCCACTTAGTAGACATAATACCGATAGGATTTTCTATAGCTACAAACTTACATTGCGAATTAGCAAAAGACATAAAAAAGTCTATAGCTTGTTGTTGACTCCCATCAACTTGTTTTTCTTTAAACCACCTTGCTCCACTAACCGCTAAATGAGTACATGGAGGAAAAGCTATTATCATTTCCCACTTATTGTCTAATAATAAACCTACATCCTGTTGTAAATGCCACTCAGGATGTCCTCCAGAGCATGGTTCTAAATCACAAGAAAACGCTTCAAAACCTAATCTTCTAAATTCTATTGTTACAGCTTGACTTTCTTCACACGCTATTAAGATTGACATTGTAACGGGGGTGGGGATCGAACCCACGTGGTCAAGTTTATGAGACTTGATGAGTAACCAACAACTTCCCCGCTTCACTTTAATTCATATAAAATTTAAATACGTCTGGTTTATAAAGTTCAGAGTTTGCTTCATTAAACACATCTTGTATATCAGCAGGTGTATAATTACTTCCTTCTTCTAGGTTAATAAGTACACACTCAGATTGAATTATTGGATGCCAAAAACCATTTATCAATCCAAATGGAACGTAGTGCAACCTTGCCCACTCTACATAACTATCTTTTTCTTCTTCGTCTAGGTGTTTCCACATCATTTCCACTCTGTTGTCCAACACTTATATCGTTCGTCACAATAATCACACTTTTTTGTATTTTTAGTTCTTTTTCTACAATCAGAAAAAAACATATCATCTTCAACTGGAGCAGCTAGATCACTACCTATAAACATAATTTGCTCCATAGACACTGTTGAAGGACAACCATTTGCACAGATAGAAAGCCCACTACCAGCACTAACGTTAATAGTAGTACCATTACCACGATTAGCTGAATAAAGATAATCGTCTGTTTTCCGCATTCTATAACTTTCCTTGAGGTCCACTAAACTCTTTTTTCTTTCTACGTGTTTTAGGTTTTTCCATGTATCCATCATCCATTAACCACTTACACTTGTTTTTGTTTATCTCTTGGCAGGGTTGATCGCAAGGTATTTCTACAAAATTTTTGTTAACTATTTTTCCTTCTGCGTTAATATTAGCTGTAGTACAATACCAAGCCCCATCTCTGTACTCGCAATACTCACATTTATTAGCAATTTGTCTCTGTTTCATAGCTCACCCTCTTTGTATAGCTCGACATGACAGCCAGTGGTGGTTGGTTTCCCAAGAGCAAGACACACCAGTTCTGGTTTTTTCCTTTTTCTTCACTCTTATTGTCGTAAAGCTTAAACTTGAAGGAATATTTATTCACGCCCTTCAATCGTGTTAGTCGTACTGTTCTTTAGTCTTAAGTCTGTAAATCAAAGACGGATTTCAGTCCGTTACAGTCATAGAATAGATATAATTCTATTGTTGTACACACCATCACTTCGCAGATAGTACTCGGCTACTTGTTTTCCAGCGTTTACGTCACACAAGCTATTTATTTTTTTTAGTCTACAAGATCAGTTGTTGCGTTTATTACTTCTAAACGCATTTCAATCTCGTCTAGAAGATCAATCCACTCCTTCATTCCAGCATTTTTAACTTTCTCATCGTAGAGTCTTACTACTGTTGGTGTTTTACCTTCCGTAACTCTACTGGTAAAGTTTCTAAGTCTAATTTGTCCGGTGTTGTCGTTCAAGGCTTTATACGTATTAATCATTGTTTTTGCCAAACTTCTTCGAAGAATAAGAAGATCAGCAATGGTGTAGGTATCTTTCCCTACTGTTACTTCTATCGTAAGGTTGGTTCTATCTACCTGTTTCTTCAACTCACGATACTCCACACCCAAATCCATATTTGCTTGAACTAGTGCCATTATTTCCTTTTTCTGTGTGTCCTCTGATTCAAATAAAGGTCTCTCAGTTGATACCATTGAAGCGTAGTCCTCAATTCTTTTTCGGTTTGCTTCCATCCTTTTTTCTACGACCTTCAGTTGTTTCAATCCTTGAATGACTTTCATGTTATTCTCCTTCTTTTTAATCTTGATGAGCGTCTGACAGGACACGATCCCGTACCCCCAGTTTGGAAAACTAGTATGCTACCAATTACACCACAGACGCGTATTTAATTGTATGTTGTTCCCTTACTATTAAATTGTATCATACGCCAAGAAATTTGTCAAGCCTTTGCCTAAATTAATCCAATACCTAGCTGTCTTTTTCTGCCAATTGTAGTGCTAATGTAGCCAACGCACCTACACAAGTACCGGCTATTGTATACAACCCCTCTCCACTATCTACTGTAGTCCCCAAATAAGCCGTCAGTATAGCTATAACAATCAGTCCGAAACAAATAACCAAAACCTGTGGTCGCAAAAGCCTCTTCTGCACTACAACCTCCCTTTAGTCTCAAAGTCTCACCCATCTCGAAACGCGTGAGATCACCTCGAAACACTTAAAATTTTACCCTGAAAATTTACCTGGTCAACTCGTGATTTTTGCGTTTTTCGTCAGGCACATAGAGCATACATACTGGGCAGGTTTTATTTTTTTACCGGCTTGGTCTCTTACCCTTACTAACTGAAACTCAGCCTCACCGCAGTTACTACACACCGTTCTTTTTAAACCGTCCTTCATCATGCTTATATCCTTATTATCTGCTTACCCTTCTTTAAAGTAATTTCCAAATTGGTTAATTTCTTCTCTTCAAAATAAGCAACTCCATAACCTTTATGAATCATTGGTAGTGAAATACAAAACGTATTCTTGTGAAATTTTGTTTTGTAAGCATGGACGTGCCCAAAGACATAAATACTGGGACTGATATAGTTTAATAAATCCCTCAGAACAAGCTCACCTTTTCCTTCAAACATACCATAAGGTGCCTGATGGGTTACTAGGATATCTACATTAATCATATGTGAAATATTAAGAACGCTACGAAAAGTTTTCTTATTTAATAATCCATTTAACCCAGCTATCGCTAATCCATTTATTACTTGATAAGACACTAACCTAGTAAAGAACTCAGCATTGTCATGATTACCTTTAACAAAGTAACCTTCTTTTTGCCACTTATCTATTATCTTAATGTTCTCTGGTGTTACATCCTCAGTAGTACCAACGTCTCCAACCGAGATAAAGAAATCAAACGGTTTTTCTGCTTCCAGAACAGCGTCTAATTCTTCAAACTTACCATGAACATCACCTATTAACAGTATCTTCGTCATCATCTAATTTAACCTTACCGTCAGAACCAAACACAAAGTTGAATATATTAATTTGTCGATTGATTCTGTACCCTGAGCGTGTTATCACATACTCGCAAAACTTTTTTTCTTCTTCTGTAACTTCTCTTTTAAGCTTCTCTTCTACTAAAGAAATCACTTGTGCGTCGTCCATACCCATAGCGCAAGAAAGCTTCTCCACTAACGAATTAAAGCTTCTATACAACGTAGCGAGATGGATGTCAAGCATCTGGGCAACCTCTTTAGGGGTGTACTGCTCTTTGAACAAATCCAATATTTGCTGTTCCTTTTTTGTTAATAAATCTTGTTTATACAACGTTGAAGCTGCAATATCCAAGTCTAACCTATCATCTTCGCTTACTTTATAATAATTCTTAATAATGAATTTAACAATAACTGACATTACTTATCGCATCCACGGCTCTAGTTTCCTCGTCTTATCTAAGCAATGTTCTAAGAAGAAGCAGCGAGAACAGTCTCTTCCAAGGTGTCTAACATATACACCCGACCTCATTTTTTTCTCTAGCTTATCTAGCTCACCAGCCAGCATTTCAAAATCTTTCTCTGTCCTAGTAGTAACTAAATCCTTCATAGTTCCTAAGTGCCTAAGAATCAGACTACTTTCTGGTTCACCAAACAATTTACGATACGCATAACTATACATAGTAAATTGTAAATCAAAGTCTAGTTGAAGTTGTGTAGGTTTCACACCAGTTTTATAATCTATTACTCTTTTTCTATCATCTATTTGGTCTATAACACCGATAAGTGTATGATTACCTATTGGTAATCCACCACCTGAAAAACCAAAGCGATACTCAAGCTCTTTTGGTGCTTTTATGCCTTTTACAAAGTTATCATAGTATGTACCAAGCATTTCTTGACCTTTATCCAACTTTTTTATATACTCATTATTAACTGTATAACTGATGTTGGCTTGTGCATTAGCAGTAATCCACTCAGTCTTAAACAGCTTTATCCAAGCATCTCTTGGTAAGTCATTAACATAACCTAAATGAATTGCTTTATGAACAGCTGTACCAAAAACAGATGCGGCTGTTTCTTGTAGTTGAACTTTCTTTATGTATCGCAAGTAGTATTGATACTCGCAAGCCATAAAACTATTCACCATTGTATACGAAAACCTCATTATACTCCTTTTTCAGTGGTTGGAATACCACCGGCTCTGCTTATGTGATAATTATCACTTACATAAAATTCTTTGGTTGCTTTCCACACATCCATATCGTTGTACACTTGTCGCATCTCTCGTTTCTTTTCCTTTATATCTAATCTATACTGGACTAGTGCCAACTTCTGCTCTTCGTTGTTACCAATTATTTTTACTTGGTCTACTATTTTTCCCTTTTTCTTTGCGTTTAATGCCTCCATAACACACTCTGCCTCATACAACCTCAAATCATCTTCCATTCCTTCACATTCAGCCCTAAGATCAGTTACCCTTCTTAACAGCCTCGCATATTCGTCAGTGTCTGGTCTGCTAACTATCATAAATCCCCTTTACGTTTTTATTATACTTCTACTAAGCATCGGGAGGCCACCAAGGTTGTTCTTTGGTGTCCAATTTGCATATAACCATTTAAGTCCATCATAAACAGTAAGTTCTGGTCTAACCTCTTCATCTACCATATTCCAAAGCTCAAAACAAGCCTCAAACCACGCGTCCGATAAATTGCTATCCATCTGATTCATCAACCTCGTCATCTTGATTTTGTTCAATAGAAACGATGGACTCCGCAAGATATTTTACCTTCAACTCTTCTTCAAACTCAGGATGTTCTAATACATAATCAGCAACTTTGCTCAAACCTTGCCACCTTAACTCAGTGCCATAATTATACCATGCTCCAGACTTTTCTAATATATTTGATTCTACACAAACCCTAAGTAAATCTTTAGTTTTATCAATACCTGTTAAATGACAAACATCAAACTCGGTAGTTCCGTGCGGTGTTACGTCGTCAAATTTAGCTTTCTGAACAATAACATCACTTATATGTCTTGCGTTTACTTTATCCACATCATGCTTATTCATTCTAATTTTCAAGTCTGTGTAATACTGTAACGCTCTACCACCAATGGGTTTTTCATATGCCATGAAGCTAGACCCCGACATGTCTATTCTTAAATGATTAACAACGATTAAAATAGCCTCTCTAGTCCTAAGAACAATATTATTTTTATCCAAAAATCTACTTATTAATCTAGCTTTAGCACCTATCGCGTTATCGTCCGGTGTTAAACCACCTATAGAATCAACTATAAATACCTTAGCGTCTGAGTTTCTTAAAAGTTCGCTAAGAACATCAAGAGTGTCTTCTCCGTTGTCTGTCCTCCAAACAACCCAATTATCAGAATTAACATCTACTCCGATAGATGTTGCATGCTCTGCTGAGTATGTTTCTAACGGAATTAAAACAGTCTCTAATCCTGCCCCTAAAGCACTTGCAGATATATGATAAGAAAGAGTAGTTTTTCCTGCCCCCTCTGGGCCATATACCTGAACAATAGTACCACCAGGAATACCACCGCCTAGAATTCTGTCTAGGCTTAAAATACCAGTAGGTAGCTTCCAACTAGCTTTACCTGTTGGAATATCAACACCAATCTTCTTTTTCTTTTTGTCTTTAGATGCCGGTTTAGCATCATTCTCCTTTTTTATGGTTTGAACTATATCTCTTGCACTTTTCCCCATATCCTATCCTCCGAAATAACTTCGACTTTTACTCCTGCATCCCTTAACATGTCCTTACTTTTTAATCCTACTTTCCAAGCCTCAGTCCACTCTACACAAACTATCCTAGCTATTTTTGCGTTAATTAACTCTTTAGCACAATTAGGACATGGTACAGGACAATAACAATAAAGTGTTGATCCCTCTATAGAAACTCCGAATCTGGCTGCTTGACAAATTACATTTGCTTCAGCGTGTACTGCTGGACAATGCTCCATCCCCTCTCCAGATGCGTATCCCATTTCTCTCCTAGGACAAATATCACTTTGTTTTGTAGGTTTGTAATCACCCTTACTGTCTCTGTACTCACAATGAGTAATACCAGAAGCAGGTCCATTATACCCAGTAGAAACTATGTGATTGTCTTTAACCGCAACAGCCCCTATTTTCCTAGATAAACACTTACTGTGCTCTGAAACTAAATTAGCTACCTTTAAAAAATGAATATCTAGTATTAACTGTCTTTGTCTTTCTTCTGCTACTGTTCTGTTACTAGTCACTTATTACCGTCTCCAATCATTATTTTGGTATTAAATATAACTGTTGCCTATCTGTATTATCTTCGGGGTGGTTTTCTCCACCCCACGCATCTTTAATTTCCAAATCCACTAATATAGGAACTTGTTTAAGGAATTTCCTTGCACCTTCAATCATGGTATCATTAACAATGCGAGCCGCTATTATTGCATTTTCTTCAGGAACCTCAACGCACACCTCATCATGAATTGTGTTTACAAGTCTACCACCAATTTTTTGTAGTGGATAGAACATTAGAATAATGGCTGTTTTCGTCATGTCAGCACTTGTACCTTGAATTGGATGATTTTTTCCAACTCTTATATAATAATTTTCCAACCTTCTACGCTCTTTAAAGTCAATGTCCCTTTTACTAAGGTCTGGAAACCACCTACAACGCCCACCAACAGTTCTAGTTAATCCTTTCTCTAAAGCCTTATTACCTGCGTTAGTTAAGTACTCAATCAGAACACTGTAAGTATTTTTATATCTTTCCAAATGTTCAGCAGCCACACTTAAACTACAACCTATTCTTTCGGACAAGGTTTTAACTTCCATTCCATAAATGATTCCAAAGTTCAAAGTTTTTGCTGCCCTACGAAGATCATCATCAACGTCCTCAGTATCATACATGTCTCTGGCTGTTGACCAATGCAAGTCTTCACCTTTAGCAAGAGCAGCTAGCATTAATGGATCACCACTCAACTCAGCGGCTAATCTAAGCTCTATTTGAGAATAGTCAGCCACAATAAACTTACAACCTTTCTCTGGAACAAAACACGCTCTCAAGATTTTTCCGTCTTTTCCCTTCTTCTTTATATTCTGAAGATTTGGGTCTGAGCTGCTAAGTCTACCACTATCTGTCCCAGTTTGATGAAATCTGGCGTGTATCCTCCCATCTTTAGCAATGTGCCCAAGCAAGCTCTCTCCGAATGTCTTTTCAACCTGCTTAACTTCCCTATAATCAACCAAGCTTTTTATAATTTGTTTCTTTTTATCGTCATCACACATAGATATAGCATAAAGCAAAGTAGCGTTATTGGTCAATCCTTTTCTAGTTACTTTATTAGCTCTATTTAAGTCAATTCCTACCGCATCAAATGCTTCATTTACTTGTTGCCAACTATCTAGATTAAGAACTGGTGGTGGTTTAGGAACAGCGTTATTTTTGTACGGTGTTCCATCCTTCTTTATCCTCACAGGTTTTGGTGGAGGTGGTAATGGAGCAGGAAGCTCATCACGTAAGAACCGACTCAAATTAAACACTCTCTCATTAATTTGTACTAATGTTTTTCTCCACTTAACAGCATCAAGCTTTATACCAGCAATCTCCATATGAGCAATAGGTTCTATTAACCTAAACTCTAGGTTCGATATGGCAGTCATCTTAAACTCTTTTATATACCTTTGCTGATTCTTCATGATATCAATTAGATACCAAACATCCAGCGCGGAATACTCTAACTGCTCGTCAGTAAAAACACCATTCTCGTGGTCGAAGTCAACAAACGTTTGCCTTACCTGCTTATCAAGAGTAACATCACAATACTTCTTAACTAGCTGTAATAAGTTTGTGCGAACATTGTACATACCAGCATGTAGTAATTTCTCAGCAATTTGTGTATCATATATTCCCTTTACTGATATGCCAGCTTTAACATATAACATTTTGTAATCAAAATTTGCATTTTGAATAATTTTAGTATATGCTCTATCTTCTAACACTTCCTTAAGTGGGGATAAATCAACCTTCCTTGCATCAATTACGTATGCCACATCACCAACCAACAACTGAACAAGCAACAGTTTAACGTTATCATCTAAATAATCTAGTCCAGTAGTTTCTGTATCTAGAGGAATAAATTGTTGTTTCTTTGCTTCTTCAACTATATTAGGAACGTCTTCTTGTTTAATAATATATTTGTATATTAAGTCCATTAAAGTGTCCCATCAGCACTAGTATATGTATAAGGCCCAGTTGTTGTTATAGTTGTCGTATCGTAAGTAGGGTTGCTTGTTGTAGCCCAAGAACTCCCACCGTCCGAATACGTATACGGAATATTCCAAGCAGGTGTACTAGGATTAAGATTATCTTTTAGATGTTCTACTATTTGAATCAATGCAGCTTCTCTGCCTAACCCTTGTGCCATAAGAGCCTCAAACATTCCTTGAAGATTGTCATCTGAGAATATCTTCTCTTGCGTAAAACATTGAAATCTTTGATCACAAGTCTCACACAAACATTTTTTGGTTCCAGCTTTACTTTTGTGGTTTATCATTCTTTTCACACTCACAATTAGTACAAGAGTCAGCGTCTTCACTACACCCAAACGCCAAGTCAATATAGTTGTGTGCATCAAAAATAGTGTCTTTAACAGACTCGTTCTCAGGTGTTTTACCTTGACTTTTAAGATTGTTCCATCTATCCATCTTCAGCATCAATAAGAACATTGCGCAATCTTGAGAACTTCGACGTGGATCGATGTCTAAAGTCTTACAAAGAACATGCATCCTCTTAAAGTTACTCAGAACATCTGTTGTCGCATAATCGTGACTCTTTCCTATTAATAATTTTTGTCTTTCCTTCTCAATATCTTTTACTAATTTCTCAAATTCCTTTCCTTCCACTGCTAGTTCTCCTAATTATTTATTACTGGTACTATGTTTGGTAAAAATATGCTGCTAACTTCTAGTGTAGGATGATAATCTTTACTTATAACCACCCTAAAGGACTGAACACCACGAAGCATAGACTCACCCGCAAATAAAAGTGTATTTTCTGGAGTACCATCACTTAAAAGCGTATATTCACCAAGTAAAGCGATGTTTCCCAAACCTTCTACCAGCTCGCTATTTATAACCACAGCGATTTTATCCAAGTCTGCCCATATCTCTATCAACTTAATGTCTTTAACCTCGTTATCATCAATAAAAACTTTTGTGTTTTGATATGAACCATCACCTTTTATTATTAACATTACCTTGCCACCGAAATTAAAGTTGCAGACTTACTACCTTTTCTAACTCTATTGACAGCACCACAAGCTTCACATCTATATGTTTGATAAATATTAACTGTAGCCCTATACGGTTTAGTAAGTTCTGTCAGTTTCAAACCACCACAATTAGCACAAACTTTCTCATCCGTGTCTAGGTACATTCCCATATTAGGGTGACTCTTAACCCAAGGACGTAATTTTATGTATACTTCCTCTAGTAGTTGAACATCTTGCCTATTATATACAACCATATTATCAAGAGACTCTTGGTCACCATTCATACATCCAGACCACAGCGCAAAAGAAGTTTTTATCTTGCTGTCACCAACAAGTTGAAACCCTAACCAATCTAGTTTGCGACTCGTAAAGTACATTTTTTTAGTCACTTTTAGTGTGTCTATGCTCTGGTACGGTGATGGAGGTAGCATATCGTACATCATGAACCTTCCGTTCACCCAAGGTAAATCAAAGTTATCTCCATTGTGTGATATTATAATATCTGCCTCGTCAATCAGCTCCCACAATGCTTTCACAACTTGTTTGTCGTTACCAGCTTTAGCATCCTTTGGTGATATACAAGCACTCATTACTGTGTCACTGAACAACCACTTCGCAGACCAACATATAATGTACGCCGGTCTAACAATTTGGTCAATACTAATGTTCTGTTTAAACAACCCCCAAGAATAAACTACGTTCGGGGCTGTCTCTATGTCAAATACCAGAATTTTAGCTTCTTTTTTCTCTGTTAAGGTCGTCATCAACCTAGTTATTTTGTTGTGAACAGCGTCCCTAGAGAAATTTTCCGAAAATTCGTTAGTCATCATTTCAGCAATTTTTGATTCGCTGAAACGTTGCTCATCAGCATGTAGGCTAACAAGCTTACTTACTTTTGGTTGTGTCCAATCAATCATGTTTTCTCCTTACAACTCTCTTGCCCAATCCCAAGCATATTCGTATAAATGTAATCCTTTACTAGTTGCTATCAGTTCACCATCATCAACACCTATAGCTTTTGCCATAGACTCTTTTAGCAACTGTAATCCACCTAGGTTCACAGGGAATCCTCCCCACAAATCCCATGAACGAAAATAAACAAAAAAGTTCAACTTACCTTCTTTTATTCTTGTATCAACAACACGCAGACATGGTGGATGTTCTTGATAAATAGAACCAACATCACCAATGTTCATCGTAAGTTGATTACACTCATGCCCGTCTCTGTCATACCTTAACAACACTTCAGTAAGTTGAGGAACCAAGTATTGCCCATAAGTATAAATCTCATTTGCTTCTAAGCAATTCCTAAGAAGCTCTTCACTGTGGTAATGTTCAATTTCCTTATCAGTGCAAGGGCTTGGAATTCCGTCTGGAATATCTGGTGCTAATGGTTTTGTAGATGGTTGTTTAATTTGAACAGTTACAAAATCAAATTCCAATCTTCTTGTCCCTTCAAAACTCCCCTTATCAATAGTGTATATATTTCCTTTCTTTAAAATCTCTCTGTTGCACAGAAAGAACGCTTCCGACAAGTCTCTTGCTTCAATTGTTGTTATGTTCACTACTTATTCTTTCCTTTTTTAAGTCTATCATTTTCTGCTTGTAAAGCAAAAATTTGATCTTTTAGCTCCTTGTTTTCCATAGCTACTTGTGTAGCGTTTGAAATAAGACCATCTACTCTTTTGTAATCTATATACAAATCATTTACTTCTTCTAATAGTGTAGACATTACCTCGAACGGGATTATAAGGTACTTTTCGTTGGTAAACTTAAGTTTCATTGCCCAAAACGGAAGAAACTCCATTTGTTTAGATTGCTCTTTGTGCTTATCGAACCATTCTCTTTTTAAGGTCATTGATTTGGCTCTTGCGTCTGGTCTAGAGTAACCGTGTTTACACTCACCAACCATTAATTTTGATAACCACGGAAAGTCCCATCTACAATCTCCAGCCAACCTAGTTATCCCCTCAGTAGTACCATAAGCTCCTGACCTAGGAACTCTCTTTCCATAACTACCAGCTAAATCAGCTGTTTCTCTTTCGAACTCTTGTCCTTTTTTGGTTGCCATAAACTCCTCACTTACTAAGTCGCACTACTGAATCCACCATTATGCTTTTTAATCCCTTCCACTGTGTTCTTCTCAACATTTTCATACTCATCAGTAGCTTCGTCTAAAAAGTCTTCTACATCTTCCTCTGGAGGATCAGTCTCAGAAAATTTCAAACAAACTTCATCAAAATTAAGCTCCACTTTGTCTGTTGTCTTACCACCTCTGTTCTTGGCAATTGAGTACCACCCAATATTTCTTTCTCTTAATTTTGTAGTACTGTTTCTGTGAAGTAGAACAACAGCATCAGCTTTGTTTTCAATGTCTCCGCTCTCTTTTAGATCATGTAATTCCGGTTCAGCACTTTCTGTTCTTCTTAACTGGCTAACTACAATGAAAGCAATGTTATTAGCTTTAGCAAAAGAAAAGAACTTGTTGACTATATCTGTTATAGCTTTTCTTGTGTCCCCAAAATATTTCAAAGTTTGAAGATAATCAACCACGACAACATCAACAGGGTGATTTAACATGTGTCGTTTAACACTGTTAACTATAAAATTACACGTCTGGTCACCCCTATCTTCTATCCATAAACCATCTGGTACTTCACTTATGAACATTTGTTGTGTATTAGCAATCTTCTTCAGTTCATGGTTAGTAACAAGTGCTTTTTTCCAATCGTCTATTGATACACCCGCCTCAGCGCAAACTAGACGGTCAATGTACTGACCTTTTGTCATTTCTGGAGTAAAAACAAGAACTTTATCACCGTTTAAAATAAAATTAGTTACCATATTAGAAACCATAATTGACTTGCCTATATTAGTCTTAGCACCTAGTACCGTCAATTTCTGTTTACAAATCGCATCGTTCTTATCCAACCAGTAAAATCCTGACTTAACACCTTTATATTTAATTGGGTTTTCCTTCCTGTCCTTAAATCTATCATAAGCATCTGCCAATAAGGTATCTAACCTAACCAACCCATGAGTACTTAAAGTATTATCTAAAAGAACATTCTGCATCTGTGAAACTACCTCAATCAATTTAGTTTCATCAAAGCGTTTAGTTGTTTGTATTTTACTCGCTGCGTCTTTAAACTTGTTTAGTCTGTATCGTTCGAAAACTAATTTTACATACTCTTCCGTAATTTGTAGGCTAATGATACCTTCTGCTGCATGGAGTAGCTTCATTATGGTAGCTGGACCTCCAATATAATCAATAACCTGTGTACCATCTGGCATTGGGTCTTGCTTCTCAATCTCGTCTACTACTAACTCGTAAGTACAAACCCTTCTGGTCATACGAACGTTAGTTAAAATAGGAAAAATGATTCGATTTCTTTTCAGCGAAAAGTGTTCCTCAGTAAGTCCACTCTTTACTATTAAAGAAGCACAATCATCGTCCTGCATAAATATGCCAAGAACTGCATTCTCTGCGTCTTGATAAGATACAGAAACAACTTCTTCGTCTTCGTTTTCTATAGAAACAATGTCAGCTTGCGGTTCTGGATTATTAGCAAAGTCACTAAAACTACTACCTTCTCTTTCCATAAATTCTCTTATCCTCTATCCTTAAATAATCCTCTACGTTTAAGGCTCCTTTTACCGCAATTTCAAACTTTCGAAGACCTTCTACCTCAAGAAAAGTATCAAGGTCTGTTTTATCAGCACCACGTAAAGGTAGAAAAGCAACTTTCAAGTTCTTTATTACCTCACCTATAGAACGAGCCATAATAAATCCTGGCTTTCTTTTACCTGGTGATGCTTCATTGTCTGGAATTAAAATTACCTCTTTACCTTTTAACTCTTCTACCCATCGATCATCCCATCTACCAATACCTGCGGTAGCAACACATGGAAATCCGTTCTGAACAGCTGCCATAGCTTTGAACTCACCCTCAGTTATAAGAACTGTGCTGCTATTTTTTATAACGTCATGGTTGAACAAAAAATTAGCTCCTCTAGCAGAGTAGTTGCCAGACAAGCTTAAGTACTTTGGTGTATTCGTTTTGTAAGAAAAAAGTGTCTCCAACATTCTACCTCTTATATCAGTAACTTCATCACCTACTATATAAGGAATAGTTACACGATTAGAGAGTAGTGGATACTGTTGAGAAATAACACCCGCATCACTGGCAATCGAATTAGCATACTCACTATAATAATCTGCTGAACAGAAACCAATCCTAAAGTCATTTAAGGTTTTTTCCTTAAATCCTCTAGCTTTTAAGTACTCCAAAGCAACAGGTAAGTTACTGTGGAACTTATCTGTTAACTCTTTATAAAACTCTCTTATTTTTGGTACGTCAAGAACCTTCTGTTCAACTTCTTTTACTACATAACCTTCTTCTGGTATTATTCTCCCCTTACCGTTATAACAATGCCAACAGTTGTGTACAAGTACACCATTAACCGTATATTTATGTGAGTCCTCAATAGCCAAGTCATAGAAGTAGTCTTCACAATCTTCTAAAACTACAGTATCTACTTTTATACCATTAAACCAAGTATTTAAGCGTCTTGATATGCTGTAAGTGCTATTATTACTACACGCATCAGAAATCCAATTAATATATGTAGGTTTTTTTGTGTCTTTATAATAATTTTTAGCAAGATAACCCGAACAACTGTACCCACAATATGAAGCTATTTCCTTTACTTGCATACACAATATTTCTGATGTTTGCCCTAGTCTATTGGATTTAACGCTATCGTTAGACGTATTATAACCGTCACCATCAAGAATACCTTTTAACAATATTTTAGCTCTATTTATAGGTAATGTCATTAATCCTAGTGGTATTTTTTTATTAGTACAACCATACCCAAACATTGAACCAAACAAGTAGGACAAATAAACACTACTTATAGTTACTTTAGTGCAAGTTTTAGTTTTACTCATATATCTCCTAGGAGAAAAACCTTTTCTTGAAAAATAGTCTTCTACAAATTTTATATAATCCTTTTCATTAGAGTTAAAAGCAAAACTTATTTGCCCGTAAGACGCACTACCTTCAGCAATATACAACCCTGACACTCTTAAGAACTCGTCGTCAGTATCAACTACAAAATATTTTACTATGTCACCAAAATATTTACTCAATAATGAAGCATCTACCACGATTTCTCTACGATCTTGTAAGTCATTTATAACTGGATATACGAGTATGTCACCTTTTTTTAACTCTTCCGCACATTTTTCTTTTATATCAGTACCGTCTTGAACATACAGTATATGATCAGGAGTACATATTATCGGTCTAGTCAATTGTTTAGAAATTATGGTAGCTTTTTTGTATACTTTATTCTTGAATGTTTTTACTACCTTATTAAACTTACCAAATTCGGACAAAACCATGTCACCTTCGAGTACAGTATCTATGGTTTTATATCCTTCTCTAGTAAGTATCAAACTTGATTTATCAAAGCAACGCCAAACTAGTTTTTCTGTGTTGAAGTTAGCATCAGAACAACCGCAACAAGGACAAACACCTAAAAATTCTCCTCTATGCCGTTGCTTAATGACAAGGTCATCTACCATGCTCATTCGTACGTTCACGTGCCCTTCCATTCCTTTCCTCTTTTATCTTTCTCTGCTTTTGACATGTAGTGCATATTCCTGTCTTGTTTGTTTTCCTTATTTTCTCACCACATATAGAACAAGCAGAACTTTTAAAGTTATATGGTCTAAGACTTTCAACCAACTCTAGCGAAGCAGGTTTTCCTCTTTTTTGCTTAGGTTCTGTATGATAAGTTCTTTGTTGAATTTGGGCTAATACACGATTCTTTAGGTTCTTTAAAAAGATACTCTTTAGCGCAAACTTATTAAACCTATTACGTTCTGGAATAGCCCACAAGTCCAACAAAGCCTCAAAAACATCCATAGTGCTTGTAGCTTTCATAGCATCTCGTATTTCTTTGTCAGTGAAATACACATCTACCATCTCGATGAAACATTGCTGCCATCGCTTAACAAACTCTTGTTTAACTGGAGCTTTTAGAGAACTCCAATCATCGCTTTCTTTTAACCTAGACCACCACCAAAGTAATCTTTGATCACTCCTAGCGTTCACTACTCATCCTTTTTGCCAACAACGTTGTAAAAAGTTTCACCATCAAGAATTCTTTTAGTATCTGCTGGTGCCAGTGGAGTAGTAACTTCTTTTACATCGTACAGTTGTTCTTTCCAATTGTCACCCAAAATATCAGCAACGCTTTCGCTGCTAGGTTTAGGAATACAAGTGGTTACTGAGTCCTTACCTGTACCACGTGTATCAAATTTAACATCGTAGCCGCTTAAGTCACCTAAGTCGTCATCTTGCTCAAAAGTTGCCAACTGCTTTATAACAGTTATCCCTTTCTGCATAATTTGAACTTTATCTTTTGGTGCACTAACCACGCTAGTTAAGTCTGCCCCACAAGTAGGACAATCTTCTACCCACGTATCATTCTCATAATACGCTACGTAACCACAATCCTCTGTTGGGCAAGCTTTAACTGGTGTTCTATCTATCACATTAAACGAATACACCGGTCTCACTTTCAGTAATCCTGAATCATCTGTCGGTAAACTTTTGTTCCAAGCGCACACTGGACATGTATTCTGTCCTGAACACATAACACCTATACCATTACCATTATTTGCATTCGGAAATCCTTTATGTCCTTTAGGTACAAAGTGTTGCCAACTCTTTGTTGGTGCATCATCAACTACCCGCAATACTGTTTGATGCTGTGAGGTAATCCTTACATAGTCAGACCCAAAAGTTACTTTTGGTTTAGGTTTTGATTCCTCTGTTACTGTGTCATTAAAACTTGTCATTTCCTCTCCTTCGCTTTCCTATTCTTTATTTTGTGCTTCAGTTAAAATAATGCTTTCAGCATCCCTAATTCTACTTAGGAATTCAATCATAGTTTCAGGTAATCCAATTAAGCAATCATAACATCTTCGAACATGAGCCATTTGCTCTTTGTCAAGAATTATAAATCCAGACTTTTCATCTCTAACTGCGTCTGCAATATCTTTTGCTTTGAACATTTCTTCAGGTTTAAGTTTTAAATCTGGATGAAAACAGATAGTAGCTAAATTCTCTTGTACACTAACTGTCGTCATACCATCACCTGGTTGCCCTAGTCTATTTTCAACTCTGTACTCTCTAATGTCAATCTTAAACCCAGTCAATCCAATTTTGTCAACTCCGTCTTTCTTTTCCATATATTATCTCTCCCTTTCCTATTCATTAACTCTTTGTCTAAATTAGTTAATATTTGCTTTGGCATTTATTGCTATTTGTCACACTTGTCTTTTCTATTTCATACTGAACCTTTCCCCTTATTTTTAATCTATACTTATATTATACCACACCCACCCAACGGTTGTCAAGCCTTTCACCCAACTTCCATATTTTCTACCATACTAATGATATCATATGCCTAGAAATTTGTCAAGCCTTTTGACTAGTATTTCGTAGCTTCATTACTCTTTATGTTTTATTGGTTTTGGAATATCTTCCTTCTTGTCAGTCTCCCAATCGTACTTCGCTTTCGGAAAGGTAACTTTACCTAAATAGGTTGTACCGTCATCGTCGTATGAATCTTTCCTCTCCTCAAGCGTAACCTCAGCTTGAAACCCAGCAGCTTTGTACCCTGCTGCAATAGCCTCAAGTGCATCAAACGCCTCCGCCTCATCCTCAATCCCAGTCTTGAAATTTGCTACTTTTAATATAAACATGACTTCCTCCTATGTTTAATTTGGTATTCTCAAATATTTGAAACCTGCTCCACCGCTATCATTTGCTCCGACTGACACGAGCTCTAATGCTCCATCAGCATTTATATAGACTCCATCCGTCCCGTCCAATTGGAGCATCTCAGTATCAACACCACCATCCATAACATAGAATCGCAACCTCGACTGCTCTGAACCGTCAGTCACTACCCTGAGTCCACAATCAATATGGGCATACTGGATTTCCTCGGTAGCATCATTCTCGCCAGCAAACCGAATCTTCGCTGGTATATCAGCAGCAGCAGGTGAAGCTGAGTTCGTGTAAATGTCTAGTAAAGCACCGGAAACTCCATCGGTAGCACACTGAATCCGAAGTCCATAATTGGAGTCAGAAGCATAGAGGATGTTTTGTCCGCTACCTGTCAACTTCAGCTTCGAAACAGGGGTGCTACCGTGTTCGGTTACTTGAAAATCAAGCAATCCGTCTGAGTCCCCCCATGAATTATCTAATATGCTACATAGTATTTGTGAATAGGTTACTGCTCCAACGGTGTCATTGCCTTTGATAACAATGCTGGCGACTGCATCATTAATTGCTGGAGAAGCGGAATCGGTATATAAGGTCAGTGTTGCTCCAGTTGCCCCGTCCTGAGTATTAGTGATGTAAAGCCCTGTTTCTGCTGTGGTGGTATAGAAATAATTTTCAGTGTCATCGAGCCGGAACTTCCTGAGCATTGAGCCATCGTGTATGACATAGAAAGACATTCGTCCATCTTCCGCACCATTCGCAGGATTAGCTATAACACCATCAATCCTTACAAAATCATGGTTAGCAGAAGCATCATTCTCCCCACGCCACTCAATAGACCCTATGACATCACCGGCGGCTGGAGAAGCAGAGTTCTGATAAAGAGTTAAATATGCCCCAGTAGCTCCATCCTGAGTGTTGGTGATATAAAGTCCAGTGTTTGCTGCCGTGGTATAGAGGTAATTGTCTCCGCCACCATACATTTGGAACCTTTGCTTTTCAGCACCAGCTTCCATCAAATAGATGCTTACACCGCCATCTTCCGCACCATTTGTAGGATCATAAATGTATCCTACAATGTATGCATATACGTGGTTATTCGAAGCACTATCTTCACCACGAAAAGATACCTTGCCTATATTATCCCAAGCTGCGGGACTAGCTGAATTTTGATATAAAGTAAGTATTGCACCACCAGAAGAATCTTGGGTATTGGTGATATAAAGACCGGTATTTGCTATTGTGGTATAGAGGTAGTTGTCTCCGCCACCATCCATTCTGAACTTCTCAACCCAACCACCATCCTCAGTAACATACATCCTAATGCGACCATCTTCGGAGCCATTTGTTGGGTCACCAATCTGTCCATAAATAGCAGCATAATTAAGAGTATTGTCTCCGCTATCTTTACCAGAGAAAGCCAGATAGCCGACACTATCATTAGTTGCTGGTGAAGCTGATACCTGCCTTAATGTCAAGGAACATCCTGTTGCTCCATCCTCGGTATTCTGGATTACCATACCTAAACCAGAACCAGCAGTATAAAAATAATGAGTCCAACTTGCCCCAAGTCGTGCAGCGAGGGTGATTGCTCCATCTTTCATGGCGTAAAAGTCAAGCAATCCATCCTCAGAACCATTGGACGAGTCATAAATAAGTCCTTCAATCTTAGCGTAAATAGTTTGATTCGAGGCATCATCTTCACCCTTGAAATCAATCCGCCCGACAGTATCCCACGTAGCAGGAGAAGCTGAGTCTTGCCTGAGAATAAGTATTGCACCCGTAGTTCCGTCCTGTGTGCTGATAATATCAACACCGACACCACCAGTTACTGTCAATACTTGCAAACTTTGAGTTAAGGTTGGAGTAATTTGGTCTATATTGATTATACCATTACCCTGCATATCTATGTCTTTTGTTACATACATTCCAGAGAACGTTGGAGTTGCTCCAATTGTTACATCTTGATCTATATACGTGTGGTCAGAACCATCACTTGACACGTGTGTATAGGCAGCATCCCACTCTGTTTGTAGTACATGAGCTGGAATAGTTCCTGACAAAGCTGCTGCTGATAAGTTATCACCAGTATTCCATTGTGTAGACCCTACAGCAAAGTTTTGTCCTGTTGGTAATGTTAAAGCACCAGCAGCACCAAGTGTTACGTTATCAAGCCAACCTGTTAGCTCTGTATGTTCGCTGTTTGTTAGGTGATAATACTCATTAGCAGTACCACCATCTAAACCTCCTAAACCATTATGCACGGTAACACCGGCAGACACCACACCACCGTTCCAAGGAGTACTAATATTTGTAAAACTAGATGTTTCGTTCTTTGCTATAGTTATTCTAGCTATTAATAACCCAACTGAAATTACTTTATTAGGTAACCCTTCAGGAACTGTTGAGTCAAGAGCGTCTGCCAATGTATAACTATCTTGTCCCATTATAACGTGAACATCACCATCATCATGTTGATATACCCAAAATACACCATATTTGTTATTATCTAATGTTGCAGGAGTTCCACTATCATCATCGTATACTGTGTTTGGTATTTGTGTTTCCCCTGTAGACTCAGTCCAACCTGTACCACCGTCTCTATACCACAAAGAAAATGTGTCAGTGTCTGACGTGTCTGTAGCTACTGTAACGTGCCTTTTTTGTGCTATATACATCACACCAGCAGTTATGTCTAGATTACGATCTCCTGTTTCTGTTAAAACCATTCCAGAAGCTCTTTGTAATCCGTAAAGTTCCCACATTCTATAACCAAGAATGTGTGGATTATTCATATAATATTGCCCTGCTGCTACTATATGAAGCTCATTATCGTCCCTATAAACACGACCAATAATAAATTCATCATTAAAGCTTACGCTGTTTAAATCAGTTGTTGAAGACACTACTGGAGTACCACCACTATAACCAACATATATCCAGTTGGCAGCATTGTTAGTTAAGTCTATATTATCAGCACCAGCAAAGTCGAAATTAACAAGATCACCTATTTCATTGTCTGTTGTTCTAATTAAACCAGTACCAGAGGCTACAGCAATTTGACCAGAATCAGAGTCTGTAATTTCAAAACCAGTAATAACACCGGCTGAAAAAGTATTACTTATATGTGCTTGTACACTGTCGAACGAAGGAGTACCAATACCATCAAGACCTATGAGAGACGCCCCAGCTGATCCATATGTTGTAGAGTTTAACTCTGTTTGTCTATAATAAATATCATCTTTTACTTTAAGAGTATCAGACTCTATTTCTATAGTATCATCATCAACATTTACTGATATTGTTCTATTCTCTGCTATTGTTCCTCCACCAGTAAGACCATCACCAGCAGATATTGTTACTGTAGTATGATCAATATGTTCATCAGCAACAAAATTGGCTAAGTCATTATGATCTATTTCATTATCAACAGTAGAAATTAATACGGTATCACCAGCATCAGTCTCTACTAAGATTCCACCATTACCTTCAATTGTAAGTGTATCACCATGTTCAATTACTTGATCTGTTCCAGATTCGGCAGCTACAGTAAAGTAATAAATCCCGCTTGGTGCAGCATTTACCCAATAACCTGTTGCTGAATCATATTGAAGAAAGTCGTTGTCAGCCACACTAATAATACTTACATCTCTAAGTTCATTAATATCTGTATTTGCAGCAACAGTGTCTGCCAACCCTGATAGTGTAGTATTTACCCACTGACCTCCGCTGTACATTATAAGCTCACCAGTGATAGGTGAATCTATAGCTACATCGTTTAAGTCATCTAAACTACCACTACCAGACACAGTAATCATAGTTCCATCTGCTGCAACGCTAACAAAACCAATACCAGATACAGTAAGTTCTCCTGTTAAATCATTTACTTTATTAACGATTGATTCATAATTCCATTTGGTATTGGAATCTTTGTAAATTAAAGCATCACCGTCTGCCAAAGTACCAGACATTACATAGTGATTCAATATTTGCTCTGCGTTCCAATGGGCGGTTTCTGACCCAACCATATAGTATTCCACGTCATGTGGATTTGTAGTATCTAATATGTGAGTATCAATATCGTCATGGCTATACAAACCAATATTTTGTAGTAAATCGTGATCTATTTCCGTATCAACGAATGTTAAGTTAACATTATTATCACTACCGGAGACTGAGATAACTGAGTCTCCAAGTATTTTCTTGAACTCTAGGTCTACTCCAGCTTTTTGCTTGAAGATTCCGACACCACTAACACCAACGTTTGAGGCAGTATTGTCCTCACCAACTTCATCAGGACTAAATCCTGAGACAGTTATGGTTTGTCCATCTTCACTTATAGTTACACCACCAGACCCTGCTAGCGTGGCAACACCAGCAACGCTGTTAATGGTTTGTACATAAACACCACTCAATCCACCTGGAGCAGAAGAAAACTCTAAACCGTCTTCTCCAGCTGTAACCCTAACAAATTGCATTGCTGCACCACTATAACTATCAGGTGTATCTTCTAAACCAGTAAAATCATACCCACTAACTGTGTGCCCAGATACAGCTTCATACAATTGTCGTGTTAATATCGGACCTACCGAATCATGATAAACTAACATTCACTTACCTCCAACCAACTCCGATGGTTATTCAACCACCTCTTCTTCCTTTTCTCTACTCTCTATCTGTCTGACTTGAGATGCTAAAGCACTAATAAGTATATGCAGGGCTTCTTCTATAGTTAAATCTCCTGCAAAGTTAATGCTCCCATCTGCTTGATCAAGCGCAAACGAAAAAAATCTTGTATTCATTATTTCCTCTCCTATTAAGTAACATCTGACCCTAAAACCATCCAGTCACTGCTTGGATTAACTACAATAGTTTTATCACCGTAACTATATCCAATCATTCTAACAAGCTCACCTTGTAATGAAGGTGCTGTTTCCGAAAATTCACCATCAACCCCAAGATATAAAGGTTCTCCGTAGTTCAAGTCACCATATTCTGCTCTTACATACCCGACCAAAACTATGTGAGTTTGTGTCCCGTCAACTACAGCAACCCCAAGTAAACTTTTTCCTCTTTCATAATCATACTCGTCTGCGTTAGATGCTGGTAACCACGTACCACTATCACAAAAGCAAACCATACCTGTAGATATAGAACCAGAAGTAGTTACATTATAAACAACTGTTCCACCATACAAGTTTGAATCATTAATAGAGTAACCATCACCTTTAAGTTGAATAAAGTTTCTAGTGTCTGGGCCTGTTGTAACATACATCCATGACCATAATTCCAACGGAACAGAACCATGAATCCACATCTTATAACCTGTTCCTGTGTACGTATTTGTACCACACCCAACAGTTCCACCGACACCGTCTACACTACTTAAAATAGATAGTCTACCAGCTCCACCGCAAACTGTTATGCCATCCTCATCTAAAACTACATCACCACCAGCTGCATAAAAATGGCCATCCACTGTGCTTAACTCTACTTGTAACTCATTGTTGTGGTATCCCTGTAATCCAAGGTAAGACATGTCCATTCGACTGCTACCTTCTGTCCGAACACCGTTCTCATCAATGATAAATCCTCTTGCCGATAACCTAATTTTTCCAGGTTCAAACTCACTCATCTGTGTCCAGTGAACCTTTTTCCAGTGTGTACCATCACCTAGGTCGTCTAAACTCTTCCCACCAAAAAACGTATGATATGCACCTTCTGGAATCTTGTCACTTGTAAAGCTACCATCAACATACGTTCTTTCTGTTAATTGAATATAACCAGCCGTAATCTCTGTTGATAAAAGCTTGGCATAAAGAGTTCCATCATCAATATTATCAAGGTTACCAACTCCAATCCATGTTAAATCGATTAGTCCTTCTACAGTCAATCCAGCTACATTTAGATGTTTGGCTTTTAAATGTCCAACTAAGTAGTTGTCTAAATTAAGCCAATTATCTAATTTAAAAGACTTTTCTGCCTCGGTTATCGAATCTACAACATATTTTGAAACGTCTTGCGAATCTTTAGTAGTAAGTGTTCTTCGTTTTACCATTATTCACCATTAAATCATTGGGTCAACCCACGTAAAAGAGTTTCCTATAACACCAAAGGAAGGATTCCATCCTGTTGTTAAAACATGACTATTGTTGGTATAAGTTAGTGTACAACCTTCTGATACTTTAATCCAATACTCCCAACCTGGTTCTATTGCTACTAAATCCCTCAGCGTAATGTCTGGATCGTAGAGCAACCATTCTGTACCAGTCCAAGCCCAAACAATTTCTAAGTAATCTGATATGCTAGCTGTTTGTACTGTTATAGAGTCATATCCAGGTGCAGGATTAATTTCTCCTTCATCGTCGATAGCTACTGTATAGTTAAAACCAGCAGCCACATTAGAGAAATTTTCATTCCTTATCTTTAATGCAGTCTTACCCCAATCCGATGTGACATATAACCCTGAAGCAGTACCAACCAAAGCAAAACTAGAGTAAACATCAGTATCTATTGACTGAACTGCTCCATCTAAAGATGCCCCCGTAGTAAAGTTAAATCTACCAGAGCTAGCTTGCCCATCGTAAACTAAAAGGTCACTACCAGAACTGAGTACAGTGTCTTCTGAATCGTATACGTTGAATCCTACTCTTTTATTACCACCAGTCGGAACACTACTTCCTGTATACCAATCAGTACTAGTACCAAACTCTGAATTGCGAGCAAATCCATTGTCACCCCACACAATTTGAATCTCTGTATCTCTCACAAACAAGTCAGTAATCGTACCGCTTACCGCATAACTAAGATGCCAGTTCCAAATGTTACTTTCAGTGTTAGTCCAAACGCTACCACCCTCAGCTACAACAGCACTGTACAAACCAGTGCTGAATGTACTGGCGTTTATATCAGTTATAATGTTATCAAATGTATGTGCTGGTATTGTTAGAAGATTTGTTGATCCTGTAGCAATTACATTTTTGTGTAACAATAAACTTGCCCCAGATGCGACCCAGAACCATGCTGTATCTCCTTCCCAAGACTGTTTAAAACCTCTACCTGGAACAATAGCTACTGCCCAGACAGACGCTGTATGAGTATAAACTTCAACAATTGTAGTGGATACCCCAACCTCTGGTACAGTGTAAACTCTACCGTCCGATAACCCTACTACTCCAACATTAGTTTCTCTGTCTGCATCTAAAGCTGTAACAGTTGCAGGAAATACAGAAGTAAACCACGTATCACCACCATTTTTTGTGTGATATACATTAGAACCAGATGCTGCCATTATAACAGCGGCTGTAATGTCCACTGGTGTATCAGGAAGAACGTTAAAAAGAGAAATGCTAATAGTCTCTGTGTCTGTAGTTCCATGAATATCCGTAACCGTTAATGTTACAGGTAAAGTTGTTTGGGCTATATTTGTAACAGTATAAGAATTCTTAACTGTGGTAGCATCAGAGTAACCATCGCATTCCCACAAATAAGTTAAAGATGTTCCGTCAGGAGATACTGAACCACTAGCATCTACATAAACCACTTTAACATAATCAGAATCGGTCTTGACCATATTAATGTACCATTGGAATGTAGCAATAGGTTTCCAATACATAGCTGCCGGAGCTTCTGAACCTAATCCACCAGCTAAGTCAATATCTGTAATCCAAGATACCCCATTAAAATTGTGGTTATACCCACCTACCACATAGTTTCTTCCACCAGGTGCCGAGTAGTCATCAACTATCTTTATAGTTCTACCAACCTCTATCCTAGAATCTCCTTCAATTCGTACACTCCCAGTATATTGAAGTCTATTTAAGTCATCATAAACTCTTGTAGCTATATCTGTAACAATATCAATACCATCAAGATAATCAGACTTTATTTCTGCTCGTCTATATTCTGGTGGAGTAGTAACAAACTTAGATTCCCCGAAAACTACAACACGTTCTTCAGCTCCTTCAACAACAATATAATTCCTCGTTCCGTCATCCGATACGGTAGTGGAAACCTCTATGATGCTTCCTTGTGAATAAAGTTCAGGGCTTTGATTATCAAAGAATATAGGAAAAGCATATTCCTCACTGTTCCATGTTCTGGCATTTCTGGTTGCACCAGCATTCTTATACACAAGGTTTGTTTCGCTTATAGCAATATTTTGGATAAGTTGACACCTAACTTGACCAGAAGGGTCAGCCCATATCCTGTACCCAGTCTTACCACAAATCTGATCAATAATGTCTATGGCGGACATGTAATAAAACTCTGCTGGGTTGTTATTACCTATTATTGGACACAATCCTTGCCCGTAATCTGGGAAGTCTAAAGTGTAACGAGAAGAAGGAATTCCACTTTCTTCTAATGCAGTAGAAATAATAACCTCAGCTGTCCGTTCACTTTCTGGTTGCCCACCATACCCATCTGCATCCACAGTAATGTGATACACTTTCTTGTTCTCTTCAAGATAGTAATTCATCTCACACAGTTTTAATATGTCTTGACACGCAACCTCAGTTATACCAGGTTCGTCTGTCATAGTTATCTTTTGAATAAAACCATAAAAGGTTGTCTTTAAAGTATTTAACTTGTTCCAACCTTGCCTAACTCTAACACGATCCATCGGTTTCCAATCAATCTTATTCAGAAATTCATCATAAGCATCTATAACTTGAAAAGTACACATACCAGAACGTTGATTAGCACCGTATGTAATTTTACAATTAACTACATCAGGTTTATACTCTATTCCAGCATAGGCATCAGGAGTTCTAAGAGACTCAACCCCCAAAGCATTTTTCCAAATACTTATCTCTATTAAAGGAGTTTTTACCCTTTTGTCGTACTCTTCTGCAATATACTCGTCAACTTCTGCCATTATATATTAATCCATCTTTAAAATGGTCATTGTAACGTCCCAAGAATCTTCCCCATCTCCCACTGAAGCTGTAGCTAATACTGGCCGAAAAACTGCACTAAAATCAATAATTAAGCACTGAAACGGTTCAGTAACAGAACTGCCAGGGTCTCCAGGGTAGTAAAGATGATCCCAACATGTATCTATTATGTTTCTAGCATAATATAAGGTTTCTAATTCCCTCATCATACTACCAGCTATTGCCGTAAATTTTAACACACGCGTAGCACCATCGAAACCACCAATTTGAACGCTTGGAACAGTCGAACCTACAAAGTTAATTTGTTCATGTCTTAATGACCGTACCCAGTAAGTATCTCCTCCAGCCCTGTCTGGATTACGTACAAATGTATAATCACCAAGAACCCATCTATTTACAGCCATTTTTTACCTCGAATTTGTTAAACTCTTACCCCTACTTTTTTGACCAGCCCTTGAAGTTAAATTAAAGTTATCAGGATCACCAACTAACATTGCTTTCATATTAGTAAGAAGCTGACCCATCTTAACGTTAAGATTATCCATTTGCCCCTCTATACTAATTAATGTACCATTACTTTGAGTTAGAATGTTATCCGTAGAACTAGTATCAACAATTAAAGGAGCACCAGGTTCTGTTCCTAACATAGGTGTTGTTGGTTGAGCTTGTAGTGGTTGAGACATTGGTACACCAGCCAACATTTGATTAGTCATATTAGGAATTAAAGCAGCTTGAGTTTCATTCCACCAAGCACGTTTACCAACGTGATAACCTGTAGGAACATTATACTCAACTTCAACCATAGCTTGAGTATTTTTTTCTATTTCTCCTGTTAGTGCATTAAGCGCAAACGTGTTAGCTTCTTCACTATAAATAGCATTTTTATCAAGACTAGGATCATAGAAAGAAAAGACACCTTTTTCTGTTTTACCAAACAACTGAGCAATTCCAAGTAAAGATTGATATCTTTGTCCCCATTTAGAACTAGAGTCTGTAAGCCCTTGTTGTATCTTATTAATTATATCAAGAGGTTTACTTTGAATATCACCCCAATTGATAAAGGAAGTTACCCTTTTAACTGCCCCCTGAGCTATAAGGTTAACATTTTCTAGTTTTACTAAGTCATCACTAAGTGTAGAAACTGTCTTTATTATCTCGTTTAACGAAGCCAGAGTTTCCGCATCGTTGGTAAGTTCCAACTTTTTGTTTAGGTGTTCTAAAACATCACCAAGATTTTCTTGTGTTATCTCGCCAAACACATCTGGGAGAAACCCTTTAGCATCTTTTGCTTGTTGACCGGTTATAAATGAATTCCAGCTTGTGTTAAATGTAGTAATCGTTCCTGTAACACTTTGTAATTCCTCTAGCAGTTCAGGAGCATATTTTTTTACTTGCAAAAACTGTTCTAGAGGAATAGCTTCACCTAAAGCAGTATATTCTTCACCCAACCTTGACACTTCTTCTAAATGTGTAGCATATGATAAAGCAAGACCACCATAAACGTCCTTTAACATTTCAAAGTCTTCGGCAGACATGGTTGATCTACCCTCTAAAAGTTCTTGCATTAACTCTCTTTCTATTGCTAATAAGCTCTTACCACCAGTAGTTATTCCACCAACCTCTGAAGCAATTACACCAGGATATGTAGTGGAAAGACCAATCTGTCCGGCTTGCATTGATTCACCTAATTTACCAGTCATAAGACCAAACGGTGCTCTGAAGTCAAGGTTAGCTACTGACGATAAAATTTGGAACATTTTTTCAGTTCCTACTATTTGTCGTTCAGTATACTCAACATTTCTTTCTAAAATAGAGCTAACTTCTGCTTGGATTACAGCATACGCATTACCAGCTACCGTTACAGCTTTTTGAGTTTCAGCATACTCCTCAGCCCACTCTACAGCTAATCTATAGGTTTCAGCATCTTCTTTATATCTATCAGGAACTATTCCACCTTCATCAGTTAAGGCTTTTAATCCTCTCATAGCCGCAACAGTCCACTGAACTTCATCGCTTATGTTCTGCCACTCAACAAAACCATGTTTAGTTGCTTCGTTTAGTTCTTCTTGGCTTATTAAACCTAACTCTCTTGCTCTCTCAAGCTCAGGTAATGCACCAAGACCTTCTTTCCACGCTTTTTTTGCTTCATAGTTTTGTTTAAGAAGCTCAGCCGAATGTTGTATTTCTCGTGGAGCAAAATATTCAGCATATTTAGCTTGTCTACCACTACCAATTTTAGGATATTCTTTCTTAGCTTCTTTCCTTAATTCCTTTATTTGCTCTTCTACAGTAAATACACTACCTTCGTCTACATCAGTAGGATGATAAACTTCTTGTATAATCTCTTGAACTTTAGTAGCAAAATCGGTAGAGACATCATCAAATATGTTCTTAAACATACCCTTCATTTTGTCTTCTGAAGATATCATACTTTTAACAATGGTATCCGCAATAAATCCACCAACTGCACCACCAGCAGCCATTCCTATAGGGCCTCCTAGAGCTAATCCAACACCACCACCAAGTCCCATTCCTGCCGATTGCCAACCACCCATACCAAGTCCTTGTCCTACCATACCGAGCATCATACCACCCATCATACCACCACCAGCGCCAGCACCACTAGTACCCCAACTAGCAGCACCTCTACCTACTCCTGCCCATGCTTGTTTAGGTCCACTCCAATCCCAACCTCTTGGGCTGTACCAAGCACCACCAGTTGCCGGTGCGGGTGGAACAGCTGATACTCTTCTCGTCATAGCTTCTCTATACCCGCGCGGGTCTTTTGGGTCAAGAACTAGAGTCTGTAATGCTGGAGTAGCTGCTCTACCAGCAAAAGCTGGTCTAGCAGTATCCCTAACCGGTAAAAATCGTCCAAAACCTTGTCGCATAGCTTGCATCCGTGTAGTACCAACCGATGCTGTTGTCACTAATGCTAATCTATTTTGCGCTGCTGTTAAGTTAACTGCTGCCATTTGTTGATTAGCTGTTGCTTTTAGTAATCCATTTTTTAATACTATTTCACGTCTTGTTAAAGAGGCCATTCTGTTAGTGTTTGTAGTAAGTAACTGATCAGAACGAACTCTAGCTAGATTAGCACTAGTCCTTTGTTGTTGTTGCTTAGCAAAAGCTGCTCTATTGGCAGCATCAGATACACCTAGCTTAGCAGCTGAAATTTGAGCACCCGAACCCCTCAAAGAAGCGGCTGGAACACCAGCAAACCCGGCAATACTAGCATCCATCATAGGTAGTTTTCTAGCAACACCAGCCAAACCACCTAACCAACCTCCTGCCGCTTTAGCTATCTTTAATCCAACAAATGCTGCTGCTAATATAGTTAATGTTTTGGCTAGAGTTAGTAATGGGCCATTTATACCAGATATCTTATCAAAAACAGTAGCTAATCCTTGCATCATGTTTGTCAAAGAACCAATTGCACCAGACTCTTTACCAATAGTCATAAGAGCTTTATTTTGAGCAGCTGTAAATTTGTCCCAAGTATTCGCCAAAGTATTAACAATTTTTGCATTAGCATCAATAGCTTGTCCATTAGCATTAGCAGAAATAGTAGACGTTGCTATTGCTTGATCAAAGTTATTTAACAAAGCAATAAATTGAGCATACCTTCTCTGCCCTGCACCAGCTGCTTTTGCTATTTCTAACCATGCAGACTCGTCCAACACATCTTGTTGTTTCATCGCTGATAGTTGAGACATAATGTCCCAATAGTTCCTTACTTCCCCAGCAGAGTCTCTAACAGCCACACCAAATCGTGACAATGTTTTTATAGACTCTTGGTTATATAAAGTAGACATCAATGCTCGAATCGCATTACCAACTTCTACTGGACCTAATGTTACAGCCTCACTTAAAGCTGCAACAAGACCGTTAACTTGGTCAACATTTAATCCTGCTGAAGCCGCAGCACCTGACATTATAGCAAAACCCTGTGCTAAATCATTAACAGATGTTGCTGCGTTCTGCGAAACAGCTACCCACTTATCAAGCAGCATCATACCTTGGTCTAACTCCAACCCCGTCTGTCGTAAAGAACCAACTAAGATATCCATAGATTGTGAGTAATCCATTCCAGTAATATTAGCCAAAATAGAAGAATCACGTAACATTACAGTTGCTGTAGCCAGTCTCTTCGTCTCATTAGTAAGACTAGCTGTAGCTCGTAAAGCTAAATCCATACCCCTTAAGGTTCTTTCAATGGGCATACCAAATTCAATCGCCACGTCAGCTACTTGTTTGAAGTATGTATAAAGTTCATCACCTACTTTTCCAGTAGTGATGCTTATTCTTGCTAATGAAAGTTCTAAGTCTTTCCAAACTTCTACAGTTTCTGCAAGCTTCTTAAATACTCCATAAACACCGAAAATCGCTGCTTGCCAAATAAGAACTTTCTTAGTAGCAATAGCAGCTTGGTTACCAAAATTTTCTAGTGTTATAGCACCACGAACACCTTCAGAACTAAAATTCATCATAGCTCTGTTTGTATGTCCCACAGCAGTACCCATAGATTGTATACCGCTGGTTGTTGCTGCTAATTGTTGCCCATACCCTTGGCTGGTAATTGGACCTGTAGTATATGCCATATAAATTATACCTCTACTCTATACTGGATTCATCAGTAGGAATTACAAACTCTGTTTGTATATTGTCACCATAGACGCGATCAAACCATTCTGAAATTTTTGAGGGTTTATCCCAAATACTTCTAGGAGGTCTTTTGTCCTCTGGTAATTCCATATAAGAGTCTATCTGTATTCTTCTCTTTATAACAAAAGATACAGTATAAGGATACTCACTGACCCCGAAACCATCTAAAGATTTATGAAGCGGTTGTTCAAGCTTTCTGACAACGTGCCACCAACCAGTGAACACGCTGTCCTCAGCTAATTTTTTAAGTCTTCACCCATAAGTTCTAGTTTGTTGTAGGCATCAGATAGTTGTGTTTTCAAATTAATGTTACTAGAAAGATACTCTTCAAAAGAATCAAACGCAAGCGTTTTATAGTTTGTATCTTTATATGTTCCTTTATAAATACAAAAATCTCTAAACATATTTGCAAACACTCTTGAACTCTCTATATCAATTACTGCTGTAACATATAATTTCTTTATATCTTTTGCAGCATCTTTCTCCAGCTCTTTCCTTCTTTCTTTTGACCTTTTTTCCATGTAGTCCGTCAATTGTTTTATACGAGATGTCTTTGCCTCATCTTGAGCAGCAGTATATTCTTCTTGTTCCTCTAGTGTTGGAGTATCTGACAACTCTGGTATAGCTACTTCCTTTATATGAAGCAACCCTTCCTCACTATAGCTAGGAGTCTCAGAAGCAACAACGCTATCAATCATGTCTTCTTTTTTCAAAGATTCCAAATCGATAAATGAAGCCATATACTCTTCTGTGGTGTTGTCTCTCAGCTTCATTCGCTGTTCACGACTCTTTCTTAAAGCAACAGTTCTTGCTTCTTGATAATCTAAGTCACCGACTACTCTTACATACACAGTAGCCTTTATATCATCTCTGTGCATAAGTTCGACCTTTGTTTTCCATCTAAAAAGATCAGCTAAATTACTCATTTCCTTTCCTCTCTTTACAAAAATAGGGGAACCCCAAGACATATAAATGCCAATTGAGGTTCCCCTTTATTAGTCGTTATACGACTGTTCCTTTTTTAACCTATTTAATTGTTAGTCTTTATCTATTATGTAGGGCCATTACCGCTATACACAATACACTGTGAATCATCAGACGCGAAATTAAACGTTTGTGTCAGTTGTCCACCAACATTAGTAGTAGTTCCATCAGACGTAATCCTCATTGATGGGATAGTTACCGTCTTAAGGACTGTGGAGTTATCGGCTGGGTCTTTAACTTCAACCTGCAACTGCAAAGTACGAGTGTCATATTGATCAACACCATACTCTTCGTAAGCATCTCCATCTTTATCACCAGTTGTAAGCAAAGCCACAACTTCATTGTCTACGTCTAATACACTAATATCACCTGTAACGTCAGGTGGTTCTGTTATGTAACCAACTAGAGAAGTATTTCCCATCTCCTTAATAGGAGTATTAGGGAACGAACCTCGAATTGTTACACTTTGTACCCTATACTGAGTTTCCTTAGTATCGTCTGATGCAAAAATATAAACAGGAATGTTCTTACCTTTGATAGCTGCTGGAACTGTACCATCTGAAATTTCACTCCAAGCCATAGTAGATGTACTTGAATGGTACACAACTAGTGTTTTATCCGCAGGGTCACCGTAACTACCGCTAACGGTAACTGTTGTACCAGCAATTGAACATTCTGGGCCTTCCTCAAGCCAATCACCAGCAATAATTACGCTAAGAGCGTAATCACCATTTCTTAATTGTTTTGGTGTTTCAGATAGCTCAAACTCATTAGAACCATCTAGTACACCAGAGTCAACCACGACGTCATTACTAAGGTATCTCTTTTCGCTACCCCCAACTGTGTACTCTTCTGTACTCTCACCGTCAACTGAATAAGTAAAATTAAAGTCAGTAATTTGAGCATACTTTACGTGAATACACTTCAAATGCTGGGCAACATCTGCTTGCTTAATGTAAGCAATCAAGTCACAAAATCCAAGATTTACAACATCCACACCAGCACCAGGATATGCTTCATAATCTGTACCAGTCAAAACTGAATAAATTCTGTGTGACACATCAAAAGCCTGAAATGTTGCTGTTACCTCTGGAATATCGGTAACAACACCAGCTCTTCCTGAGTTACCCAACTCATTAATAGTTGTGTTTGGAATGTTTACAGGTATATCAAGACGCTGAACACGATGTGCAAAAAAGTTGTCTACTGGACCTACAATCCTTAATTCTGTATCCTGATACGGAATCGCTACTCTTTTTGTCATTCTACAACCCTCTTATTTATTTTCCCTCTCTCAATATACTAACATTACCTTTTCTACCTAAATAACCTTTTTTATTCCGCACCTTTTTTACCGAAAAAATTTCTCCTTCCCTGAGAGAGTATCTCCATTATTGCGCTTTAGTAGACTTAGTACTAAAACTAACATTTACACGCCAATATTTATTTTTGTTTCCGAAACCAAACCCATACGTGGGTTTTAACGTTCTGTCCTCTGGACTTACATATTCAATAATTCTTAAGTCTACACCAATTATGCTTTTCCCTGTGTCAGCATTAAATCCAGAAGAATAATCTCTTATTGGAATGGCGTTATCTAACGCAGCATATAACAAGTCACCCAAGTCGTCACGTTGGGTATCTGTCGATGCAAAAATATCTACAGACCAGTCTCTTTCGAACCAAGCTGCGCCAAGCTCACCACCTATTTCAGCCGTTAACTTATGTTCAATAGAAGCTGATGGAACTATTAATGTTCCAGTTTCAATTTCATTATAAGGATAGCTATCAACAACGCTGGTTACATAGGAACCTATAATATTTTTCACAAAGAAATATACGCTTAAGTCTTCGTTTCTAAGTTTACCCATTATCTACATACCCAAACCAACTCCGAGAAGTACACCACCAAGCGCAAATACCCAAGCAGTAATCTTCATAAGTATCATCCAAATTGGTTCCTTATAAATAATTTCAAGAGCTACCGCACCTCCGGTAGCAACTGTTCCTCCAGCCATCAATATTATCCCCGCCAAGCAGAACGCTACTTCTATTCCTGCCATTTTTTCTCCTTTCTATTTTGGAATTCTCCCTGTAAACCTTCTTATTAAATTACCAAGTCTATCAAATATTGCACCACGTCCCATCAATACATTCATTGAACCAAACTTAACTACCTTCTCACTACCAGCTATGACAAACACCATGTTTCCTTTTTTTGACTTCCACTGATAACCAAGGTGTCGTCTATCGTCTATGGTCATTACAGCAGCTTCAGTTTGTGCAAACCCTATTGTAACATTTATCAAAGCTAATAGTCTAGCCAACACTACACTTCGTTCAAAAGCTCTTAACATCTCTTTTTTGTAGGTGTGACCAAACGATCTTAATAAATGCTTTGATTGAAATCCGACTACTGGTTGAGAATTACCCCACTCAATCAGCTCCCAAAACGGTGCTATCTCTTCGTCTATCATAAGGCTACATTTAGCATCTGTCAACCGACTGTAGGTGTCATTTTTATCTCTACCTTGTAGAAAAGCAATATACATACCAGTAAATCCTTCAAGAGTACCTGCATAATCACGAACCCTGTTCTGAATTCTTTGTAAGTCAGCTAAGTCACCAAGCAACCTTAAATCAATATACTTAGCTTGATAAAGACCAGACTCATCAATGTAAACACCTGTGTGCCCGTTTCTTGCAAAAGCAGACTCTAACACTTCCATGTAAATAGGTGAGTTACTGTACTCATGAATATCATACATTGCTTTTAGAAACTCTTCTTTTAATTGTTCGTTCAGTGTAAAAGCTGATATTTTTAGTTGTTGATAAATGATGGTAGAAACTTCACCTAACATAAAGGCAATGTTTAGTGGTGAAACTACTAATCCAGCCGCAGCAATTACACCTGGCGGATTAAAAGCGACGATACTGTGTGTATGCACTAATGATCTATTCATTTACTCCTTCAACACTTATACCAACCACTGTAAAAATACCACGAGTGAAAGAGTTCATGTTGTCCAACACTATCTTTCGTACTTTTTTAAACTGCTCTTGGTCTTGTATTTCCTCTTCTAATTCTCCCAAAGCAATCGCGCAATATTTCTTTTTCTTTTTGTCAATCATTCTTACAATTTCCAGTTCTGTAAGACCACCCTCTAATTCCTGTTTTCTTTCCATAATTAATTCCTTACCTATTTTTAAGTTCCACAGCTCTTAACATTTAACTCTTCTCAAACTCTGTACATAAGAAACGAATTCTGTCTCTAGTTGGTACTCCTCTGTATATTTTCTGCGTGGGATTAAGTTTTCTGGAATCAGCAATTATGTATTTTATACTTGATATTTGGTCACTTGTTAAAACGTCTATGTCAATAGTAATTGAACAATCACCAACAAACGATTCACCCGCTGTGTCTTTGTCAGAGATGTCTTGGGAGTTCCACCTCACGTGTGCCGTAGTGGTTACCACGTCATCAGTAAATAGATAATATGCACCAGAACACTCGCTACACAACGAATTCAAACTCGTTTTATTAATTCCATCCAACAAATTAGCACCGGAACAAAGCGAACACTCAGTATATGATCCTTCTAAATAGAACGATACAGTTTGTCCAATTGCTGCTCTAATGCTGTCTTTAGTAGATTTTGTTGACGGAAATTCAATAGCCACGAAAAAACCTCTTATGACTCGTATTTTTGAGACGTTAAAGATGAATTAAGTGTTTCAACAACTAACGAATCAAATTGGTTAGCAATATAATCCCACGTAAATTCTTCTCTTTGAGTATATTTATATGCTGTTTTAGCATATTCAGCTAGTTTTATTCTATCAAAATATAATTCGTCTAAAATCTCAACTAAGTGCTCTATACTAATTACCCCACCTTCTGTGTTAACACCACCAGTCAAAACGTCCCAGTGGTCAACATCAATTAGCGGAGCATACCCTGTCCACAATTCTTTACAAGCTGAATGGTTAGGAACAATTTGTGCAACACCACATGCTGCGCTTTCGAACGGGCTTAAACCAAACCCTTCACCCATCGATGTCATTACTTGTACATCAGCACAGTTATAAACTTTGCAAAGATTTTGAATTGTTACCCCTTCTGCTGCTGTCATGTCCGATTGATCAGTTATATATAACTTGTCGTCTATACCCCACCTTTGTGATAAAGAAACTAAGTTCCAACCAACATCATTTAAGACCCCATGATAATAAAAAGCAATATTTTTACGGTCACTTGGACTCTTTCTTTCCAACCAAACCGACATTGCTTTCAAAAATAAATCTAAACGTTTTCTAGGTTGGTTTCTATTAACGTTCTGAACAATGAATAACTCGTCTGGAATATTCTGAAGAAGATGCCTAGCGTCTTCCATTGGATAAAACTCGTCAGTGTCTACTCCGTGACCAATAATTTTTATGCTGTGTGGATATACTTGCTCAATGGCTTTCTTTCCAAACTCAGTATACGCTGTTACTTGTGCACCAACCTCACGTATAACTCTTAACCATTCTTCCTGAACAGGTAAAGCGTCTACTGGAGAGTATATAATAACTTTTTGCCCTTCTGGCATGTGGCTTAAATACTCTTTAACAATCCACAAATCATTATTAATAATAATAACGTCTGGTTTCTCTTTACGTATGATCTCTTCTACCCTGTTAAACCCATACAAATTTCCAGTTGTTCTGGCTGGATAAATCCTAATTAACCCTTCATATCTATGTGGATCACCTATTGGATGGTTAATACCCAGCACAGAAATTTCATATTTACCTGTCCTAAGTAACCCTTCCAGCACTCCCTGAGAAACTCTCCCAAACCCCGTAGTTACGGCAGGCGAATCTCCGATCCAAAATAATTTTGTTTTGTTTCCCATGTCCTCTCCTTTGCTATCCTTTTTTATCCTACATTCAAAATTAATACACTTGACCAAGTTACTATAGTATCACCCAACTAAACTGTCTTTACGGCACCAGTACTATCAACATCTACGACAGTCCATTTCTCACTAGAACTATCCCAACCCACTAAAACACAAATTTTTACATTTAAATTCTCAACTAAATCAGCTACTTCTTCTAAAGTATCAAATGTTCTTACTACCATATTATCTCTCCTACCAAGCTGTTTGCTTCGCTGTTACTATTATTGGAGCATGAAGTATCCTATCATCTTCCCCTACAAGAATAAGTGAATAACTAGCATTACCATGAAAGTTTACCGGTATACAACTAAATCCTTGGTCAAACCATGACATCGGTTTATTATACACGAAGTGTATCATTTCAGCAGCACGAAGATGACCAGAGTAAAGTCCTCTAACATTGTTTGTTAAATATTTATCACAACTACTGCTAGTTTTTATCCATATTGGGTGGTGTGAAAATATCAAATGAAATCTACCATCATAATTAAGACTTTCTTTCAACCATTTGTGTTGTTTCTTATCATAGTTTTCTAATGTCGCTCCCCAACCAACAGAGAACTTACTTCCTAAGTATGAGGTATCTAAGAAGTTTAAACAGTAATTCTTTATACTTTTTGATTTGTAAGTACTGTCTCCGAAATACTGAGTCCATAGCGTACCACAGTCGTGTTCGCCAGGGATAATAACTACCTCAGATTCAATTTTTTTAATAGATTTACTTGCAAGCTCGAACGATACCTCATCATCTTTATCATGAACAGTATCCCCTGCAATAATGACTAAATCTACTTCGTCTTTATTTATTCTATCAACCATAAGGTCTAAATTATTTTTAAAAGGTTTGATATGCAAATCAGCAAGAAGTGCTAATTTAAATTTAATTTCATCCATTGTTTACTCCTATCCTTTCCTTATTCCCAATCTTTTGTTTGCCCATAAAGGCGACCATAAGCTGGTCTTGCCAATTTTTTAGGTAATAACATGTTTAATTCATCTACATCGTCTTGAAGAGCCGAAGATCGCTGCTTAGCAGACTCAATATTAGAATAAGATATTTCTTCATCTCTCCAACTCACAGCCGAACTAACCGACGAAAACTTCGAACCGCTTTTTATCATAATAGCAGCTTGAAGAACAATTGGTCTATTGTCTTGTCTTTGTATTACTGGTGGAGAAGAAAAATCAAAAGTAACTCCTGTCCCTGTATTTCGCAAAGCTACTCCATCATTATCAAGATAATATCTGTTAGACCATCTTGGCATTAGCGCATTTACTGCGTGTCTTAAGATATTATGCAATAACTCATCAGTATACGTATACGGTTCAGTAGTATCACCTATGTGAACTCTAAGAGGTATCAAAATTTCCTCAAGATTTGATTGTGTAAAAGTCATTATATTGTGCCCTTAACCTCAATATATTTTCTATCTCGCTTAGTTTCAGTCCCAAGAACATAATCAACATCAGCTATGTACCCACCTGTTGTGGTAGGTGCCCATAAGAAATAAGCATAAACACCAGAAACTGTAGCTTGTCCACTAGTAACCACATCCTCAGTTGCAATATCATAAATAGTATAAACAGCTGATGATGGATTAGTTACTGAAGAAACCTCTGCCGAATCAGCAGAAGTTACGACAAACCTAGTTTCACCTACATACCATATCATACTGACACCTACCTACAAATTATATTGTTTTTACAGAGGTTGTACCATCGTCTACTGAGGTAACACCTGTAATATCACCACGCTCCTTTTCCTCAAGGTTTTCGGCTGCTTTTCTTATAAAAGTAACAGTTTTAATTGCTTTATTATCTTCTTCAGCAAGCACCAACAGTCTCCTAATTGGTGTTGATGAAGTGAACTCACCCACACTCTTTTTCATTTTTGGGTAAGGTTGTTTCAAAAGGTCTTTCAAGAAACCATCGCTAACGGCATTTGTCTCATCAATCTCAACGTTATGTGTTTCTAATTGCATTAAATACCCGTTCTTAATAGCTCCTTTGTTTTTCTTCATGAAGAACTTTTCACCTTCCTCATCAAATATCTCCAATGTAATATCATCAATATCTGTTTCAGAATTATTTGGATCACCTTTTAAAATATATTCGTCAAGGTCACCTCTTTTGGTTAAGCAAAGTCCACTAACTGCCCCTTTGACTACTTTCCGATAAAATATCGGATACGTCTTATCGTTCATTTTATTTTCTCCTTTTAACTTTATTTTACATCGAAATTTTAATCCTCTCACTCTTCCGATGTGTTAGATTTATATAATCTAACGTTTTAAAGGGGAGGAGAGTTACTCCTCCCCTGAAAAATTAGGCATCAGTTCTTATAATTACGATGTTGTCCATACCATCAAGAATCATACCAAACTGTTGATATATTCTTATATGCCATGTTGGAGGAGCAGTAGCCATTTCTGTCCACTGATCTTCTCTAACATCACCATAAGTTATAAACTCACCAACGTTGTCTCCAATAACGCAAATCATATCGTCTTGTATTAACTTGTTTCTATCATATACGTTATCATAAATTTGCTCTAAAGCTACAAAGTTTGCACCATAGTAACCCCCAAACCAACCAGTTCTTCGAATTTCTTCTAAAGCTGATGGTACTGGAAGAGCACAAGTAGGTGAAGCAATGTCAGCAGTTATTGGTAATCTATACCCAGCAAACTTAGTAATAGGAGCCAAGGCTGTTCTTCTACCAACTACGCTGCGAACACCGCCTGATACGTCAGCTATCTGATCGATAGCGTCTTCCAGAGCAGTTCGTGTTAGCGAGCTTGCGTAATAGAAATTGACTGAGTCATTGATTGTTGCCAATGTATACAATGCACCTACTACTTTTGCTACATAGAAATCAGAAAGTTTAGCCATCATCTCTGCACGAATTGAATCGACTGTACCAATCTCTCCAGACTCTACTTCCCACTCATTATGGGAAACTTCTGCATATGCTTGATCTAAGTTCCAAGTCACATTATCTTTGATTGTGATTTGACTTGCCAGTGTGTTCTGACCAGGAACCAACTGACGAACCTCGATACCTCTTCGAACTTTCTTCACTAAAGCATCACCAGGTTTCAATGATCGTGTATTTAAAAACATTCCTACCACATCTCTCGATACGTGGTTAGGATCGATATATTCCACAATCAACTCTGCCAAAGCTCGTCTATCGGTCTTAGCAACTTCGGCATAAGCTTCTTTAAATTTCTCCTGTTCCATTTTTTCACTCTCCATGTAGGGAGGGTTTTACCCCTCCCCACAAGTTAATTAAATTTATTGACCAGTTTTAACGGTCAGTGTGGCGTTAGCTTGACTATACTCAAAAACAACACCAGTTTTCTCTGACGCTGTGGCTGTGTATGCCCACTTTCCACCTGCTTCGCATGTCACATAATTACCAACTGCTAAGTTATCGCTATAAGTAAAGCAACCAGATGTAACAGCATAAATACCATCATCATAAGCTAGCATCAAAGCACCAGAAACGATTGTTTCCTCTTCTTTCAAGCGAGGTACAACCATTCTTAGTGTAACGTCAGCAGGAAGGTTCTCACTCCCCTCAATAAAACCACGTAATGTATACGGTTGAGAAGTTGTATTACCAGTTTCATCAAGCGTAGGAAGGGTTTCATATAGCGGAGGTTTTTCGTTGTAAACTCTGAAAGCTGCCACGAAATGAGCATCGGTGTCTGCACCAGCAGTAGGAAGCAAAGCACCTTGAACTACGTCAGGCGAAGATTTTCCAAGGGCTGGTGTAAGTTTTACAGCGAGTCCTGCTACTATTGCTTGTTGTGCAACGCATGGGATAGCTGTTCCCTGTAATTTGATTTCCATATTTTCTTACCTCATATTAGTTGTTGACAACTAATTTATTTTTCTTCTTTATGTTCTTGCAGTCCCTTTCTCAACCTATCAGTAGCGGTTCCTTCTTCATCAGAGCTGTCTGACTTGATTGGGGGAACTGTTATACTCGCCGATGCGCTTGCACCTTCTTTTTTCATCTCACTCATTTTATTTAAAGTGAATTCGAATACCTCATCGGACATGGCAAGCCAGTTATCGTCACTTTCGAGATCAATATCAAGCTCTGCCTCCTCGACCTTTTGTTTTCTAGCAGCTAGAGTAGCTACCCTCTTATCTTGCTCCTCTTTCATTGCTTCAATTGTTTCTTTGTATGTTTGAAGCTCCTTTACTGTTTCTTCGATTGCTACTTTTTCAGTTGTTACTGCTTCTGTTTGAGATACTTGAGCCTGAAGTTCACCCACTTTTTCGTCTAATTTGGCAACCGTAGACTCAAGTTTTGCTTTTGTTTCAGTCAATTCATCTCGCAGCACTTGAATTTCTTTCTCGTCCATATTTTTTACCTCTTCTTTAGCTTTTGCCTGTTCAGGGTCAAGCTCTTCTTCTATATTTTCTATCCTTTCCTCTGCTTCTGCTACAGCTAATTGGTTTCGTTCACTGAGAATCCCCCGAACTTCTTGTAATAAAAACTCAGTGTACTTCTTATTCGTCATCATGATTAGCCACCTCTTCTGCTAACGCAAGTTCAAGCTCTTTCAACTCTTTTGTAGGTAAACACTTCAACCATGTTGAACTGATTGTAAGAAGAGAAGTTCGACCCTCATAAGCAGGGTCTTGAACAGCTGTAATTGCTTTCGTAGTGGTATCTTTAAGCCATTCTACATCATCAGCTACTTCAGCTTCTCGGTAACGAATCTCCCAAGAAAAGTCTATTGCTCTTCCTTCGTTAACTTCGCTTTTAAAGTAGTCTATAATGTTAGGATACTCGTCTTTGTATAAAGCACCCTGAGCCACAAGCTTATTTCCGTCTCTTACTCCGTTTTTTATTAATCCAATAATGGTAGCATCAGCATGACCACCTAATCCAGCCTCTGAATCGAAATTCGCTTTAATCGGCATGAACTTCATTGACCTTAACAAATTATCAAATTCGTCTTGGCTTATACCTTGGCTATTGGCGTTTGGTTGATCATCAGTAAAAACTAGCTCTACTGGACTTAATAAGGGATTAGTATACTCATCCCCAAGTTCAGCTGCTGCTGCTTTATCTAAAAAATTTAAACTTAAATTAAATTTGGCTTCTTTATCCATCGTACATCCTCCATCGACCAAGTCACAGATTTGCTAAACTAGCACATACTATCCCTCTAGTATATATAGTACATGTTCTGCCCCATAACGTCGCATTTTACGTACGTTGCATACTATACAGTTTTATACCCTCTAGTTATTATCCTCGTATCTTTCTTAGCTTCGGTTACTTCTTTCCAGTCTTCTACTTTTGTAACTTTAACTGAATTGCTCCAATCAAATGTAACAGCATCTTCTGTCATTTGATAAGGTACTTTGAAGTAATCATTTCCTTTGCTTATAATTACGTGTGTTTCAAAAACATCAGATATCCACATAGATGAGGTTAATTCTGGTTGTGGACGATTACTATCAAGTGCATCGTATATCTTCCTCTCAATCTCTCTAAGACTGGTTTCACTTATAGCCTCGCTAGTACCTTTCTTTGAAAGTTGTACTTTGCAAATTGCTACTTTCTCTCCTTTAGTATAAGGTTTACCAGTACGTTTACTTTTTCCGCTTATACCACTAACGCACTTCTCCATCCACGTATTGTTTTTAGGTGTATCTAAATTTTTAGGTAATCCATAAGGCATATTATTCTCCTCCGACTAGCCTCCAAAAGGCAATTATTTTTTCCTCGTCGTCCCTTGTTTCTATATTAAGTGTTGGGTACAATACCACCTCGTTACCTAATGCTGCACTATTGTCATTAAACGGTAGTGTGTAAGCCTCTTGACCAAAGTCACCACCCCACTTCGCCAAATAAAATTCTCTGTTTTTCCTAAAGTATCCATGATGTTTATTTGTGTCTATTTGCTGTTCATGTATTGTCCTGCTCCAGAAATGAAAATACCACGAATTGCCTGAAGTACATGATTTTATGTCTCCTGAGTTTACTGCTCTTCGACAATAATCATTATCCGAGTAGTATGCGGGATAAAAGTTAACATCAATATACCCCAACTTCTCCATTACAGACTTCTTATACAGTGTAAAATTGTGAACATCACCCATCGGTACTGGTTGTATGTCTACTTCTTCAGAGTGTTGATCAAACTTTTCCCAACACCTGTGATCTAAAGAAAGCGGACTGAAGCTATGCTCTGCAAAATATTGGTTACACTCAGGATAAGTAATACATAAATCTCTAACATCTACTTGCTTGGCACATACCCACTCATAACCAGCGTCAGAAATTTCTATCATAGAAGCTATAGCATAAGGATAAACAATAGTATCGTTACCCATAACTATTAAATTTTCATAGTCGTTCTCTTTCCATGCAAAATCGTACATATCATTTATTGAGTATGGAAATCCCTTATTATACTCATGAACTACGTAACTTAATCCGTTTTGTTCGGCATAATCTATAGTCTCAACATCTGTATTTTTTCCTATTACCAAGAAAACATCACACGCATCTGATGTTTCAAATACTGACTCTACTGCTAGTTTAGTAAAAGGAAAGTTACCAAACGCAGCTATCCCTACCAGCGTATTACGCATAAATCTTCTCCATCTGTTCTTTTATATCAGAAAAAACTAGTTGTAACTCAGTATTAGGAGACCAAACTTTGTTAGCAGGAAGTGTATTTACATACACGAAATGAGAGGCTATCCTCTTGTATGTAAAAGACATTATTGTTTTTGTCTCATCCATCCAAGTATCATAGTTCTGGCAAAATACCTGCGGACCTGAGTTTCTCCCTATTATAAGCTTACAACTTTTTCCTAAATAAGCTATTTCATTTAAATCAAACATTCCTTTATTTATTATATCACTAGTTGTGAACAGGTTGTCCTTTTCAAAATCCACTCCCTGCGTAACCACAAAAGTTATGTCTTTGTACTCATCACACAGCAAAGAAACTACTGCGTTTAAGTCAAAGTTCTCAGCTTGACATGATTGTACTGGACCGTTCGATATAAGAACAATTTTTTCCCTGTCTTTTACAAACTTGTCTATAGTATCTGTTTTATAGTATTCAAAGTTAATTTTTGGTATGTAGTCATGCGGTTGATTAGGAAGAGTACCCAACCCCAAAACACTCAACATATCACTATGCATCTCATATAATTTCTCTACAACACAACCTATTCCTGGTAAAACATATCTACCATCCCTACCTATCCAAGTATTTATGTAAATCGTGTCTTTGTCTATAACAAACATAGCCATAGAGTGCATAATCTCTGTCACTTCGATTGATGTTATATTTGGTATATCTTTAATTATTTCTTTGTCTTTGCCGTGAGCATAGTAGAAAGAAGACGTTGGGAAGCACTTCATCCAGTACTTAACGAACTCTCTTGATTCATAAATATCTCCAGCCCCAAAATGATTATAAAAAACAACTTTATTCATCACTATATGTTTTGGATGTAGGACTTATAGTTTCTTCACCCAACCTTTTATCTATTGCTCTAATTAGAGCATTTCTTTTTGCGTTTAGTTCTTGAGCTTGCTTCGCTGCTACACATAATTCCTTATCACTAGCAGGGTTCATCACCACTTCCTGCGCCAGAAAGCACTTGATATCAACTGTACAAAGCTCGTCTAGGAGCATGCCGATGCTCTTAACTTCAATTTCGATTTTATCTTCCATTATTTTGCACCTGTTCATTAATCCAAGCATATGTTTTATTCATACCATCAACTAGTAGAGCAGTTGGTCTCCACCCTAACTTCTCTTCTATTAAAGCATTATCTGAGTTACGTCCTAATACACCTAACGGACCTAGAATGTTTTTAATTACCAAAGTCTTACCTGATATATCAATAACCATCTTAGCTAAGTTGTTAATAGAAATCATCTCATCAGACCCAATGTTAACTGGCCCAGTGAAGTCAGAATCCATCAACCTACGAACAGCTTCAAGGCACTCATCAATATAAAGGAATGACCTTGTTTGTGTCCCATCACCCCAAACCTCAATAGTCCCTCCATCATTAGTTTGAGCTACTTTTCTACACATAGCTGCTGGAGCTTTTTCCCTTCCACCGTCCCAAGTACCTAAGATTCCAAATATATTATGAAACCTAGCAATTGCTACATTTAATCCGTAGTTCCTGTTATAAGCCAAATAAACCCTCTCACTGAACAACTTTTCCAACCCGTAGTCACTGTCTGGGTCAGCTGGATAAGCAGAGTCTTCCTTACAGTTAGGATTATCTGGGTCTAGTTGATTATATTGTGGATATACACAAGCCGAAGATGAAAAGAATACTTTTCCTACTTTAAACTCAGCACACAGCTTTGCTACGTTTAAATTTATCGTTGCTGAGTTATGTACGATGTCTGCATCGTTCTCACCGGTGAACACAAACCCAGCACCACCCATATCGGCTGCTAGTTGGTATACTTCGTCATATTCACCACATTCAAATGCTTTATAACAAGCATTAAGGTGCCTTAAATCCCCTATAAAAAATACATCGGCTTTAGTGTGTTCATATTCTGGATATTTTATATCAACACCGACAACAAAGTAATCTCTCTCCTTTAAATAGTTAACTAAGTGATGTCCTATGAAACCACCAGCTCCGCAAACTAATGCCTTTCTCATATTTCCTCCTTACATTCCGTATAACAAATCTTTAGCAATATCCCAACGATATTCTTGTAGTTTATCCATCTGCTCGTCGGGGATGGGAATCTCTAACAGTATCTTAACTAACTCTATAGGAAGTTGATGTTTAACGGCAAAAAACCACCACTTATGCAACCTATCTATCTTTTCAGGGTCTGGAATCTTTAATTGCGTACCAGAGTAAAAAGTTTTAGCTTGAGTATCCTCCTCTATTATCCCAGTGTCTAAGCAATACTTCCACAAATCTGTTTTAGGAAACGGTTGAAATATTGCTGACCAAGAGTCAGTAGGATTTATTTTTATATTATATTCCAACGTTTCTAAAGCGTCGGCTAGCGGGTCATCAACTGGAAGACCTATCATATTTTGTAATCTAACCTTTATCCCTAATTCATCACAATATCTACAGGCTGCTTCTACTTGTTCATTAGTAATGTTGCCTCTCCGCAAAAACTTTTGTGTAGTTGGGTTGGCTGATTCAAGTGCAATATTTAAAAAATCGCATCCTGTAATTGCCATATAGTTCAAAATATTGAAATCAACGCTGCTGGCTCTGATAGAACCGCAGTATGGAATATTTACCTCTTTTGCGTATATGTCACCGAACTCAAACAACCAATCCTTGCTGGCTGCCAAGTCGTCATCATTAAAGTATGTTAACTCTAACCCATATGTGTCTTTCACTTGTTTTATCTCATCAACCATTTTTCTAGGTGTTAGATGCTGCTTAAATTTATCTTTCTCATCTTTATACAAGCTTTTGAACAAATGATTAAAACAGTACTTACAGCTGTGTAGACAATATCTAGTAGCAATAAACCGTTTCATTCTTGCTTTGCCGAACTCGTCATACTTATACAACAGTGAACGATCTGGTGCTGGAAAGCTATTAACGTCCGGTAGTGAACCTACAACTTGCCTAGGTAACTTACCACCAACTAAATCAAGAATGATGTTTTCACCTGGACCTTGAACCACATAATCAACATAAGGATTATCTAATCCTTGCTCAGGGAAAAATGTAAAATGCGGACCTCCCATAACTGACTTGAACCTGTGTTCCTTTTTTAGTTCCATGTTCTTTTCTAGAAACCACTCATGATCACCAGTCATAACAGAGTACATTATGAAATCAGTTGGAAAGTAACTGTCTATAGACTCTACACCAACTTGGCAAAAATCAACTTTATGCCCAGCTTCTTTTAATATGCTTGCTAAGTATAAAAAACCAATCTTATCAGTCCTTAGTTTGTCTTCAACAAATAATACTCTCATTAAAACACTCTTTGATAACACTCAAACGCTTTCAACGCTTCTGGTGTTAAGTACTGCCTAAAGTTATCTATGTCTTCCAACATTGATTTGGTGTGCTTGTATCCAAAGATTTCTCTTTCAAGATTTACTATTAACGACTGCTCGTTTCTGTCTTGATAAACACTTGGTTTACAAAAAACAGGTCTAACACCACATAAATGTTGAACAACGTAACCACCCCATATATCATCCATTCTTCCTACGTGTGGTAGCACCATATAGCTAGGAATAAGTTGCCTAGACAAAAAAGTATTCTGGCTATCGAATGGAGTAATTTGCTCTGAAGTGTACGGTTCCGTACTATCAAACTTTACTAATGGACTATATATGAGCCTATATGTAGCATCAATGTCAGGATCACCGTCCCACAGGTCTGCCTGTATTTGTACCTTTGTGGTCTTTTTTCCTAGATATTTTGGATTCCTATCTTTTATATACTGTATTGGATAACCTCTATGCCACAGCTCAGGATACTTTGTAACACTTAATGGATCAAATACTCCAATATTGTCTTCGTAGTGATCAACCTCCAGCGTTTTTCCTATTAGTAAGTTTTCACCCCATCCATCATATGGCATATTGTCATCATCTATGGTAGCTACAACCTCTGCACCACGTTTATAAGCTTCTACAAATCCTATATTTCTACGCATAATGCAGTTCCAACCAATAGCATCACTCAACTCAGGGTATTGTTCTTTCTGATAATCAGGATGCAAGTAAATCCAAGAGCCGTTCTCGTATGCTTCGTGAGGTGTTTTCAAATCACCTACGATTATCATTTGCCAATTTAACATTTTTGAAAACTTCAATGTAGCTTCTGTAGGAGGTTGTATTGTAGTTGTTACTATAAATTTACGCACCTGTCTCCTCATGTTTATAAATTACAAGATTGATTTCGGTATCAAAGTAAACGGTATTGTTCTCAGCAAAAGAATTAATAAAGGTATTTACATCTGGACAATAACTATTAGCATAATCATCCCAAATTACATAACCTCCAACACGAACCATTTTAATAGCATTCATACTGTCGCTTTGTATAACATCTAAAGTATGCCCACCGTCAACAAACACAATATCCATCTTATTATAAAACCGTTCAAAATTCAAACACATAGAGTTATCTTGTATAATCTCTATCTTGTTTAGTGTTCTTTTTGGTATACCAACTAACAATTCCCTTCTTAACTCATCAGACATGTACAAATCTTCAAACTCAGAATGACTACCTACAGCGTCACTTGGCAAATCTAACGTATATATTTTTGCATCGTCTGGTAAGTTGACAGCAATATTAAGTGTAGTTCTTCCTCTAAAAGTACCAAACTCAAAAATATTTTCTGCTTGTGTCTGTTTAATAATACTTAAAAGCGCCGATAAAGCACCGTCTGGTAGGTCACCAAATACCCACCCCCCTAACAAGGACTTTGTGAATAGCTCTCTGTAATCTACAAACTCCACTGCCACTACAATACCTCCATAATTAGTCTGTCATCGTCCGAAAATCCCCAAGTATCAGTGTTAGTGCTGGTAGTGAAGTGTTGCATAGCAAACTGAACTGAGTTCCAACCACCTTGTCCTCCCCCTCCACCATCACAAGTATTATCATGCCCTATATGAAACACTGGTATATCCCACCTGCCTTCTATGTTGTAACCATTTAGAAGTGCCTTCTTCTGTACATTACCGTCGGCGTATCCTCTTCCAATTAGGGACTCTTCAAATCCTTTAATACTGTACCAAATGTCTCTGTGAGCAATTTGAAAATCTCCGTTACCGTTTACTAAAGTCCAAATGTCTCCCTCACAAACTGCTGTAGGCCCTTGCTGTCCCCTCCCAGGTTCGCTAAATGGGTACATGTTGTTTTCAAATAACCTTGTTAGCGTTCCTTGTACATCATAACCAACGTCACCAACGTCTCTGATGTGTTGTAGCGAAAGCATATTCTTGGCGGCAGGAGAGAAAGTATCTTTGCTTGAAAAGCGTTCTAAATAACCCCTCCTAGGAACAAGAACATCTATATTTGTAGAAACGATAAAATCGGTACTTAACCTTCTGATACCGATGTTTCTTCCTAAAACTTCAGTGACTACTTGTGGTTCTATTTTCTGTGGGTTTAGGTTATTCCTAATGTATTCATGTGCTTTGTCCTTACTAACAACCACATATTTTAATTTAGATTTATTAAGTAAATTATGCTTTACGTCGTCAATAAGTGGGTAAGTTTCAGATGCCCAATCTACATACACAACCTCATCAAATGATGTTAACATTGAGTTTAAAGCATATGAGGCTCTTTCTACTAAGTTACCACCATAATCATCATTTCTAGCTACTACTATTGCTCCATAAGTATCCATTAATTTTTCCTAAATACAAGAGTGGCAAACGCATATAAATGACCTTGGTAAATAAAGTCTGGTTCACCGCTATAATCAGGTTCATCTACTACAGCACAACCACACCTATCTAGCACACCAAAAAGTCTAACCATATCTCCATCAGTGTATAACCTTACAACAGTTTGTGGTAGTGGTGTACCAATTCTATAGTCATTGTTAAAGTCAAGCGTTAGTACACCATGACCACCTGGATTTAAAAGATGGCAAACGTTCTCTATAAACTCTTCATCATTCCTCTCATGCTCAATAACAGACGTAGCAAATATTATGTCAAACTTTTCTTCTGTTATCTTACGAAAGTCAGTTAATGAATAATTAATGTCTTGATCAATATCAACTACGTCTATACCCATACCTTGAATAGAACCAGAAACCGAATCCTCAAAAGCGCCAACACACAAAAGCTTATCATTGTCTTTGTAAATTCTTACTACTTCACTCAACGTAAAAGCTTGTTGTACGTTTGCAAGCGTTATTTTTCTGCTCATTATATCTGGACACAACACAAACATTTCGTCTATAACAGACTGATAAAATACCCTATCAACGTCTAATAAAAGCCTATTAATTTGCATAACACATGTCCTCAAATGCTTTAATAAAGTTATCAGTAGACCACTCATTGTGATATTTCTCCAGCGGTTTAATACCTTTATTTATGATGTCAGAAATTGTATTCGTGTCTGATACGACTATATCCTCATTTATTATATGCCTAAACATCGTACAAGCTGATATAGCTAATGGTTTTTTAACTGATAAAGCATAATCTATTACGCTGGAAATCCCTGGATGAATAGCTCCGTATAAAAATACATTAATATCATTCTTAGCAAGGAACTTAAGTACATCTTCATCTGATATAAAATCTGTTGTAATATTAAGAGTTATGTTACTATTAACATTCTCTCTTTCGCAATCACTCTTTACTAGTTCCTGCGTAGTCCCCTCAGCATCACCAAAAGCTGCTACTGTCATGTGTAAATTTATAATAGCCTCATCAAATGTTTCATTTACAAGCGCAACTAACTCACTAAATCCTTTATGACCAAAACCAAAACCAAAACTACCTATTGTTGGTACTTTATTAATTGTTTCTTCGCAACTACAATCAAACAAAGGACGTGGTAATAGTATTCTTTTGTCTTGCGGAATGTCTAATACTATTTCTGGGATATCAACCGTAGTATCAACAACATCTGCCGCACCTGAAAAAATGTACTTGTCTAAACATCGTTTTATATTACCACCATCATGGAATATACCATACTGTTTACAGTAGGGTCTTAACCCAATAATTATGCTGTCGTCTAACCACCCCATCGTACACGTATAAAAATTATATATAATTATGTCAGGATTAACGTCACCAAGGGCAGTTTCAAACTCTTGTGGAGTAGTAATCTCACAGCAGTAACACTTAACATTTTTAGCTTTAGAAGCAAGTTGATAAACTCTCTTACCAAACTGATAAACTCCGCAACTTTGCTCTTTGTGATTTACAAACAAAACCTTCATAAATAATATACTCCGTCTTTAGTAAATACACAAGGTTCTGGCATTGGTGATATAAAAGAACCACCGCTTTCCAAATAAGGTGAGTGCTTGACAGCTATTGTAGCAGAAAAGTGCCAAGGTAATATTAAAAAATACTCTGGATGTTGTTTAAGAAGTTCAACCTCAGAAACTATCGGAATATTTGTTCCTACAGTACGCAATCCAAACTTGTCCTCGTTAACTTCGGCAGCTGCTTTTATCTTCGTATTATCTAATCCAAAGTATTGAAGTAATGTATTACCTTTTGTAGAGGCTCCGAAAACAAAGATATCTTTATCGTCTATAAACCCCGTAACTTTTTTCTTTATTATTTCTACTCTATTAGCGAATGCTTCGAATGGGTTTTCAAATAATGCCATGTACTCAACTTCTTCTTGTAAAGCACGCTCCACGTTGTCGTTTACTGTGTACATCCCAGCATAAGACACAAAAGCTCTTATACTACCGCCGTTAACTTCGTTGAAAGAAACATCGAATATTTGTAGTCCCTTCTGTCTCATCATACCACACAAGACACTCAACGAGTAATATTCCAAGTGTTCATGACATATATTATCAAAAGCATTTATCTTTAGCATTGACACTAGGTCAGTGAACTGAATAACCCACACACCGTCATCTGCCATAATGGTTTTAATGTCGTCTATAAACTCCATAGGGTCTTCTAAATCATAAAACATAGCTATGCTTGTAACAACTTTAGCTTTTTCAATAGGGTATGTAGAACTGAAGTAGTCATTTATAAAAACATCACAAAGCTTTTCGGCTTCTTCTTTTAGGTTATACGCAGGATCAAACCCTATTTTAACTATCCCTTCATCAAAAAAACTAAGCATTGTTCCATCGTTACAACCGATGTCAACAACAACATCACCTTTGTTAAGTGTTACTTTACTGTTTACGTCGTGAACCACGTCTTCCAAAGCCTCTATCATAGACTTATTAAGGGCTGATTTATACCAGTACTGTCTGTACATCATATCTAGGGGAACAGCCTCTTTAAGCTGTACCAAACCACACTCACAAACACACAGACACAGCGGATACTTCTCACCGTGGTAAGTATCAGAAACGAAATTAGATGGATATAAGTCCCCCAAATCTAAAACAGTCTCTAAGCTACCACCACAAATTCTACATGTGTTATGTTCCATTACCTCTCCTACAACTTTGGTGTACCTTTCTCATGATTTGTTTTGTCGATATCATACTCTACCATTCGTCTTACTAGCTCTCCAAAAGTAACCGTCGGTTTCCACCCCAACTCTCTAGTAATTTTTGACGCGTCACCTTGAAGAAGTTCCACTTCTGTAGGTCTATAAAAAGCATCACTAATTTCAACCAACAACTTACCGTCTTGATTATACGCTTTCGTAGAGCTACCTTCACCTTCCCAACTAAGAGTTGTGCCTACTACAGCAAAGGCTACGTCTACAAACTCTCTAACTGAGTGTGTCTCTCCTGTTGCTACTACATAGTCTGATGGGCTATCAGCAGTAAGCATCATATGCATCGCTTTCACGTAGTCTTCGGCGTGCCCCCAATCTCTATAAGCGTCTGGATTACCTATGACTAGCTTGTCTTGTACTCCGTTATATATAGAGGCTACTGCTCTAGAAATCTTTCTAGTTACAAATTCTGCCCCTCTTAACTCACTCTCGTGATTGAAAAGAAGACCGTTACAAGCAAACATACTGTACGCTTCCCTGTAGTTAACGGTTACCCAATAAGCTGCTAGTTTAGCTATACCATAAGGGCTCCTAGGATAAAACGGAGTTTTTTCAGTTTGAGGTGTCTCCTGAACCTTACCAAACATTTCACTTGTCGAGGCTTGATAAAATGCAGTAGTGTCACCAAACCCTAATTTTTTAACAGCTTCCAAAATGCGCACAACACCTAGCGTATTAACTTCAAAAGTGTGCTGCGGTGTTTCAAACGACGGTGCCACAAAAGACTGTGCAGCTAGGTTGTATATCTCGTCCGGTTTGTATTTTTCTATAACTTTGTGCACATTAGTAAACTCAAGCAAATCCATATGAACCATGTTTATGTCGTTTTGGATACCTAAAGCTGATAACCTCCAAGGTTCTGCGCTACCTGTTCTCCTGTTAGTTCCTATAACCTCATACCCTTTACCAAGCAGATGCTTGGATAAGTACGCAGCATCTTGCCCAAAAATACCAGTAATCATTGCAGTTTTACGCATTTTTACCATACCACTCTATAGTTTTTTTGAGTCCTTCATCAAAAGATGTTTTTGCTTTAAATGAAAACTCTAACTCTGCTCTTGCCGTATCTAAGCATCTTCTAGGTTGTCCATCAGGTTTTGAAGTATCCCATATAATTTCTCCGTCGTAACCAATTATATCAGCAATCTTACCTACTAGGTCTCTGATTGAAATCTCAAACCCAGCACCTAAATTTACTGGCTCTGGTTTGTTGTAATGTAATAAAGCCTTGACAACACCTTCACCAGCATCTTCTACGTACAAGAACTCTCTTGTTGCTGTACCTGTACCCCAAACAACTACTTCCTTATCGTTATTTACTTTAGCGTTATAAAATCTCTTTATTAGGGCTGGTACAACATGAGACCTTTCATCTGAAAACTCATCACCTGGACCATATAGATTAACAGGCAATAAAAATACACCGTTTAAACCGTGTTGTTGCCTACAAGCCTGTAACTGTACTAGCAACATCTTTTTCGCCAACCCGTACGGTGCATTAGTTTCTTCTGGATATCCGTTCCATAGTTCTTCCTCTTTAAAAGGAACTGGTGTAAATTTAGGATAAGCACAAATAGTACCAACCACTAATAACTTCTCTACCCCAGCAATTCTAGCCGCTTCAACTATGTTCACGCCCATAGTCATGTTGTCATAGAATAAGCTATAAGGGTATGCTTGATTATAGCCAATCCCGCCAACGTTCGCAGCTAAGTGAATACACAGGTCAGCTTTTGACAACAACCGTGCACAAGCCTCTTCTTGCCTTAAGTCAAACTCATTAGACCTTGGAATAATTATCTTTGATTCCTCAGCACCGTTGTTTATTAGCTCGTTTATTACATTCTTACCTAGGAAACCAGCACCACCAGTCACTAATATAACCTTACCTTTTAATGTTTCCATATTACTCCTTTATACGCATAGCATCGCAAAACCCATACTTTCGTCTTAATAATACCTCATTTGGTACTCTGCCGTTTGAAAGTGCTAGCATAGTTTTCTTTCTACTACACTCATCAACCTTATCAGAAATTGGAATTTTAGATAATAAACACGTTATCCTATCATCTATGTATGGTAAGTACACCTTAACATTACCAGAATTATTGTTTAATGGTTGTAGTTGTTCGCGTTGCAGTCTTCGTATGTAATCATAGTAAGTAATCTCTGACGGGTCTTTTTGGTGGTCATAATAACCACACACAAACTCATCAACACCGTCGCACGCTATTATGTTATGAGTATATCTACTAACAAAGTTATATAGCATTCTAACAGCGTTGTCTCCAGCAAAGTCGTCTAGTTTTATATTCTCTGTTGCATACTCTAGTGTTGGGATATAACAATACAAATTAACTCTAAGTTCATCAGTATTTAATCTATCTGCCACCAATTTAGCATGAACTATATCTGGATGATCTTTCGAACTACCAATAGTAAAAGCATTAACAATGTCATACTTTTGTAACATAAAGTACAACATTAGCGTTGAATCAATACCACCAGAAAACGCAAGATAATTACAATCAATATCTTCTAAAACGTCAACAATCGCACTCTCAACGCTCTCTATAGTTATTTCTTGACCAACCTCGTCCCAATAGTTTGGGTATATTATCATTACCACTCCTTGGCTTTTTGTTTCGCTGTCATACCAGAATGCATTCTCTTAGGAACTATCCCTGCTTCGTGCGCTTCCTCATCAGACCAAGTTGTTTCTTGTGTTTCTTCTAACCCAAGTATCACATGGAACCTTCCAGCATCAAGTTCCTTACCGTCAAGATATGCTTTTCCTTTATGGATAACTAAGTGTCCTTGTGTAAATAAATTAGCTATGTGATCATACAACATACAATGATGCAAATGTTCCTTACCGTCTTCGTCTACCTCAACATGGTGTATAAGATATTCAAAATCTTGTAAAGGAGTGTACTCCTCTGCCAACTCAGTTAAAGGTATACTTAGTTCGCTGGTTTTTTCTTTTGGTTTAGGTGTAGGCTCTGTGCTTGGATGTTTTCCTATCTCAGGAGATGAATAAGGTAGAAGTGGAGCAGGTTCAAGACCATACTCTTTAAACTTTTCTTCCTCTCTCTTCTTTCTTTGAAGTTCAGTTTCAAAATCTAGTCCTAACATTTCTAGTCTAGTCGTTCTAGACAATGAACCTTCTTTATAAACAGACTCCCCAATAGTATTCAAATCAATCAGCTTATAAAGCTTCATTGGCTCAAACTCAGGGACTGGAAAATTCTTAAATCCGTTCTTTTCGGCTATTTCCTTATACAAATCTATAGTCCAAAGAATTAACTTATCTCTTATAGCTTCCATAGTAGCTATTGGAGAGAATGTAGCACTGTCTGAACCACCTTCAACATTAGACCTCTTTGTTTCCCCTGTAATAAGTGTACGTGGAAAACCTAAACCAGCAATTATATCGTCATCAACTGACTGATATTTTTCTTGGTTCAACATAGCTTCAGTGTTAGGAAATATCCACTCAATCGTTAAAGTATGGTTTCCAAACAATTGATAAATTCTTTCGTTTTCACCTTTAGTAGTTCTATAGTTCATCTGGTCTTTTATGTGTTGAAAGTCCCCTTCATCCGTACACGGAAAATCTTTGTCACCTAATTTAATCATCTGTATGGCTGCTGTAACTCTAGACGATATAGAATAGTCCATCTTACGTAGATTTCTCTTGTGCATCAAAGACTCTAATGCATTACTCATATATGGAATAGGATATGTCTCATCACTTAAACATCTACTTAATAATGGTCTAACGTTCGGTAAGAGAATATTGATCTTTGATCCTCTTCCAGCATCCTTTACAGCTTTAACAAATTCAGGATAAGACTGAATCATTTGTTTATATGTTTCTTTGTCCCACGTACCATCAGCAAGCTTTCCACCGGTTTTTATGAACTGAATTAACTCGGCAGACACCTCAACGTAAAAGTATTTCTTATTAGTTACAGGGTTGTCTTTTATAATAACTGTTTTAGGGTCTCTAAACCAAAGGTTATCTGGTACAGTTAATCTTCTTCTGGAACCTAACTCGCTACTAAGCTCTGAACCTTTCTTCTTAACCCACTCATACTGTGGAAGAACGATACCTGATAACAAGTATTCAAGACATGCGTTTCTGAAAAACTCCTGTAATAACCCAGCCAAGCTGTCATAAGTATAAAACTCTTCATCACTAGCTTTAATTTGATTATTTTTTATGGGTGAGATAGCGCAGTCTACCATTTTATTAAGTACTGTCCCAGCTACTGGGTCATGCTTATAAAAAAATCGGCACATCTTTATCATCTTCTTAGGATCAGACGGTAGTTCCATTCTATCTACTTTCATAGTAGAATAAACGCTCCCACTGTCATTAGACATGTTTAGAACGTTAAAAGACGCTTTTGCTAACTTATATTCTTTAGGTTCTGTGTTTTCACTTGCTATATTTTTCTCTTCCAATGTAGTACCTCGCAACAAAGTCCTTACCTATACGTTCCATCCCCCTTTAGCTAAATCAGAATACTTCCCTCTAGCATTGGGTTTCTCCGGTGAGTAATATTCATAGTAATAACCGTATACCCACGTTAGCAAAGATGCTAATATGTGGTCATCTCCCTTTTGGCCACCTTGAGCCGAATATACAAAGAACTTTGGTACACCTAACATGTCTCGCGTGAAACCAACCCTTTCAAGTTCAACTATAACATCTTCATCTTGCATAGAAAAAGCAATCATTTGATCGTTCTGACTCCACTTCTGAAGTGTTTGAATTGTGAACTTTCTAACCCTGTCCTTTATCTCTTTTTGCTCTTCGTCATACCCTGTAACAACACTACCTTGGAAATCGACCATTATTAGTCTCTTTTCAAAGTCTTTATGTTTGAACTCATCACCCATTTGAAGCATTTGTCCCAAAGCCAAACCACTAGACCCAGCATCAAGACAAACCATGTTGAATCTATATATATTGTCTAACCAATCAATAATTTTTGCTTGTGTTGGATACTTTATCCTTCTTAATTCATATCTAGCAAAAATTCTCCAAACATCCTCGTTCCTATAAAGGATAGTTATTATGGTTGGATCGTTTGAAAATCCAGCGTCAATTCCGGCACAAACAAGGTCGTGTGGTTCATTAAATTCTGGAGCATTCAATATCTCATGAAAATTACCGTGCACAGACTCTAAGCTTAAATTGTTCATTAAACTAACAGTCACTGGATAATTTTCTATCCTCATCAACTTCCTGTCAAAAACTGAGAAGGCTGGTGACCCGTGTTCACCTAAAACTAGATGAGTATAGTCATCACCCTGTTCACCACCGTACTGCTTTAAGTCTGTCTCACGTTGCTCTACTGTATATCGAGGGCTTTGCAGCCTTGATACGTTATGCTTAGAATATTTTTCGTCTACTTGATCACACTCAAACAATACGTTCTTCTCTCGCAACCCGTTCGGAACACCGCTTACCCACAAAGTAAAACCTTCGTCCCACGTAGTCAAAACCTGTTGTAGTGAGTTCCAAGCAACATTACTAAACACCTGCCCCTCATCAACATAAATGCAAGGTACGTGCAATCCGATAACATTACTGTCAGCAGTTGATCCTACAATCCTACACCGTATAGTAGACCCATTCTCCAACTTTATTAAATGTTCTCCAAAGTTTATACTGTTCTTTAACACAAAATGCTTTAAGAATGGGTGTCGTCTGAAGAAGGTAGCTAACCGAAGAAATACTGGTTCTAGCTGAGACTTGTTTTGAACAACTAACAAAACCTCATTGTCACTCGCTTTCAGAAACTTATTAGAAATAACATCATGAATTATACGAGTTTCCATACTTACGGTCTTACCAGTAGAACGACCAGTACATGCAACTATGTAATGACTTTTATCATTTAACAGTAACTTCTGGTAATTATCAAAACACCATCCCAAGTCTGGTTCCCCAAGCTCGTCATCAATGGTACGTAGAAATTCACCAAAAAACACTGGATCATCCAGTACCTCTAACACTGCTAAATCTTCGTCAGATAATACTACTTTTTCTTTCATTCTTCGTTACTGTCCACAATTATATTGCCACATCTAGGACACTCCACCCTGAACGTATACTTAATAGGTGCTAAATCTACGTTCTCATAAGCGAGTGCTCCAGGTTCGCCGTGTTCTTTTATATACACGTGGTATTTACCTACCGGTAAACTGCAATCCTCACAAATGACAACCTTAAGTCTCGAATCCATGAATTTCTTAGCTTGTGTTTTTAGTTTCTCTACATAGCTTAAAACCGACTCGTCAGACGCGCTATCACGCTTTCTCTTAGATATACCTAACTCGGTTTGAAGCTTAACCCATGTGGCAGTAGCGTCTTTTATAGAAGTCATTAAATCCTTTGCTTTTTTAGGATCGTCCTCTAACTTCTTAATTTTATTAAGAGCACTTTGAAGCTTTTCGATAGTAATCTCAAGCTCACACATTTGATGAATAGAAGCCATATCGTTGGTTTCATTCATATCATCAAGGTCGTACTCAGATAGATACCTGTCTATCTTCTCGTTTACTGCTTGTCCTTTTTTTGGTCTTCCTTTAGTTGCCATAACTTATTCTCTTCTACTCAGCTTTCTATCAGTGGATACGTCCCACTTGTCTCCTAAATGAATAAATACTGGGTTTTTCCTTCGTCTCCTTTTTCTCTCTTCCGAAATAAGAAACTTTGTCCACTCTTTACCAGCCAGTATGTCATCTTTCCACTCAGCATAACAGCTATTACAGAAAAAGATGATGTTATTACGATAAGGTGTTTGTGTTAACTCTGACTCACAAACAGCGCATTTTTTTGTCGTACTCATGAAATGACCCCTCTTGGATTCTTGTCCAAGTACGTATAATACCTAACCAGAGGTGTCTATTGGACACGCGCCGTCTTCACATTCAACACAACCTTCTAAAACTTGTTTACTCCTACTACCATCACGATAGGTCGTTAATCCCTTCAAATTATTTTCGTATGCTGATTTTATAATTTTCTCCACTTCATCAATAGTAGTATCATAAGGTAAATTAATAGTTTTAGAGATCGAGTTGTTTACGTGTCGCTGGAACGCAGCTTGCATTTTGATATGCCACTCAGGTGACATTTCAGTTGCTGTAATAAAAACTTTCTGCCATTTTTCTGGAACTTCTGCGATCCCTTGGACACTCCCATCATTTATTATGATTTTGTTAATTAACGACGGAGTCCACCACCCCTCTCTTTTACCAACTTCCTCAAAAACTGAGTTAACTTCGAAGAAAGTCTCACCTTCAAGAATGTTGATTTTTTTATAAACAACCATGAATACTGGTTCAATCCCGCTAGTTGTTTCAGCTATAATGCTTATACTACCAGTCGGAGCAATAGTTGTTAATGTAGCGTTTCGTTGCTTGCCTGTTATTGTAGAAGAACCAATGTTTGGAAATGAACCTTTTTCCTCTGCTAACTTCTCAGAAGCAACCCTTGCCTCTATATTAATGAAGTCCATGACTTCCTCAGCAATTTCTACACCTTCTACAGAATTATAAGCAACACCTAACCTAAACAACATGTTTGAAAAACCCATTACACCCAAGCCAATTTTTCTGTTACCTTTAACTCGGTTTTCTATTTCCGGTAACGGGTAATTCGACGCATCAATCACGTCGTCTAAAAATCGAACAGAGTTGTGTACCACTTTTCTTAATGATGAATAAACAATCTTATCATCATCAACAAACTTATCTAAATTGATAGACCCTAATACGCAAGCTTCATGCGAAAGCAAGTCTTGTTCACCACAAAGGTTCTTTATGAGATGCCCTTGATTTGGTGTTGGGTTGTCTTGTTCTATCTTATCCCAAAACACAATACCTGGTTCTCCGTTCATCCAAGCCGAATGAGCAATAAAATTAAAGAGTTGTCTAGCATTAATAGTCCTAACTACCGCTCCATCAACTGGATTAAGTAGGTTAAAGTCTGAATTGTTGTAGACAGCCTTCATAAAGTCGTCAGTTATCGCCACTGAAATATTAAAGTTGGTAAATTTATTTTCGTCGTTCTTGCACTGTATAAAGTTTATGATGTCTGGATGATGAACTAACAGTAACCCTAGATTACCACCTCTTCTTATACCACCCTGTTTTATAACATCACTGGTAACGTCAAAAGTCCTCATGAAGTCTATGGGTCCACTAGCTATTCCTTCTGTGGTATTAACCAAATCACCGGCAGGTCTCAGTTTAGAAAGGTGTAACCCAACACCCCCACCAGTCTTCTGTACTAATGCACAATCTTTTACCGTTTGGAATATTTCCTCTATAGAATCACCAACCTCAAAAGCATAACAAGCAAACAAGTAGTTTAGTTTAGCATTACCTGCGTTTGCAAGGCACGGTGTATTAGGAACAAAGATTTGATTTGACATAAGATTATAAAATACTTTGCTCCACTTTTGCGGATTAGCTTCAACGGCTGCCACTCCCTTTGCAACCCTTCTAAACATCTTCGCTGGTGTCTCTTTCTTTCCATCGCTAGTTAACTTCAAATAACGACGATCTAAAAGTGATAGAGCGTTAACCCCAAACTTCAAATCATCGTCAATACCTAATCGATCTCTGACTTCCCTTAATTCTGCTCGTTTAGCCCGATAAAGAATATATTCTTTAGCTGTTTTACTGTCACCTGACTTAATGAGGGCAGTTTCAACTAAGTCCTGTATTTCCTCTACAGAAATCTCAGCAAAACTATCATATGTTATATTGTTATCAACATCTGTTGCAACGACCTCTGCTAAGGTATCATCTACAGTACCAACAGAAGCCATACAACGTGTAACTGCTGAAACAATTTTGTCTTTATTATATTTTGTTATCCTACCATCTCGTTTAATTACGCGTACTGTTGGCAAAGTGTCCTCCTATTCTTTGGAAGATATTTCTTTTTCTAGTTTTACTATTATCAACCTTAAGTCTGAATTCTCTTGTCTAACCTCACCTAAAATTCTTTGGTGTAGTTTTTTACTCTCTAAAGCCATCTCTAGGTCAAATTCTATGTTTTTGTATCTTCTCCAGTGTTTTTCTTGTTTTTTGTACTCTTTTAAGTTTCTTAAAAGTTCTTTATACCATTTAGTTCTAACTACTGTGTAAATCCCCACAGTCCATATCGGTCACCTCCTAAAGTTCCACACCTTACCAATATACAGACCAATTCTTGAGAACCTCGACAGCCTCGGTTTCATCAGACACAACTCTGGTTGCGTGGTGATTCAACCACCCTGCTCGTAGTCCATTGGTAGCGATAACTACAGTAGGTTTCTTGGCTACAAACGTAGCATACCAAAACTCACCTGTAGTTCCCCAACTTAGGTCATCTCCGGTCAACACCAATAAAGCATCACACGAATCAACGTCATGTAAGTCCCTTTGGACTATTTCGTTCATATGTGGTACAGTATCGTCAGTAAATTCTTTACCAGATAGATCAGCGCATCCTCTAACCGGATCAACAGCCCTCATTCCACTCTCATAAAGTTTGTTACTAACTATTTGACGCCGCGCCATCACATCCTCGTAAACTAACCCTGTCATTTTTCCAGAAACATATACTTTATACATCCTCTCCTCCTTCCAACCAAGTAGTTTTTCTTAAAATACGTTTGGCTGTATTAATGTCTTGATCGCTCCTCATTTGGGTCAAGACAGAACTTATTATTCTCCTTATTAACTCTAGCTCTTTAACATCAAAAGGTTCGATTAGTTGCTCTCCTGAAGCTACTCCCCTTAGTTTCAAGCTTAAAAACTTGGTATTCCTCTCAAGGTCTTTCATCTGCCGTTTTAGTCGATCCGCTTCTGACATCTACTGTATACCTTATTATACCATACCGCACTAGTGGGTTGTCAAGTGCTAGTCTTTAAAGCACCCACTGCAAGTGCTCCAAATATCATCCCAATCTCTTTTTGTATACTCAGAGATAAATTTATAATATGCTGGATGTTTTTCGGCGTACTCGTTTCTGGTAGGTGGAAAAGCTAAGTCTCTTATGTGTAAGCAACACCAAGAACAAATCTGTCTACCACCAAATAAAGCACAAGGTAAAACAACCGATAGTTCAGGACGTTTTTTCATTAGGTCCGCATGTTCTTGTAAAAGCTCTTCTTGATTTTTAAGAACGCACTCTATACCGATTGTAGTCTTAGTATCCATTTGTTTCTCCTATGTTGAAATAGTTATAAATATCAACTTCAAGATTTCCTAGAGTATCCATTATTTCCATAATTTGACAAAATATATCAAATTTTAAAGTATTAGGTGAGTCTGTTTTATACTCTTCTAAATTACTAACCAATTCTGTTAATACTAAATTAGTTTCTTTAGCATTATTTACTATATTTATAAAATTATACTTTTCTTTATTGTTCATTTATTTATATTATATATATATTTATTATATATCATCCCGCTCCGAAAAAATTTTTAGTGAGTTTCTATCTACAAGGGCGAACTGGTTGATTCTACATTAGCTTCATTAGGTTCAGTTGCTACTTTATCCATCTTCCGCCTAAGTTTAGTAATATCATTTTCAGTGTACAAAAAGAACTTACCAACCTTCTTCCCTTTGCTCAGATTCATTGGAACATCTATATGCTCTCCGGTAAATTTGTGTCGTTTGTTTTTTCTCCTTCTCCAATACCTACTGTTTTTAGTGTTCACAAAGGCATGGATATTAAAATAAATACCTTTATACTTGATTACATAATCAACACCGGATATATCTATTTCTTCATCATAAGTAACATCATCAAAATACTTCTCAAGTAAGAACCCTAAATGATACTCTCTTATGTACGACATGTACGCTCTCTTCAACCTAGAGACAATTCCTCGTATCTTTAAATCAGGATGATTGTTTTTAAACTCAAGGATGAAAGCATTTTGTGTTGGTGGGATACCCTCAAAAATTAACGACCTAAATGTCGTAAGCATAAACGGAAGTGACTGTTCTTCAGCCTCTTTAACCAAGGTCTTTGGTTTGTTCAGTTTATACTTTTTTAAAATCTCCTCTAACTCTTCTATCTCCATTGGACAACCTTCTCATATCCAAGCCTTTCCTTGTTTCTACCAACTGTTGTAGTTCGCTTAAATCTACTTTGATCGGATCAGTGGTTGTGTAGCATTTAAATCTTAATAAACAGCTTTCACACTCCCAAACACAAGGAAACTCTAGCTCATCTATAATTAATGTTCTATTCATATTACTTCACCATAGCGAATACTATCCTCTATATACTATAGTACATGTTTGTGTATATAACGTCGCATTTAAACTACTTTTAAAGTATAGATGAAGTAACTACTAACTTCTTAAAGTTTAGAAATAGATAAATTTTTTATATCTATTCTAACCCTATACTACTATTATACCATACCCTAACCTTAGTTGTCAAGCCTAAGCAGTGATATAAGGTTACGGGTTATAGCGCACGACTATAGGGCTCAGGACTTATATAGTATACTGAGTAATTATGGTATAAAAATACAATAATTTTTTTTTATTCTTTTTTATTATTTTGTTCGGATAACAACCGCCCTATGTCAGGTGGAACCCATCCAGGTGGTTTTAGTCTTTTACCATCTAATCTAACAGGTCCATCTTTCTTAGCCATGTTAGTGGTATGGACTTCGTCCCAAATAGGTCTAAGGTCAATACCGTAGGCAATACACATTCCCAAAATTACAACAATAGAGTCTGCGGCTGCATCAGCTATCTCAACAAGATCATCATTAACAAGAGCAGGGAGTAGCTCTGTATTGACTTCCTCTTTGATTAACTCTATCCGAAGCTTCTTTGTATCTTCGTCTGGTATTTGTGGTTTACTACGACATTTTTGCTCCATAGCAGTCATAAAATCTTTTATATCTTGATACCAATCCATGCCTTCTCCTTTAATTTGGTCCTGCACCTGGTCCATCTAGGTTTCAAGCGGAACGCTTGATACTAATCTAGATAAATTCCCCATAGTAGTTGCAGCATCTTCGGTTAAATCTAAAGTACCCACCATGTCTTCTCCTTCGTAACAGAATACGAAATAAATCTCCTCATAACCTATAGTAATACTCAGTAAATTTTTGGGGGAGGAGTACCATTCTAATGTTAAATGCCCATGTGGATCAGCCGATACTTCAGGGGTAAGTAAATCTATAGGTAGCTTCTCCAAGAAGAAGGTTACAGCATGAATACCTTTACCAGTTATTTTATCAGCACCATATCCATCCCAATCATTCTCCATACATTCATAAGAAGTCTCTAATATCTCTGCTAATACTTTATGTTTGTTCATTTTAAATCTACCCCCTATACACTATATCTATCCTAACGGATAGATGCCAAAGGAAAACCAGCCCACAACTATAAAATATCTCTCTTAGAAATAGCGTTTAATAAAACGTAATCATTTATTAGTTGAAAATCCCACTCTGATAAATACTTTAAATATTTATGTATATTAGACTTAAAGAACGGAGTCAAATAGATTCTATCTAAATCTTTAAGAGGGAGATTAAGAATTATATGTCTACCAGTATTACTTGAAATTAGTAACTTCTGAGTATCTTTATTAACTATTAAGTAGTTACCTTCATTGGTTTGTTTTATAAAGTTATATGTTTGGATATCCACCCAAGCATCACCCCCAACCTTCGAACCTACTCTTGCATCCTCTATGTACTCTAAGTAATCTTTTGTAATAGATACTCTGTAAGGAATATAATCAATTGTAGAAGCATATATTGTTTTTAAATCCATTTACTCCCCCATTATTATTATAGCACACACGCACTCGTAGTTGTCAAGCCCCTTTTTACGATCAATTTTTACTAAATTTTATTAGTTTTATTAAAATATGAAATACGGCATATATTCAATATTTTTTTTATAATTTTTTTCATGCCAAGTAATCTCTAAAATAAGGAAAAAATAAGGATATTGTATAGTATACCTAACCTAAAAATGCCCAACTCGAAATATTTAAATTTTTCTTATACTCTCTGAGGGTAACACAACAGCGAGACGACGTGAGACGGGTCGAGTTATGTTGAGACGGGGCGGGGGTACTTGATACGGGTTGAGACGACTTTTATAATATAATAAATAAACGAGGTGTTGTTAGCACCTCGTTTATAATCTAGGAAAGTTAGCACTTGTTAATATCCGTGATGTAACACTCTGCTATCATCCTGTAAACATGGTTCAAACTTACACGTAAATGGTCTTTCAACTAATAAACACTGGTTACCAGCGTTGTGAAGTATGCAAGGTTTACTAGGGTTTATTTTTGCGTTCCATATGTGAATAGCTTTGTTTAGCTTGACTTTGTTCGAAGAAGTTAGCAAGTCTTTAGATTCTATCCCACTTCCAAAATATAACATTTATTCATTCCTTTTTAGGTTTGGGGGAAGGTGCTACCCTTCCCCCATTTACCTAAAGTTTACTTCCGTTTACCTTTGGTTTTTGGTGGTGGTGGTGATTCTGGAAGTGGTATTGTTTCGGGATTGATAAGGATTTTGTATCCAGCTTTACTATTGGTTGGAATTTGTTTTACACCATAGTTTGAGGTTTGCAGTTCTTTCTCAATAGCAGGAGTGGAGCAAAACAGATTGATTGGTTTTACAAGTCCCTGTATCATTTCGCATCTGACAGAGTCTTGCTCACGTGCTAAGGTACTTCCGTCTTTCCAACCAGATTCGTGTCTAACGATCATATTCAGTGGATTGATGTCTTTGTCACGTTGTATCAATCCGTTGTGGTCAAATGGGTGTTTGGGTACTGAGTAGGGGATATATGCTCCGTCAAGCAAACTGGAATGGTATCCCAATACTTGCATTGCAATACCAAACTCTACCAAAAAATCGGTCTTTACTTGTTCTGGTTGCTCATACCAATTTGTCAGCATCGTGGTATTGAGGTACCTTGCAACCGTGTCAGCACTCGTTTTAATGTCCAGTATAATTTGCTTGTCTTTCTCACGTTTCCCTTCACTGGTTGCGGTTTGCGTGGTTTGTGCATTTACCACTATTGCACTCGCAATGTCTATTGGAATCTTCATAACATCGGATAATTTTTGTGCGTCCGCACCAAACTCCAATGCGTTATTCACTTTCGCAACCGCAATTTTGAGAGGTTCTTCGGTAAACTTTCCCTTATCATCGATAGGTGCTATATGGTAGCTTGCACCCTGTTTTGTCCAACCATATATTAATGTATCTGTGGTCATTTTTTATACTCCTCTTTTTTTTTTTGTTTCCAGTTAAAACAAACTATAAGCGTTTTACCTGAGTTTGTTTCCTCTCTATTTGATTGTTAAGGATAGGGTTACTTGGTTTCCATCTCACCTTTCATCCTATGTATAGATTATACCAGCTAACCTTTCAACTTGTCAAAATTTTGCTACGTGTGAAAAAATAAAAGATTGGTAAATAAGATAAACGTTCGGTAAAAATGGCAGCGATTTGGATTTATAATCGTGTTAATTTCAATGTTATGGTAAGTTAAAAATAAACACCCCCAAATTTATAAAAATGCTAACTTTTGAGGAAATTCTCCTGGGAATATAAAAGTCGTATTAAGACGTCTCACACGCAAAATTTTTGCGATCTGTGGTTTACTTTACATAAAGGGTTTAGTGCGACCCAAATACACCTTAAAACGACTTGAGACGTCTTTTCCACTCGTGGCAACTTTACATAATAATTTACATAAGAAACTATCTATCTACACATTATGTCAAGTAATAATCACGTTATGTCAAGTAACATTATGTCAAGTTGGCTTATTTGACATAAAATTTTTTTCTCTGTCTTTTTTGCCAGCATTAAAATCGAGAACAGAACTTTATAGCCGACATGTTTTGCCTGAACGGAACCTGGACTTCTGGCTTTTATGCCAATTGTAAAAAGCCTGAACGGTGAACCTGGTGCTGGCTATTTTGCAAATACATTAACGAAGTATAGACTCGGCTACAGTAGAACGTACCTTCTGTTGAACTTGAAGCCAAATATGATATTCTTGTACTGTAACTCCCTTATCTAAACGGGCTTTATCGCACTCTTTGTCTATCCAATCTTTTAACTCAACCAGCGTCATTTCATTCTCCTTAATGGCTATTTTGCAACTCTTCTAGCTTCTTCTTTAGGTTGGATATTATTAGTGGGTCTCTTATGGCAAATTCCTCTACACAAATAACATAATGTATTTTAGGCTTTCTCGTTGCTTTAAATGCCCTGGCTTCTTCGATTGAAATCTTTTCAAATGTAGCCATCAGAAGTTCATTACTCCGGCAAATATGAGTAATCCTAAAAGAGTTGTCCAAATTAGCTTATCTTCTATCTTCATCCTAGTAATCCACACCAAGGATGTCCGAAATACTCTCGCCAGTCTCCTCTCCCCATTGCTCTCGTGATGCTAGCAGTTGACCAGACATATTGTAATCTCTGCCACAGTCACAAGTGTTGGTGAATCCCATCAGGAGAACTTCCTCACCACAAACGCATTGGGCTACTTTGCGGTTTACCTCCCTCATTTGGTTATTGAGAACCTTCTCTGTTCTTAAGATTTCAAGTGACATTAATTTCCTCCTTTCATATTAATCATATCGGCTACAGCTTCTGCAAACTCATATTTGTCTAAGTCGGGAGAGATAAACTCTGATACATCCACATTGCCAGGAAGTTCTTCAAATCTAATACCGTACTTCTTTAGTAACAACCCGTTGGCTACTTTCTTAGCATACTCAATAGCTTCCTTTTCTGTTGCCATCCGAGTTGTATGCTTACATGGATCGAAGCCTATACCTCCACAAGTCTCACATTTTTGCAACATTCCTTCACCTCCTTATAATGATTATACCACTAGCCCACCAAAAAGTCAAGTGGTAATTTGCTGCCAGGTGCTGGTAGATTTATGCTGTTACTCATGGCTTATAAGCCACAATAGGTTGAAAGGAGTAAGCTGGCTAATCCGAAGAGCTTACTCCCTCCAAGGAGGGTAAAAAATGAGAACCTTTCGGCTTTAATGCATAATTATTCCTCTTTATGAACAGCCACAATCTCGCAAGACTCTCTTGATTGTAGTTCTAAGATAGCATAGTAGGTATTTAAAGCTATGTGGTAAGCTTCAGTGGCTTCGAGCAACCATTGTGAATAGCAGGCTGCACCACTATAATCCCCACGAAAAGCTTTGTCGGCTATTTCCCTGTCAAGCTTCTCTATGGCTTCTTTGCTGTACCTGACAGCAAATATGGCTGTTTTGCGTAGGGTTTGGTAATCCAGTTTTACACAGTCGGACGATATATCATGATACATTTTATCACTTCCCACAGTTAGCAATGTGATCATCGGCTATTTTAGCGCATCTCATCAATTCGTCTCTTGCAGCTTTCCTACCTTCAGTAGTATCACCATTGATTGCCACTTCAATCAACATTGGTAACACACCCTGCCACGTGGGAGTACAAACAACGAAATCATTATCACTCATAATTCACTACCTTACTTTAATAATGATTCCGTTTGCAATGGTAGCCGTAGCGTACCATTTGTGTGGTTGTGGGTAATGAGGGCCCTCTATACAGACATTGCCATCTTTTTGACTAGGGAAGATACCTCCAGGCTGATAAACTGGTATCTGTTTCCCTGCTTTGAAGTCAGCCACCAATTCCTTCTTTGTTTGATAGTTCTTTTCTGCGTACATATCTCACCTCCTTACATATAGTATATCATCTGCCCGAATAAAAGTCAAGGAGCAGTTTAGTGCCACACCTATACCCAGGCTATTTAGCCTAGATACAAGTATAGACACAGGCTATAAAGAACCTATGCCTATTATGAACAGGAACAATTACTCTGGCTTTAATGCTCTTAGTATTTTACCTCCATTGCATTCTGCCGTACCTTTGTACTCACAGGACTCACAAGCCCTTAAACCCATGACTTGAACAAGGAAACAATCGCTTGTCATTTCGCTCTGCGGCTTTGAGTAGGTTTCTGTCTCAACGAACTTGCCATTGACTATATCACCTATAACTAAGTCCATGAACTCCCTCCTTCCGGCTATTCTACTCTCTTTCCTTCATTATCTACTAAGATATAACCACCGCACCCCTCGCAAAGAACTTGTGCTAGTTTCCCCTCACCGGCTAATCCGACAAAGTCATTAGGTAACCCTTCACCGAACAACTTTTTGGTACATTCCTCACAGAAGTCAGCCATCATCTTCTCCTTTTGTCTTTGGATATGGATGCCGAAGCTTGTCCACACTTAGGACAGGTGGCTGGAGAACCATTACCTCTCCAAGGCTTACCACATTTGACACATACCTGTTTGGTTACTAACCTCATGATGTTCTACCTATGATCTCGGTATGAATACCAAAACTTCTCCAGCGGGCTTGGGTATAATGTTTGCTTATGACTGTCATGCAATACCTCTTAAACCCTTGTATTTCTTTGCCACCAGGAAGAATTGCGGCTGTTATGACAACATCACCTTGTATATCTCCAACATCATACCTTAACATATCAGCAACAACTTCCCTTGCAACCACCTCTGGTACTGCACCTTCCACTAATAAGCTGTGGACAGTACCCTTGACCTCCAATATGTAGCCTTTTCCCACGTCTCACCTCCTATACAAGTATTATAACATTAGCCTGAGTCAAAGTCAACAGGTAGTTTGATGCCAATTACTCATTACGGCTAATGTGCCATAGTAAAACATGGAAGAAATCCAAGCCAGACGCTTGAACTTCTTCCGTAGGAGATAAGAACTATGCTTTGATTAGTTTCTTAGCCGCTGTACCAAGCTCCTCTCTATCAGTTTCAGATAGTTCTTTCAGTTCCTTCATGGAAACCTTGGAACCACCTTCGGCTTCAAAGAAATTCTTGATTGCTTTGACATTGGATATTTCGGCTGTCTCTGTAACCATATTCACCTCCTTCACTGTATACTATAACAGCTGCCTAACTGGAAGTCAAGTAGTAGTTGGATGCCAGGTATATCCTCTGGCTAATATGCCTAGAATGATATATTCTAGGCTGATCTGACATTCACACG